GGATGCTGAATCATGGCATATGGACGTATATCTTTACGAAAATATGCCATGAATTAAAAAAATTTAAAAAAATAAAAAAAAGTTGTTGACAACATGTTATATATTTGTTATAGTAACAAAGGTTTCAAGATGGTTCGTTGGTCAAGCGGCTAAGACGTCGCCCTCTCACGGCGAAAACAGGGGTTCGATTCCCCTACGAACTGCTCCTTAGATTTCTCTGAAATGCCTTAAATACTAGGCTTTCAGAGATTTTTTATTTTCTCTGATTTGTTTACACTTGTTTACACTTTTTAAATGCACACATTTTTATTCGCGGCATGTTCAAGTTTATCTTCAATTACACGATCTGTATTCTGATCAAAACAGTAATTGTTCAAACTTGTCTGTTCATCTTCATGACCAGCTTGCTCTCGAATAGTATTGATATTTATCTTTTGGTCGAATAACGAAGATATATATGTTTTCCGTATCTTGTGACTGCTTTTCTTCATTACGCCAGCTTCAACACACAAGTCAGTCAAATACTGACTAAAAGCAGAAGTAGTGCCACGAACACATCCTTGACTTTTAATAAATATAAAATCTTGGTCATAATATCCATATTCCATATTTGTTTTTTTAATCTGTCGTAAAATCTTTTTGGCAGAATCATTAAGATAGACCTTACGATCTCCTGCAACAGATTTTGTGTATGGAACAATTGTGTAACCATTAGAAATAGATTTTAATTCTCCATCAATTTCTTTGATTGTATAATCTTCAACTTCCATACGTTGAATATGAATATAATTATCTTCAATATCAGACCATTTAATTGCACAAATTTCTGAAATACGAAGACCTAACTGAAAATTTAGTAAAATCATCAATGGAGTAGTACACCAAGGATGTTCTGCAATTTTCTTTTTTGCAGTCTCACATATCTTTTGTTGTTCATTAACAATAAATACCTGAGTATTACTTTTTGGTTTTTCTTTTCGTGTAAACAAGTTCGATTTAATTCTTACTCTGCGAAACGGATTATCTTTTAGTAAGTTCAATTCTGGTTCGCAAGCATAATCTAAGCACTGTCTCATAATAATCGACATATTATAATATTGCTTTTTTGTCAGCGAATATTTTTTAATTAAATTATGTGCCCATTCATTGAGAGTAAGATAAGTTAAATCTACTAATGCAATTTGTGTAATACTAGTATTTTTATAATATTTATCCCAATCAACTAAAATACGTCGAGCGTAAGATGTAGCATTAGTCTGAGAAGCCTTATATTTAAGCCAGAGAGGAAAAATAGTTTCAAGGGTATAAATATTCTCCTTGATGTATTTTTCGTCCTCTACAGCCGAATATGAGGCTATAATGGCATCTTCTAAATCGTGTAAGTGTGTTTTTGCAATTAACCTCCTTCCTGTTTTTTTAGATGGATCAAGAATAGTTGTTTTCCAACGACCATCTTTATCCTGAAAAATCTTGTACTTGTGTTGAGATAATAATCTCTGTCTTTCTGTTTCTTTCATTTTATTTCGTACATCATCAAGATTTATCATACCTTGACTTTGTAGAAATATCAACATATCGTTTGAATTTATATCGTTAATTTGTATCACTCCTTAGAAAATAGAAAATATAAGAAAATAGGGTAGTATCAAAAATGATACTACCCTAAAATTATTATTCTGCTTTTATTTTAATAGCTTCCATTCTTTTACCGATCCCAAGCGTACCTTGCAGATTCATATAATCGCTCGCCCAGCCGATTGTCTGCATATGGCAGCATACTTTAGCTCCATGAATTTCGATAGCTTCAATTCGTTTTCCTTGTCCTGTTGTACCAATTACAGTGTTTTTATTAATGACTCCGTAATCTTTCCAACCGATACCCTGAATATGTGCTTTAACTGATATCTTCTTTCCACATGGATCAATTTGAATAGCTTCAATTCTTTTAGCCTGTCCTGTTGTTCCTGCCTGCTGACCTTCAGTTTTCCATTCTGACCAACCATAAGTCTGTTGGTGAACACGATATTTAATAGTTATCAACTGAGAATTTACCTCCTTTGCAATCTGTCCATGAAGATTATATAAATAATCACCTGGACAAGCTTTATTGGCGAACCATCTATGAACGGTCATATTCTGTTTATCAACTTGACCAATTAAAGACTTATCACCTTTCCATTTTAACTCTTTAATTCCGTTACGCTTGCATATATCTACCAATAATGCAATTAAAGACTTGTATGCTTTGGCAGATACATGCCAACCTGTACTTGCGCCACCATCATTGGCTACCTCAATAGTAACTGCACGATTATCGTTAGATGAACTACTAGATGCCCATGAGCGATCTTTCTCTTCTACATACATGCCGACTCGACCATCAGAATCAATGCCGTAGTTAGCACTTGCTTTTGCTGTCTGAAATACGTTACCACAAGTTTCAACAGATAAATTGCCAGCCATGCAATGAATCGTAATTGTATCAATTGCATGATTTCTACCTGTCGTTTTATAAGGACTAATTTTTGTATAATTAACTAAATTTGAATTACTCATATATTATTCCTCCTTAAAATAAAAAAATAACAACTACAAAAGCCCACCAAATTTGGTAGAGCTAAAAATTTATATAAACCTCTTTCAAAAATATGTAAACTAAATTAAATATGGATTCCTAGACTCGAATAAACAAGACAAAAATTGTTATATATACAATATAAAATATATGGAATTTTTATCAATGCAGAACCGATCTGAAATTAAATGGAAGCTATCAGATACAGAGAGTTATTTAGTACAATTCCTAAATGATGGACATATAGGATATTTCCACACCACAGATGGCGAAAATAATTGGCAGACAATATTTATGAAGTAATTGCATCATATATGTCAATCACAATTCCAACATTTGCTTTAGATGCTATTGTTTTAACCATTTTTTCGATAGATTGTTTACTCCATCTATCTCCAAAACGATTTGTGAATAAAACATTACTTGAATATTTTTTATTCATTATATATTCTTGCAAATAATACATGGCTTTTTCGGATAATTACTTTCCTATCCTTGTTTCCTTTCCCGTGAACCACGCACTCGCCACGCATAAAATCCACGTCGGATATGTTCAAATTTACAACCTCACTAACTCTCAACCCGTCGAAAGTAAAAATTCGATTAACGCTCTATCGCGTTTCGGATTCCTTGTTTTGATTGATGCGTTTTTAAGCATTTCGATCTCGCCATCAGAGAACGACTTCCGCACAGCCATTGTGCTTTTTATCTTTCCAATTCGTAGCATAGGGTTCTTTTCTATATACTCTTCCTTAGTTAGCCACGAAAAGAACGCTGATAGATTCCTCCGGCGGTTATCGACTGTTGCTTTTTCGACATTCCTAGTTGTCTGATACATCGCAAGGTGATATCTGATGTCATTTGTCTTGATATCCGGCAGCCGCTTCCCTATATCAGCTAAAAGCATATCTATAGCAAGCGCATATTGCTCAAGCGTACCTTCTGAATATTTTTTATTTACAAAGATAAACAATTTCAAAAGACCAAGGTTTACTATTAGTACCATCCACAGTAGAAAAGGAATCCCACCATACTTTTAGTTCTTTTCCACCGCTGTCCATACCAAATCTAAGTGTTTGATTACCTGAATTAGTTCTTTGAACTCCAAAATATTTTGCAGATGCTGGAAGGTTACTAACTATTACTGAATTATTATTAGTTCCAGGAGTTATTATTAAATCATAACAATATAAAATAACGACATTACCAAATCTTATATAATATGCGTCTCCTTTAGCTACATATGCAGATGATCCAAGAGTACCTTTTCCTTCAATATAATTAATTGCATAACCATTTACTGCACCTGCATTATTAGCATATCCTACAGCCATACTATTTCTAGGAATCCATTGTATAGGATTTGTTCCACCATCAGCACCTAAATAATAATTTTTATTTTCACTTGCTACATTTTGTACTTCACAATTACCTATATGTGTTGCTTGATACACAGTCTGCGAACCTATATTACTTGTCGTTATTGCGGTATCGGAATCTTGTTTATTCGAGTCTAGTGTACTTAACGCACCTGTGACAGTACCGTTGCCAATAGCGGAAATATCTGTCGTTCCCATCTTGCTTAGTAGCCACCGAACATTCTTAACGGCAGTAGAAATCTTATTGAAAAGTGATTTATGTGTTTCGCCAGATGTGATTACAGCAGGAGCAGTAGAATCACCTGTAGAAGAATCACCTGAAACAAAGGTTGTTAAAAGATTCGCTGTATTATATGATGCATTGAATTTTGTATTTTCACCATCAAATGATATAAAATTATTCATATTACTACTATTATCTTGTGTAATGTTACTTAATTCAAATGGTGTATATGGATGTATATCCATCTGCAATGAATTTTTTACTCCAACAGAAGAATAGACACCTTGAGCCATTACAGAAGAATTGACATCTTTGTTACTATCTTTTGTATTATCTACATTACCAAGCCCAATATTATCTTTGGATATAGTAACTTGTCCAGTCTTATATTCAGTTTCTTCACTTCCACGAACACCAGTAACACCACCATTTTTGTTCCATTTTTCTCGTTCGGAAGCGGTAATATGTATAGTGTCATTACCTGTATGCGTATCAAGTTCGGACTGATTTGCTTTTGTACCAATAGCTTTATTTAATGCTTCTTCTGTTGTCTTACTAGCTGTAATAGCATCAGAAACTTCTTTTAACGTGTCCATTGTTTCAGGTGCACCATTGATGAGATTTGCAATTTTTTGATCCGTATATTTATTTGAGTTCGCATATGCAACATCAATTGCTTTTTGCTGTGCAATTGAAACAGGTTTATCTTTGTCTGATGTATTATTTACACTATCAAGACCAAGATTGCTTGGTGTAATATTAATATCACCTTCACGATAATCAGTTTCGGCATTACCTTTTACACGAGAGAATACAAATTTTTCTCCTTTAAAGAATACTTTTTTTGCCATATTTTTATTTCCTTTCTGAAAAATTGTATAAAAAGAAGACGGTTATTATTACCGCCTTATTAATGCTTCACTAAAACAGTATTAGAATCAGGTGTGATCTTGTTATAGTCCGTCTCTGTCTTTATAACTGCGTTCACAGCACCAACTTCCGATGCTGTGTAGCTTGGTTTTGTACTCAACTTTGCCCACGCATATACATCCTTGGCATTCCTTGAATCTGTCAATCTTGAATCTGTATTTTTAACATACCCAATATCATCAGTAAATTGACTAAGCTTAGAATAAGTAGTATCCGTAAACTTTGCATTTGCTGGCACATTGCTGTTTACAGTATGTCCATTGACAGTAGAAGCGTTACCACCATTTGCAAGCATACTCGTAGGAAAATCTGTAATATCTGATTTACTATGTTTGTGACTTTTCTTCGCAAAATAAGAGAAGATGTTATCAATCGTACGAGATAAAACCAGAATTTGTTAAAACACTCATAAATACCTCCTTTATATTATTTAACAAAATAAATTGTTCCATTATTTTTCTCAATCGTTGATAACTGGTCGTATTCTTGTTGCGTAAACAAACGTGTTTTATTATTCAGTTTTGTATCGATTGTGTTGTATAATGTTGTTGTTTTATCCATATAAGATTTTGCGGAATCCATATACTTTTTTGCATTAGCTTCTGCCGATGAAGCAGATGTCGCTTTTTGCGACGAAATGTTTTCACTTGATTTGGCATTCACCTCGGATTGTGCAGCATGTGTTTCTGACATTTTTGCAGCAGAAGCCGATTTCTCTGCTGCATTTTTATAAGATAAAGCATTTGATTCACTAGACGCACTTTTTTGTTCACTTGCTTTCGCATTAATTTCGCTTTGCTTTGCATTTTTTTCAGATGCGAGTGTATTAGTTTCACTTACTTTTGCTGCATCTTGTGAATTTTTTGCTTGAGTTGCATAAGTTTTTGATTCATCATATTTAGAAGTAATATCTAAGAGAATATCTGAAAAAGTAGAAAAGTCACTAGAACTCTCTACATCATCCATCGTGACAGTGGATTTGTCTATATTAATATAGCCAGTGGTAGTACAAATAATTGCCTTCGTAGATGTATCAAAAAGTTGTAACTGATATGGAATCCTACGACCAGCAATAACTGTAATGTTCCGATCAAGATCAATTACTACTTGATTATTCTGTATAACACATGATTTCATGATCACTGTGTTGTCAGGCTTTTTTAGTTCCAAACTTGCCGATATATTCTCAAGAGTAATAGGAGTTCCTGCACGTGTAACAATTATATGTGCTTGACGACCAACATCATATTGTTTTGCATATATTTCCTCATATACTTTGGTATCGAGGATGTCAATATATAATTCTTGAATATCCTGCATTTAAAAGACCTCCTTTCATTTACCACTCAATTTTGCACCAATTAATATAAATAACTTCTGTTGTGTCTAATTGGCGATTTAATACTGCATATACTTTTCCATTGGATATCGTTGTTCCCTCAACGTGAGCGTTACATGTATTTCCATCTACATTCGTTACAAAATATACTGCCCTGGCTGAAGCTGTTACATTAGATAATTCAACAGAAGTGCCACCAGCTCCCTTACAAGCACAAGAACCAGTTCGAATTCCTTTAATCAATGTTGCATTTGTTCCACATTGAAATTTTGATACATTAAGTCTTGATGTTTGTATTAGATTCGAAGCAGTTAAATTAGGAGTCGATATTACACTTTCACTTCCTTGAACATTAATATCCTCTGTATTCACGCCAGTACAATTTATATATCCACCAGCTTTCGTACCAGTGTAGCTCAGATCAGTTCCAAGTGACCATCCGTATCCACGATCGCCTTGTTGATTATAAATTGACAAAGAAGATGGAGTAATTTTTACGTTACCGTAAGCACCCCCTTCTTCTGTATGTCCGTTATCACCATATCCATAAGATAAACTAATAATTGCATCACTTTCATTTGTTTGGCTATTGCCAATATTTAGAGTTCCACCTGTGATATTTGCTTTATTCATTATAACAGTGCCATCAGGAGTCACATTGAAATTATCTGATTTAATACTGATATTTTTACCAGACAGATTAATCTCACCACCAGATAAAAAGTTGATTGTCTCTTCAGCGGTTAAATTGATGCTATCCGCACCAATTTTCACTATAGTACCTTCGTTTGCTTCAGTACCAAGTTTAACTGTAGCAAGTCTGCCGTTATCATCAATCTTCAAAACAATCTCGTCATTTAGCTGAGAAATAGCACTCGAAACGCCTGAAATTGCCTCGTTTGAGGTTATATCCAAGCCAGAGCCATCCCCACGTAAATGAAGCCCCCCTTTGGTGTCTACCCATAGTATTTTTCCGTTATTATTTGACAATGAAATCAGTGTTTCATCGTTTGGGTTTACAACAAAAGAATTCACGCCATTACTGATTGATAATCCATTTTTGTCAAATTTCAGCGAACCCCCGTCATTATAAATTCCAAGAGCTTCACCAAGCAAAAGCTTACCAACAATCGTTTCGCCAATTACACCATAAGCAGATAACATATCTCCTTGATGTTCAGGATCTTCATAATGGATTTTTCCGATTGCAGCTTTCACGGTCTTCCAATTATCATCTGTGATAGCAAGTGTATTATTTACAACCTTTAATTGTTCTGGCTCATATTCACCAGTTATATCATCATAAGTTCTAGCAAGTAGTCCATGATTGTCATACGTAATACTTTGACTATCTGAATCCCGAATGGCAACAGCAGTAGCATTCATCCCATGTTCAACCCATTCCGATACAGTTTTTCCTGTTTCTTGTGCATTCTTTGCTTGTCTTTTAACAGACTCGTAACTACCAGCCATAGATTTAGCACTATCTAATACTGATTTGATATCAGAGATTCCATCAGAAACTTTCAAAACAGAAGAGAAATCACACGAGATTTTAGAAAAATCAGAATCTTTAATTGTGTAATTGAGTAATCTTAATTTATAAATATCGTTATCACAAATCACACGAATCCAATTGCCACATTTCCACTGGTCTAATACATCTTTAAACTCATCAATTGTCCATATGTTACCAACATCAGTTGACAGATCTACTTGTAATTCGCTTGCCTTTACAATTTCTTTTTGTGCAACTTCTAACAATTCTTCAGCTTTTGATAATATCTCTGAATTAGATAATCCGTCTGAAATATAATTGTCATTCTGATATGTGTCTTCACGTCTATATAAACAATATTCACTATATAAGTCCTTACCAAGATACTTCTCAAAATTGAGTTCTGATTGAATGCTATCACGTTGTTTTTCGTATTCGGCTTCTTTGTCCTCTTGTTCTTTTATCTGTGCTTCACGAACTTGAATTTCTTTATCAACTTCTAATTTCTTGTTGTAATAAACAAGATAGATAGAAGTATAAAACTCATGATTTGGATCTCCAACTCCTGAGTCAATTAACATATCAATGCAACTCTGATATGCATCGGAGAATGAAGATAAGCGATTCAACCCATATTTAGTCCAATCGTATTCTTCATCAGACATATCTTGTTTATTGAGAATCTTTTGAATCTTCTGTGTAATAAATGTCTCATAATCGTCTGTGATTAGAAGAGTAATATCAGAACCATTGGTCGCAGTATCATTTTCATCGTCAACAGATGTAACTTTGAACCGACCATTCCATACTTGATTATTATATGTAGAAGACGCAATTTCAACTTTATATCCTGCTAACATGTAGATATCTGCCATGCTTTTAACTGCATTATTTACAGTTGTCACACCAGCAACACGCAGATTCTGAACAGCAATCATTCCAAGATTATCAGCAGTAAGTTTTGCCAATTCTTTATTAGCATCCGTATCATCTGTCTCAGGAGAAGGCATCATACTAGAAGTAAGATATAAAATCTGGTCAATCGTATCATATAAACCATTCATAATTTCCTTGTATGGTTTCTTTTTTGATTCATATAATTTTTGGTATGAATTAATTTTATCTATCAGTTCATCAGACATATCTTCTGTTTGGAATGCAGCAAAACGATTAATATATTCTGTTCCATTTGGATTTACCGCACGAATAGCAGCATTAATAACATCATCTCCACCTTGGATACGGAAGGTGTTTTTTACTTCATCATCTTTGGTGGTCACTGAAATGTTATCTGATAGATTATCATTAGATACAGGAACATTGAAATATTCACCATAACCCCTTGTCATAGTTGTTCCACATTCAGAACAAACAGTTTCATTTTCTGATCTGTGACCACATTTAGGACACGAATTCTCCAAATCATAGATACTAATGCTTCGATCATACGAATCCACCCATACAAGACAGTTTAATTCATCTGCTAAATCACCAGTTAAAAAATCATAAATTGATTTATTATCAATAGAAAAAGATCGCACCAATTTACACAAACTTGTATCTATGTGTTTGATTTTGTAGTGTGGAGCTTTTGATAGAACACGACCAAGCAAGGAATTAGAAACATCTGTCGGATCATAAATATATGCCATTTTATAAGCGTCTCTGGCAATGTCATCCTCAGTGTTGATTTCTATATCATATAGCATTGTTTGAGATAATTCAGCAATACTAAGATTGCTACCCGTAACAGTTTTTACTGTTTCATTTGTTTGAGTTTTATCAATTGATATCTGAAAATATTCATTGTATTCAGGAATGTAAATAACTTTTAAGTCTTTGATTTTGTCCCACAATGGAGTCTCTATTCCATTGACTTCTTTATAAACTTTAAAACTGCATTCATTTTTATTGTACATATCAGGTGTAATCGACCACTCTGATATTGGATAAATTGCACCTATTTTATGTTTGTTGCGGTGACATAGAACAACGGTGGGAGTTACCACGTTATTATTCATGTCAAGAATAGGATATACCATTAGATTCCCACCTTCCTTCTAAGTTCATATTTGATTTCAATTTCGCATGGAATGTTCATGTGAAATGTATTTATAGTAGATTTTACAGAGGTATAGATTTTTGGAAAAGAAAAATTGAAATCTTCCATGACATCATGAGATGAGAGAGAAGAAGTAACGACTTGCATATTGTTAATTGAAATTATTTCACCTTCCGAACAATTAGCAATACGAGTAGTACGTTCTTTATTATTAAAAGAATAGGAGAGTGCTAAATCACCAGATTGCTTGCATTTAATTATTACATCAATTGGTGATGAACCTGTCTTCGACGATGTATCATTGATAATAAATGCTTCATCCGCAGACAATGTTTTATTGATTTTTCTTTTAGTGTAACCAATTTGAGAGTCTGTTGTAACAGTGAATTCAAGTCCAATTACACGAGTTCCTAACTCAATTTTATTTATATCTATTTTAGCATTATATTCAACTGTATCATCAAGAGAATTAATAAATGCAAACCTATGATAACCGTCCTCACGGCAAAACCAGCGTGATACTGCCTCAAGTAAATCATCATCAAAATCTTTCATTTGACAATTCTCAAAATGTCCCACTTGAAAAGTAGTAGTGAGAACTTCTGAAGATGTACTGCCTGTGAAATAATTTTTGTACGAGTTGGATGGTTGAAAAGTAGAAAAATCCGTTTTTGAAATTGTAGAGCTGTCCGTAGAACTATTCGAAATAATGTCGCATATCATCAGATTAAAATCCGATCCATAGCGTCCATCAAAAATAAAATCGTCTTTCATATCATATCCTTTCCAGGCTATGATAGAGATTTATTAAATTCTTTAATAGCCTTATTTGTTGCATTTTTGTATTTGCCTTTTTCCTTGGCATAAAATGTCTTTTGTTTACTAATTAACGTCTCATAAAGAGAACATAGTTTTTTTGCTTTTTCAATTTGATTCTTTAATTCCTGTTCATACGACTGGAAAGAAGCAATAGTCTCTTCATTGTGAATGGTACTCATCTCATTCACTTTCCCCTGTAACTCCGCATTTTCCTTACGTAATCTATCTACTTCTTCGCTAAGTAGACGAATCTTTTTATCCTTTTTATCTTCCATATTATTTACCTCGTTTTTCTGCAAATTGAAAAAGACACCGTAGTTGGTGTCTTAATAAACTTAAATTTATTAAATTAAAAAGAGCAGGAGATTAGTCCTGCTCTAAATCTTTAATAATATTCTTAAACAAATAAGCATCTTTTTTGTTATTAATATTAATATATGGTGAATATTTGTTATTCTCTTTGTCTTTTTTTAATGACCTTGAAACAACTGCCATCATTTTATTTGCCTCTACGTAATTATTTTCTTCTATCTTTTCCATTATTTCTGAAAGAGCCATAACTCTTGAAATTCTATACATTTAACGCTCCTCCTTATTATAAAATATCTTTTCTAAATTGAAAGCCTCATTTATTTTTTCTAAATTATCTTCTAAACATTCTTCTATCCTAAAATAATTTAAGAAATAAAATTGTTGCTTAAAACGTTCTTCATTCTTGACTGATATTCCAAAAGATAAAATTGGAAAATTATTGTATCTCATTCCATAAAAAGAAAAAGTCATATAATCTTTCCAAACAGTATTGTTATTACTACTAAAATCATAATCAGAATTAATACTTTTAATTAGGGCACGTTTGCAAATATCAGACCTTTCTATCATAGAATTGCTATATGGAATAGAAGTCATCTTTCTATTGCTTACATTATTTCCTATTATTGAAATTATTTTCTCATATGACTTCGTTTTGTCATCAAATTTTCTAAAATGTGTTCTTACATCTTGAGATCTACCACCAAAAATATATTCAGATATAGATAAGCAAATAAACATCAAATAAGCAGTTATTTCTTTTATTGTTATATTTTCATTTTCATCAATGAATTGTTCAGTGAATTTTTCGATATCATTTATGCATTTTGATAAATCCCTTATGTAAGATGGCATAATTTTTAGAAATTCATTTGTTATTATTATATTTGCCTTTTCTGGTAAATATATTTTTAATTTTTTGTTTCCTAATTGTTCTAATTTCTTTAATTCTTGTGTCAAATATGATTCTTTATTTTCAATTGAATTTTCACGCTTTGTTATTTCTTGCTCTCTTTTTTCTAACTCTTTAATATTTAACTTTTGGTCTATTTCATTACATCGCATTTCATAATATTTATCAATATATGATTTTTGACCTAAAAGTATGTCTCTTATTCGTAATATGTCATTATCATCTTTATCTTTTATTAGTTTGCACATCACCATCATTAAAATAATGAATGAAATCATTAATGAAACACATAAACAGGTGGTTGTCCAAAATTTCATATTTTGATTCTTTATTTCAAAATAATTTTTACATACAACTATTAGTCCACCAGAACCACCCATTCCAAATATAAAAGAAACTATTTTCTTCCATGATTTATCAAAGTTTATAAACAATAATGCGAAGATACTTCCTACAACTATACCAATTACAGTATAACAAAAACATGCCGCAATCATACTCATTTTCCCACCCATCATCAGTATTATAATATATCATTATATACCAATAATCGACAGAATACTATCAGAACATACGTTTATACAATACAGGAGAGTGCCGAAACACTCCCCATATAATTAGAATCTGTTTAATCCCTTAATACTCTTACCTGCAACTAAATCAACTGTTGCAGCTTGTAAAACCTTTTGTACCTTAGAATAGTCTTTGACCACACCGATAAGAGCTTGTGCAAACTGATCTGGATTCTGAATACCATCTAACTTGATGTCACCAATAGATACAGTTACATCGCCACCACGATTAGTAGTAGCAAATGTATTCATGGTTGGCATTGCATTCTGATAGAACTTCTCCGGGTTCTGCTTTGCAATATTCCATAGATTATCAGTCATTTCACGAGTAAATACAGTTGTACCACGAGTGATTGGAGTTAAGATGCTACCATCAGAACGTCTAATAATTTCAGCACCATCTTCTTGTGTCCATGCTAAATGATCATATGTCGCTTCCTTTAGACCGTTCTTATAACCAATCTGATTGCCTGTCACCCAACCATTACCGCCAGCACGTTTACCTCTGATAATTGCTTGAATATGATATGGATAAGCACGACCATTAACGATTTTATCAATCTCAAAGTAATCTGGCTTGAATCGGTTGACATTACCCGTTGGAGCAGTACCATAAGAATCATAATACCAATTACCTGTAGCGTTAACTCTTGTACCTACATTCGGTGATGCCTTTGGTGCTTGTGCAGTAGAAGAATTATTGCTTGTATTTGCTTTCGGAGTTGCTTGTGGTTTAGATGCTGTTGAGCCGTTAGACGTAGAACCACTTGTAACACCACTTGGATTATTTGCAGTTGCTATATTCTTATTCGCTTCTGCCTGTGCAATTTGAAGCATCTTATCAATTGTGACTTGAATACTATTGATTGCAGACTGCACAGTTGTAGCATAAGTGTCGAATTTACCTGTGAAACCAGAAATAACTGTTCCTGCATCATTCCATATAGTCTTCATTTGATCGGATATTGTATATCCTACATCAGAAGTAACAGTAGTAATCGTATCACTGATAGAGGATTGATTTTCATTGACTACACCGATTAGCTCTTGGATAAGTATTTCGGTCTGCTCAAACTTTTCATCAATCTTATCGGAATACTCCTGATACAAGTCATCAAGCATTTTCTCTTGATCTTCGATGTATTTGTCGTACTCTGTATCCTTTAAGTCCTTTTCGGCATCTTTGATGTCAGATTGTAACTGTTGTACTTTCTTTAAGGATTCCTCAGAGTTATCGTTCTCAAAAACAGATAATTGCTTCCTAAGACTTGCCAGATTTTCAGTTTTCTCACTGATTGTATTTTGGTATTCGTAAATCGACTTTTCGTTGTCCAGATATTCCTTTCGCTTGTCTATGAGTTCCTGCAATACTTCAAGCATTGCATCATATCCATTACGAGCAAGGTCAATCATGGATTTCTTTTCATCGTTAGCTGAAAGTATAACATCTCTCTGCGCCTTAATGAGTTCTTCTTTTCGATCAATCAAATCCTTATTCGCTGGATCTTTCGCAATGTCTGCTTCAATCTTCTTAATCTCACTAGCATATTTCTCAGCTTGTGACATGTAAATATTATACTTAGACGCATAATTACCAAGCTGTGCAAGACCTTCATTTGTAAGTCCTCGATTCAAGTGACCATCGGTTAGATTGTCCCTATCTTCGAGTAGACTTTGTACAAACTCAATTTCGTCTGCAATACCTGTGATTTTATCTTGTACGAGATCGAACAAATCCCAATCAGCCTGACGCATATTATTAGAAAACTCTTGGATTGACTTGTTGGATTCTACAATAGAACCGTTGACTTCATCAATCTGCTGTTTGAGATCATTTAAGGCTTCTGAATCCTGTGAAACACTACTAGAATTAAGCATATTATTCAATTCAGAAACCATTTGATCTCTTTGCTGAACTAAGAGTTTATTATTCTCATTCTCATTTTGAAGCATTGCTTCGTAGTATGATTTTGAAATAATACGACCTTTTGTTTCAGCATAGTCCACCAGCTTATCAAGAATATCATTGGTATCCGTGAATACCTTCTCCATGTCCTCGAACTGAGTAACAATGTTGTCAAATTTCTTTTGAGCTAGTTCGGAGAGAGATATATTGAGTTCCTGGATTTTGTCTTGTAGCTCTACAGCTTTTTCGTACCAATTCTGATAATCCTGCACACGATTGTACAAATCTTCATCAGTGATATCCTCAATATTTATTTCTCCGTTACGAACCTTCCGTTTGTAATCTTCAGACAATGCAACGCTGTCTGCCTGTTGTAAATATCTCTTATATCCCTGTGTAGCCCATTCGATTTCGTCTGCTGTTTTAGCAATCTCATCATTTAGGGCGGTGGTACGAAGTGTCCAACCAGAGAATGTATTTTCCTCTGTTTTATTCAGACGAGCAATAGCTTCTTCACAACGATTGATTTTGACCTCAATCCAATCTATTGTCTCTAAAAACTCATCCGCTTTATCCTGTGCGCTTGAATCATTTGAACCACTTGAGTTAGAGCTTGATCCAGAACTACTTGAACCATGAAATCTTGTATTGGCTTTTGCACTACCAGTTGCTCTTTGAGTTGAAGTTGCATATGCAGAAATAGTAGTTCCGTTTGCAAAACCACCACCAATTAATTTGCCACGTACATCATCATCACCGCTTAATAGTTTTGCAGTGTCAATATGGTTGAATATTACGTCACCCTTCTTTAGGTTCATAAATTCAGCACCACGCTTACCAATAAGCTGTGCTTGTCCATTACGAACTAATAATTCAGGTGCAACCTCTCCGACAAGTGCCTGTTGATCGTATGCAATCTGTCCATTACTGACACCATCTGCATAAGCCGTAGTTCCAGCGGCACTAGCTTTAAATTTCGATGTCTTTTTGCCAGGATTGCCCATAATGACACCATTTTTTATTGCTTTTGACTTTGAATTACCATGAGATGTAACAGTTCCACCAGATACACCAGTAATTTGTCCTTTGACATTTACAGTAAATACATGAGTTTGTAATTGCTGTTGTAAATTAGTATAAAAATTAGTTGTATTTGCCTTAATTTTTATACTAGCAGTTTCTTTATTTGTATCTTGTATTAATTTGTTTTTTGTCTGTTCATATGGTGTGGTATTAGCATCGACAGAAATCTTTGCATTGTCTTTTTTCAGCTTGTCTGTATTAAGTGCTTCAATCTGTTTATAAAACTCATCAGTATTAATTTCAGCATCAATACCGATAGTTTTTAATTTACCATCACTTTCAAGAGACTGTAATTTTTCCGTAATAGATGATAATTTAGATTCCGCATCGGTTGTGTCAATACCTAACGTTTGTGCACTTTCAAGAGCATTTTTTGCTTCAATATACTGCTGTAAAATTGCTACTGTTTGTTGATAACTATCTTGTACATCGGTCAAATCAAGTTTCATGATAGTAGGCTGTTCAAGTTCTTGCTTTTTGACTAACAAATCAGTTAAAACAGTTTGAATGTTATTCCACTGTTCAGAACCGACATCAAAATTATCTCTCTTAGCAACTAATTGATCTATCTGATTTTGTGCTTCTTTTGCACTCTTAGGATTTAAGTCAACATCAAGATTGATAGATGTATCTTTAGAAATTGCATCAGCCGCATCTTGCGCTTCTTTTTCAAGATCGTCCAATGAAAGAGAAGATAAGTGGGCATATAGACTAATTTCTGGCACATCACCAGCATGTTCTTGTATTACACTATTGTATAAATCCTCTAACTTAGAAGTATCGTAACCAGCTTTTTTAAGAGCTTCAATTTCTTCACGAGATTCTTCGATTTGTTGTCTTGCTTCGGCATTTACACCAGATATTTCACTTAGATTTTTTTCAATTGAATCTGATAAATTGTCAAAAGTGATATTAAACCCATCAGCATTGCTCATAGACATCAAAATATCCATAGTCTGTGACACAGACATGTTCATCTGTTCGGCTAATTTTCCAATATTTTGAACCTGTATATCATAACTGCCATCTACATTTTTAATAATCTGATCTGATAATTGACTAGCATCATCTAAGAAATTGTACAATCCAGAAATATCATCTGTCATATATCGCTTTGTTCTAGCCATATATTGTTGAATTTCTTCATCGGAATATTCTAATTGCTCATTGAATGTTCCAATATAATTCATCCATTCTTTGAACTGATCAGTTTGTGTCCAACCTTTATCATATGCATCTTGCATGGACTCAATTTGACTTTGAGCATACAAGAAATTATCATTTTGATCAGGTGTCTCTAATGCTTTTTTGTATTGATTTAATGATGAGAGAGTAGCCATAATACTTTGTTCTAAAGCATCATAACCATTAATTTCATCTTGTAAAGCAGAAATGTTGTCTAAATGAGTAGACAAACTATCCGACCAACCATCATTATCCTTGCCAAGATTTTTAATTTCATCTTTTAAGGCATCTACACCTTTGGCATAAGCTTTGTTTAATTTCGTTCGAACATTTGTATCCTTGACTTGAGTGGAGATTACTTTTTTGAGTGCAGAAATTTCTTTATTATACTGATCAACTGCATTTGCTTCTTTTAACTGGTTTGCAATTAAAGCGGCTTTAGCAGCCTGTTCTGTATAATTAGCCATGTACTCAGTATTAAGTTGAATGCCAGAACTTGTATATGTGATAACCTTGCTTAAATCACCATAAGCGGTTTTTAATCCATTAAGTGTCTCTTCGGTTAAATAACCTTGACTAGACAGTTCTGATAAAGCATTATTCATTGCTTTATATGCAGTGGATGGATCAAACGAAGAATCATAACTTGTAATTGCAGATTGATTCAAATAACGCTGCATAGCTTCTTCACGAGTTTCAGATTCACTCATGATTCTATTCCATGTTTGAATTTCTGCTTCTGTATTAATCGAATTTTTATTTGCAAAATTCATTAATGACTCTTTAGATTTATCTAATGTAGTCATTGAAGCCATTGCATTTTCAGCTAATTGAATCGCACCATCTTGTCCAGAAAAATGCATCAGTCGTCCGACAACATCAGCCCAGTTACTATTGTTATCATAGTTCGTATTTTTATCAAATGCTGCATATATACCATGAACAAACGTATCCCCAATTTTCATGCCCTGTTTATCAAGGTCTTTGAGTTCACTATGGGTAATTTGATGATCATTGTCATATGCTTTATCAATAATAGAATTGATATACTGATAAACTGTATCTTTTGATAAAAATGTTCCATCTGGTAAGATAGGAGTAAATGCAACTTCCCAACCAGTACCATTCAAATTTTCTCCAAATCGATCTGACATTCCATATACAGTATCAATAGAACCTATTTCTGGATCATAATCCCAACTTGCTAATGCATCCGCATATGTCTTTTTCAATTCATTCGACCAATGGATAATAGTACGTTTATCCATATCGACATTACCGAATTTAGTTTGAATTGTTTTGTCTTTTATTTTGTTAGCATATTCATCAAGTCCCCAATCAGAAATTTTCTGATATTCGCCTTCAAGATTACGTTGTGCATCAGAAAATTCTTTATCAGTAGTAGATACAAATTTACTTGCGTTTGCAGATACACCATCCATCAACATCTCATAATTATCCAGATATTTCTGCATACCAAGATCGGATGCTGTCAAAGGTTTACCAAGTGCATCACCTAATACATCATTGATTTCTTGCACATATGCTACGATACGATTCTTGGATTCTTCCAAACTGATATCATCATCGCTGATAGTCAAAGCATCGGTAATAATCTGTTTGAATTGATTGCCCGTATCGGCATTTGCCATTGCTGATTGCAGAGGTACAAGAATATTAGTTTCGATTGCACTTTCTAATTCTTCTCCACTTAGACCACTAAAATCGTCACCTTGAAGAATATCTCCCCAATTCAAACCACTCACAATACTACTAAGAGCAGACTGCATTTCGTCATTGCCCGTCATTGCAAGGTATGAACCAGAAGAGTTCTGCATCCACATATTGACATATGATGCAAATTCAGCGTTGCTTGTGGATAACGTGGCTTTTGCTGATTGCATTTCGGTATTTGCTGTACTAATTATTCCTGCATAATACTGTCTAATCTGTTCCTGTGTTTCCTTAGATAACTTTGCAAAATTGTACTCTGTTGCCGAAGTACCATCTTGGCTAATAATAGCATCAGCAATATCAATATTCGCTTTTTCCATATCAGCAAGAAAATCTGCATAATATGTCTGTTTCTCTAATTCAGATTCAAAATTAGAAGCTGGTTTATTATTTGAAACACTTTCATTGAAATTGTCCAACGCTTTCTTGTACTTCTCGATCTTCTCTGTTTGAGTGTCGATAGTATCATTTTGTCCTTTTGCTTCCTTACCGAACACTTTAGATTGATTCTCAAAATATGTGTCGATATTTTTATTGATTTCCTGTTGAGCTAACTGCTGCTCAATTTCAAGGAGATCCTTTAATTTTCCTGTGATTCCATCTACATTACCTTGTAGATCAAGAATAGCATTGCCATTATCATCATATCCCTTTGTGAGTTGTGGGAATACTTCGGCAAGCTGATTTGAAACGTCAAGAAATTCTTTGTATTCATCATCGGATAAGCTGATATTTTTACCTGTAAGCTGATTTACTCCCTGTGCGAGTTTGGCATACTTATTACCAGCTTCATCGACTGTATCTGCATTTTGTTTGATTTCAGATTGGAGAGATTTGATTTTGCTTTGTGCATCTTCAGCATTTTTCTTTGCTGATTCAAATGCTTCTTCCTGCTTCTTATTATAATGAGAGATTGCCTTTGAAATACTATAAATCGCCGTTGCACCAAGAATAGCCCATCCAGCAGGATTGGTAGCCAACCATACGGCAGTAGCTTTTACTTGCGCCCAAGTAGCAGCAGCCATTGCTTTCATTTTAGCAATCCAAGCAGGTATCACACTAGCAGCCTGTGCATTAGTAGCAGTAGTAACGCCCAATGTCATAGCAAGTTCTTGGGCTTGTGCTTCTGTTAATACACCACTAGCGACTGCTTCTTGTAACTTTTTAGCAGTTAATTTGACTGTAACGGCATCTTCCCCTTCTTTTGCTACAGTTAAGCCCATACTTGTCATAACTTCTTCTGCTTTAGCATCAGATTCAAGTTGTGTAGCAAGAACAGATTGTAACTTTGTATTTGTAAGTTTAGTAGAAGATGAGAGTAATCCTGCTTCAGCCATAGCCTGATATTGCATTTCTGTAGATAATCCTTTGGCAGCTAACGTCTGCTGAATCTGAGCATTCGTTAAACCTTGGGTGCTAAGCAATACAGCGGCTTGAGTAGGTTCAAGTTCTGAGAGGGCATTAGCATATTCCTGCATTTGTAATGCACCAAAATCACCATAATCTGCATTTTGGATTGATTGGATTTCAGCAATGTAGGCTTGGAGTTGGTCATTATCAAACCCTTTAAATGATAAAATGGTTGATTTGCTAAATCCAAAAAGATCTATCGAAGATAAATTGTTTATTGTTTTCGATAATTCTTTTATATCGGTAATTGTTTGTTTGATTTTCAATTTATGAATATTGAATATGAATAAATAATTTGATATAATTATAAAAAATTCGTGGAGGTATATTTATGTCCAATGCAAATTATGTATTAGAAGGTAAATATAAAGGTAAAAAGGTTGATGGTTCATGGGTAAATGTATCTTTTACAGAATCTCACCCTATGAGCAAGCATACAATTTCTTCCTATACCGTCATAGATGAAACCAACAAAGACCAATATTCCGTATGGAAAGGTGCTTTAGGTGTAGCACTGCTTGGTGGTTTCGGGGCAGTAGCAGGTATTGGTGGTAAAAAGAAAAAAGAATACCTGATTGCTATCGAATGGAAAGACGGAGAGAAGAGTCTTATTTGTCTTGATGATGATGCTTATAAGACGTTTGTTAGGAGTATGTTTTAGGAAATACTATAAATGGTAGAATTAATGTTCAGACTACCAAGATTTTCCAATAAGTGATAAAATATAACTATAATGAAAATAAGGAGGTTGCGAACTATGTTACCGAAATGTGTTACAGTTGGGCGATATATTTTTACCCAAATTAGAGTTGATGAAGATGGAGTTCAGTATTATAGTATACAAAGCGGAACTGATATTTGCGTTGATTATGATCATCCTTTTTCATCAATAGACGAAATGCGCTCTTGGGCTGCTGATCATTCTTAATTATTAGAAATTATATTAATAAATAATAGAAGAGAGTAGTAGATTGCTACTCTTTTTTATTTATTTTTAGACAAAGTAAAAGAGACACCACATTATGATGTCTCTTATTCTACCCATTTAAGGGCTAAAAGATATAATAAATTTCTACCCATTTAAGGGCTATTTTTAATGCTTATTGATAATAACACTATTCTGCTTGATTGTCAATATCAAATATTGATAATTTTAGAAAATTCATAAACTTTTCTTCAATTAACTTCCGGTCAGTTATCACATCTCTATATGGTTTATTTTTTGTTACAACTCGCATTTTATCGATCATTCGTATTTCATCAAATCTCAGCCGGGATTTCCCATTGTCAGATTCTTCAATATCAAAATAATAATCCTGTTCATCTGTAGAAGATGTTTCTTTAATAGATGTTGTTGGAATAACTAAAAATTTTGTTCCACAATTTTTTAATAAATAACACCAATGACCATCAAATAGTTCTTTTGGGAAACCTCTACACAAATTAACATATATTAGTTGATGTTCATTTGGATTTGGGCTTAAATTATAATATGTTTTATTTGCATCATTTGAACCTTGTTTATCAATTAAATCTTTATAAAAATAATTTAATTGTTTTAACTGATAAGAAAGGCTTCGTAATAACATATCAACATCATATCTATCAGTTTCCTTTAAAATCTCCATTTGTCTGCTAATGTTCCACATTGATTTATAAATATTATCCTGATTTCGCTCTTTTTTATCTGACATATCATAATTCTCCCATTGGTAATTTATACCAAATATTATATACCAATAATCGACAAAATACTATCAGAACATATGTTTATAAACAAACATAAAAGAAGAGTAGCCAACAGACTACTCTTCGTAAAGGATATTTATAAATCTTTAATCAAATTCTTCCAATAATTATATCTTGCAGATACATTCTCTGGATTAGATGTGCCATTTTGAACGAATAATTTGTATTCTTCGTTTTCATCATAGTGTTCAATAAAATCAATTACAATATCGACAAACCGACTAAACGATTTTTTATCTCTAGTAATTCTATATGCAGAATAGAGTACCATAGGAATAGAAGTTGCAGGCAAATCATCAATCGTTTCAAAAGCATTTTTCATTCTATTCAATGCTTCTTCTAAAGTGTTCATTTTTTCAATATATTCATCTCCATGTTCTGCAACAAAATTATTCATATCTTTTGATCTGAATGAAGTAAAATCATTTTCTTGATTTGTTGCAATTAACATAAGTGTCTGGATAATCCAATCACGAGTTGATCCATTTTTCTTTTGTGCTTTTGAAGAAATCATGCTAATAAATTCATTATTTGCCAATTGAGATACTTTAGCATTAAATTCATTAGAGCCATACACCACTCGTAATTGTTTTGGATTCAATGGTTTCCCTGAATTTTGTCTTCTAAACATCTCTCTAACATCTTCATCAGTATAATCAGAGATTTCGTAAATTTGTATTTCAGCATCAAGTAATGCACCCTGAGTTGCCTCATCTAGTTTGGTATATTTCTTTTTACTAATATCTTTTTCTTCGCCATTAATCATAACAGGTAAGAGATTGGCTGGGAAAGCAAATTTATCATTAATAAAATCACGCAAAGTTGACAATCTCTGAACTCCATCGATAACAGCATATACTCCATTATCTTCTACAGCATACGTAGGATTAACTGGATATTGACGTAAAATTGAATCAATTAAAAATCCCTTTTGTTGTGTGTTCCATTGATCTTCATCTCTTTGAAGTTTATGTGTTAATACAATTCCACCATTCCCTAATTTACTTACAATTGACGAAATTGTTTTTGTACGACATGTTGATTTCATGAAATACCTCCTAATTTTTAATTATATATGATATTTACCATATATGGATTAAAAAATCAAGAAATATTATAATCTGGAATACAAATATACGAAAACGCACCTTTGACGAACGTATATTCTCTATATTTAATTGTCAAAATATGGTACAATAATACCAAGCTGATTGTATATGAGCCATCGTATCTCATATCATCGCACGACATGAAGCTTGGTATTATTTCTAATATGTACCATACGAAGTGATTTCGTAGAAACAATCACGATTTTGGAAATAAATATTTTCTGCCCTTTCTGGGCAAATACAAATTTCCCTAATGTTACGAATTTTCTACAGAAGGGAGGATAGGAGTGGAAGTATTAAATTTACTTCTCAAAGGTGGACTCATCTATGGGGTTTGCTATATCGCCAATATTATTGGAAAATGCTATGTCGCAACCATTAGCAGAAGTACAAGCGATAATAAAGCAAAGTCATTCTCTAAGATGATGTCCAAAGACATTAATATTAATTTGCATCAGTAGTTCTATCTTTTTTGTATCAGCCATAATTTATTTCCTTTTATTCCTGTGGGAGTCATCTTTGTGATGGCTTCCACTTTATTATTCTCTGTTTTGTATATCAAATTACTTATTCATATTCAATATTCATTCTATACTAACTTCCGAGCTGGTCTGGTTACCAGCGAGCATAGACTATTATGTTTTTCATACACAATAGAAACCAGACTGTACTTCCATATCTACATGAGATATCGTGCCTTCCAGTCGTTGAACCTTCGTCCTATATAATAGGAGGGGAGTGTGCCTTAACTCCTTTCGCTTGGCTGCGGATATTTATAATCTTTATATAGTAATACCTACTTTACTATAAGCGGTCACTTAGCATTATTGGTTAGCATATGACCAAATATCAACTTTTCCTGTCTTTCGACTCTATCATATATAACATTAACTACTATATATTTTTGCATGATATTATTTATACATTTCCCCGTCATTTTGACACCCAACTTTATTTTAATTGGCGTTGCAACATGGTATCGCTACCATGAAGGACAAAATCGTTGTTGTGATTTATCTTTACCAATGAATGCGAAAATTGAAGCAAATATTGGTGGCATTACACCAAAAATATCAACAAGTTTCGTTCCAGTTTCCACTAGGAAAGTTAAAATTGATACTGTTGTTTTCACAGTAGAATCATCAATTGCGTTATACCAGAACTCCTGTACACGGTTCTGAAGTTTCTGAATTTTACCATCTATTGAATCTATAATCTTTTGATTTTCTTCAAGAGCTGAATTATCAGCATTTGAAGCTGCTTCAATAACTTTATCTATAGTTTTATAATTTTCAATTAATCCTGCTACAGTTGAGGCTCTGTTTTTCCCGGCTAATTTTTCAAGAGTCGCTGCCTGTGATACATCTGTCATTTGATCCCATACAGCACCAATTTCTTTAATAATTTCTGCTGTACTTTTAAATGTATCTTCATCTGCCATAATATCTACACCAGTTAAGCCTTTTATTTCTTCTCTTAATTTTGATGTAGAGTCAGCAAGGTCATCTGTTGATTCACCCATGCTTTCTAAGTCGGATTTTGCACCTCGTATACGCAAACTTAAAATTTTCATTGCCGATGAAGTTGTAGACGCATCTTGCTGGATTATATTACCTGCTGTAATTATTCCAAGTGCTTCATTTAAATCGTTTCCACCTGCTTTTAAAGCAGCCGCAGAAGTTTCCATAGCCTCACCAATGTCGGCAGAACTGATTGCAAATTCATTGCCGATTTTATTATATCGGTTCATTACTTCTTCGGAAGTTTTTACCGCATCATCATTAAACTCGCTCTTCCAAGCTTGTACAGAAGAAACCATATGTTCCGTAGCGGTAGAAATATCCATATCACCAACATTTTTATAGATATTGGAATTCTTCGCTAACTCATTTGCTTCCGAAATGCTATATCCAAGCCTTTGCCAATCTGCAATTGAATTTTGTAATTGAAGACCAGTCGTTGCTATAGCATCACCAGTATCAAATGATTGTTTTTGATAATTTTTTAGTGACTGAAGTGATTCATCAGATACCTTTCTCATTTCTGTAAGAGCTGTATTAAGTTCTTTTACAGTGCTAACTCCTCGTTTTACCCCGTTAATAGCATCATAAAAACTAAACATACCAGCTACTTGAGCAACCATTTGATGTAATCTACTTGTCTTAAATATATCCCACAAACTCTTGCCAGCTCTGCCTGCTTGTTCTTCGGCATTCACAATATCGAGAATTTTTCCGTGAATAACGCCTAAACTTGCGGATGGATTGCCAGATTCAATTTGATGATAATAATCTCTGATTTCGGCTTTTGCTTTTTCAGACATATTAGAATTTTCACGAAGAATTTGAGAGATTTTATTTAATTCTTTTTCGCCAGCTAATTGATCGTATCCTTTTTGGGCGGCTGTCATATTTTGAACAGCAGATATTGCTTGCTTTAACTCAGCTTCATATTTATCCAATAAATCTATATCTTTAGATGTAATCAATTCATGAGTACCGACATCTTGTAATGCTGCTTGATATGTTTTAAGAGCTTCTGATACGGTATTAACATTCTTAATATACTCATCGCTTGCCCAACCACCATCGTTAAATTTCTTTAAGGTGTCACTATATTTATCAGATTTTCCTCTATATGTAGAAAGTTTTTCAAGTCCATTTCCAACTTTTTGTTGGTTTGTTTCTTGTAATTTTTTCTCAATTTTATCAAGTTGATCATATAAGTTATTCAAAAAACTTTCAGATTTGGCAACCTGTGACTCAGATAAAATAGGTTGTTTCTGTAGTTGAGAAATCTTTTCTTCGAGCTGAGTCATCTTTTGGAGATCACCATCTTCAGCCCTACCACTAGAAACACGTTTTGCAACTTCAGAATATTGTCTAATCGTTTCAGTTAATTTATCATAAGCTATTTGATTCTGTTCTTTCTGATAGGCTTGTTCTTCACGTTGAAATTCTTGATATTTTTTCTGATTAGCTTTAGATTGAGCTTCGATTTCAGCGGTGATTTGTTTCTGAACTTCTAATTCTTCCTTGGATTGATTAGTAAATTTTTGTGTATCAATATGACTTGTCCAAGCAGTAGCATTACCATCTTTGTCCTTGCTATAAGAAGTAGTATAAGTACGCATATTACCACTGTTATCACTAACTTTCATTTGCGTTTTAACAAGTTTATCTTGCGAATCATAAAAATCTGTAACTTCTTTTACAAATGATGTTGATGTATTAATAGAAGCTATAATTTCAGCTTGTAATGATTTCAAAGCCTGTTCTAATTCAGTTCTACTTAATACTTTAATTTCATTATCATGATTACCGACATCAACAGCAGGAATTCCATTATCAACTCTTTTGTATTTTCTAACATTGGCAGATTCTGCATTTTCGGAATGTCCGTTTGATATATTCGATTCAACCTGCGGAGTAGAAACAGAAGTGCTCTTTATTTTTACTAACTCAGCTTCAAGCTCTTTGACACGATTGGTAAGATCCGTAACTTCTTGAACAGAAGCAGTAACATCTAAACCACCATTAAAAGCATTAACGAAATTCTTCGCAGAATTAGAAATGTCATCAAGTTTACCTGCAATACTTCCTAACTGAGTAATTACCTCTGTAAGCTCAGTCTTCCCAAAAATATTCTCTAATGGGTTTGTATCTGTTGCGGCTTTCATTTCATTGAAAGTTTTTGTTACTTGTGCCATAGCAGAGGATGCTTGAGTCCAATATGCCTTATCTGTATCAGATTTTAAAACATCTTGTCCGTTGAACACTTGTTTTGCTTCATTACGCATATTTTCAATAAACTTTATATATGCTTGAAGTTTACTCATTGAAGTATCATATTGATTTATATCAAAGTCAAAAAACTTATCTGTAATTATCTGACCACCAACACCAGACATCTTAATATGATCGAACAATCTCTGATATGCTTGTAGCGCATTTGATATCTTAGCTTGTGCCTTCGATTCCATTTCTGTATCAGAGCCAAAATCTATATTCATATTAAGTCCAATGCCTTTTACGCTTGAACTTAATTCGTTGATTGCTGATTCAATATTATTTATTATTTGCAGCAATGGCGTTAATTCATCACCATCACCGACATCAGATAGAGTAGACTTAATATCTTTAATTGATGTAGACATTCTACCTGATACTTCAGATGCAAAATGATTAGATAATGTTGTAAGCGATGTATTAATTGATTTAATATTATTGACTAATTCAGTTCCATCATTCATTGATGAGAATGCTTTGCCAATATTACTAATATCCTTGGTAACAGAAGATAATTGAGCAGACAAGTTTTCAAACTGCTTGAAATTATTTGTCCCCTTACCGATTGAATCGAGCATTGTATCCAATTTACGGATAACACTTTCTAACGTTTTTGTATCTAAATCTAATTTAATTTTTCTATCTTCTTTTGTAACTTGATCAATTGAATTCTCTGCATTCAATAATTGTTTCCGCAGATCTTCTATATCGAGTTCAATTTTCGCCTTCCAGCTTGCAACGCCTGACATATATACCTCCTAACTAACTAAATAATTTCTTTGCTTTATCATCTATAATTTTCTGAACACGTCCTCCGAAACCACTTTCAAAATCTTTGCTAATAATATGAAAAGGAGGTATGCTTTGATGCATCATCCAACGACCATGACCATGCTCACCATTCATAAACATAAAATCAAAAGCTTTATTAGCATCCAATATTTGATCAAACCATCCAGCATAATCCATCATCGGACTAGAATCAACTTGCATAATAAGAAGATTACCATTCACAATTGTTTTTGCGGATTGAAACACATTCATAAAATTGTTTGTCCTTGAATAAAAAGCTGGTGTATAATCGCTATACCAGCCAATTAATGAATCATAAACTGACTCTTTAAATAATTCATGAATTTCTGATGCTGCTATCCTCGTTAATTGATGTTCTTTTTGTCTAACATCCTTTAGAACAATCTTTGTTAAATCACCTTTTGCCAATTTCATCACCTCCAAAAATTTCACTATTTTTACATTAAAATAGGAGAGCAGTATAACCACTCTCCATAAGAAAAAGCCCTATGCTTTTGACGGACATAGAGCCTGTTTATTTTATTTATTATATATGATATAATTATTATACCTGTGGTAAATATAGGTAGATAGGAATAGTAGTAATGGAAACCGCTTGTTCAGTTGTTTCTGTCTGTGTTGCAATCGCAGGATTAATATACACAATTTACAGAGACAATAAAAAGAAATAGTTTAACCAACTATACGTAAGAATCAAAAAATACGAGTATCTACTTAATATTATGAATTGGATAGGACGGTAGAAGACCAGTCACCTTCTGCTACACGAAACTATAATACCAAAATCCTATATTTGCATAAGTCCTTGAGGTACAAATGATATAAGTAGAGAAAGTATTTACTTGACAATGTTAATATAAATGTTATAATTAACAATTGAACAAGCATAATATAAAATCCATTACGAATGTTGTGTTCCATATCTTTAATGCAATCTGACTAATTGCACATGCCAAAGATGTCAAAAGGAGACAACTGTAAGGAGGCAGGAGATAGCATCATATTGAAAAATGTGGTGCTATCTCTCGTTTTGCTTCAATTTACAATTTTTACCAAGTAAGTTTTTCTGTTACGAGAATAGGTACAAATCCAGATTTTTCAAAGTCATGTTTACGTTCATATTCCTGAATCAACATCATTGAAGTCTTTTTATTAACGGCTCTGACAGCCAGTTTAATATCATCGACAAAAGTATTATCTGCTCCTAAAAATACTGTATCTGTATCAATATCTCCAATACCTGCTTTTGCTCTAAACGTTCCTTTATCTCTTGTACCAAGCTTGATTAGCACATAAAATTCGTTTTCAATCTTCATCAATCTTTATTCCTTTCAAAATGTAAACATATTCATTGTTGTGATAATCTTCATTTGATGAATAATTTTCAAATTCAAAACTATGATATGTTAATTCACATTCAAAGTCATCTCGTGTCATTGGATCAATCCTTAACTCATGTATTCTAATTGTTGCTATTTTATTTCCTGAAATCATACAGTCATATAATAGAGGACTAAATGACAGCAAACGAATTACCATATTACTATTGGAAGTGTAAGAAACCGACTGAATGAACCCACCTTCAAGTTTGAAAATAATATCATTATCTAAAATAAAATCCACAGAGGTATATCTATCAAAAAGTAAGAAATCATATTTTTTGTCATTGCCAATAATTTTAAATTCTCCAAGATGACTTATATTGTTCATGTCTTACACCTCTGTAAAACCGCCACTCTTCGCCATCTCAACGACTTTAAGCAAATCTTCTTTTGGAATGCCATCAATCTTTTTACTAATTATATCTACAATCGGTGCGAGAGTAGCATTTGCCAAATCAGAAATTCTTCCAATCTGTTTGCTAATAAACGCCTGCGCAGTTGTTTCGTTAAACTGTACATCCGACTGCTTCATGGATAGAATTGTCTTAAATTCACTTAACTCACTCATTGGAATAAGCGGTTCTCTTTGTTCTGAACCAACAATTAAAATGTCAAGTAAACCAGATGATTTAAGTGCATCATATCCCTTGATGAATCCTTTATCATCCTCGTCAATCTCAAGGTCGGTATATAATTCAATCACGGCACGACAAAACTGTACATACTGAGCAACAGAATTGATTTTAATCTTATCTGTTTTACGATATTTTGTTTTTCCATTGTCATCATAGACTTCCTGTTCAAATGTTGTCCTATCTACAATTAACTGAGCGTATGCATCTTTCTTAACAATTGATACATATGGTGTAATCTTAATGCCCTTTAATAAAGATTCTTTCAATGTACTGTTATTATAATTATTATATTTTTCAACCAATTCTAAAATTTTCATATTTTATTTTTTATACTCCTTTTATTCCTGATTTTTTGCAAATAAAAGAAGCCGATATACATCGACTTCTTAATCAACTTTATGTACTGAATGGTAGTAGCATCCACTTGGCATTTTTGTGTTTACCAATATTCTTTGTGACATATTCGTGAACTTCCTCTAAGCATCCACAATTTATGTCTTCAAGAGTTTGATATTCAAGCGGATCACTCTCATCAACACATACGAGCTTATAAAACACTCTTCCTTCCATATTCAATTGTTCCTCCCAAGAAATTATTTCAGACAAAATAATTCGTATAAATCTACCTTGAGTGCTTTTGATATAGCAACGGCATGATGTAACCATATATCATTTGTGTCTTCATTTTCAATTTTGTTTAACGCAGATACTGATATACCAGTCATCGCAGACAAACGCCGCAAAGAAATATTCTGTTGATTTCTGTAATACCAAACTTTATTTTTCATATATGTAGTATGTGTGAATTATTTTATCTTATACATATACTACTACAATATGTGTCTACTGCATTAAACGTTTACCTAATCACTATAAAAATCCAACTATACCCATCATTTGTTACAATTGTTGTCTTCTGAGAAAATGCATCATATTTGATATATGATATCTGTGGTGATGTATCACATATATGATTGTACATATGGGAGTCAATCATGTAATTATGAGAAGAGAGCAGTGAGTCTATTTCTTCTGAGTACATTTTTTTGCCTCACGTCTTAATTTCTTTAATGTGTCATATTCCACCCAGCCGCCATATTTGAGATTTCTACAAATAAACGTCAGGTTAGTTTCTGGGTATTTAGCCCATATCATTTTTCTTTTTAAAAGTGACATACTATCTGGATTGCCCTTCACATCAAAAACCTGTAAAGTGCCATCAGACCATATAACATTAAAATCACTTCTATATTTAATAGGTAAAATTGTTTTACCTTTATATTTAAATTTATCTTGAAGAACATATTCTACTTGACGTTCATATGATAATATTTCTCCACTTTTCATCTTGGGTTCGATATACTCTTGTAAAAATCTAAGCTCCGTTAGACTGTCATAGGTTACGCCATTATATGTCCGATTTTTCTTACCTTGTTCTGAAATATCTACATGATATTTTGATTTTGTTCTTGCTATTCCTTTTCACTCCATTCTAAAATAGAAGAGTGGCATCCGAAGAAACCACCCTTTCATATTATTTATCATATTTTAATTTCACTTCGACTGGGATTATCGGAAGATGCTCCATACAATAGTTAAATTTCGCATCACCATGATGATTTCCGCCAATAGCTTTGTAGGCAGAATGTAGCGATACAAATTCATCTACTTCATCTTCGGGTATACCGCCAATGTCTAAATAATGTTTATATTTTTGATTAATTCTATCAGCCAAAGATTCCTTCTGTGACCAAATCATGTTTTCCATTTGTTTATCTCTGATTATATTTGATTCAGTAAGTTTTGATATACTCTCAGTTAATTCTTTTTGAATTGCAAAGCTTTGTTCTCTATCATGAATTCTGTTTTCAGAATAATTCTGAATGGCTACTTGAGTATCCTTTATAGAATCTTGAACTTGATTAAGTCCTTCGGAAGTTTTAATCAACAACTCATGATCTTCATTTTTTTTACGAACCCAACTCACAGGTTTTTTTATAATTTCTGAAAATTTACCAATTAAAGTAGCAGCAGTAACAATAACAGAAATAATAAGAAATATTAGAATCAATACACTAAGAAAATTATACTGAGATAACTGTTGAAGTGCTTCTGTCATGATCACACCTCACTCTATTTCTCTTTGAATTTGTCAATTAAATTCTTAAAGGCTTCATAACAACCTGTCGATGCCAAGCCGGAAATTAAACCACCAAGTAAAATTTCAGGGGTGAATTTTCCATTGATCCAGATATTTAGTCCTACGCCAAGAACACCCATAATGACAGGAATAAAAGAATTAATCTTATCTGTCTTCACAACATTCTTGAGCATATAACCAATACATAAACAAATACCTACAATGATAGGCACAGCATATTCTACTAAAAATCCTAAGTCCATATTAGTTTCCCTCCTTATTCATCCACGACCAATCTATGATTTGACCACAGAGAGGACATGGTGATTGATAACAATTCAACTCTGTATAACAACGTTGACAGTATGGATATCCACCGTCTAATTCTATATCTGGTTCTATAGGAGTTGAGATTGGTATATTTTTATATTTTTCATTCATATAAATTACCTATGAAAGCTCATAATTACACCACTTTTTATATACATCTGATGTAGCTGTCTTTAAAAATACCATCGCTAGAATTGCATTATCTTTATCATCAATGCTTGTATAAATATCTATTGGATACACATTATTCTTAATATATAATAATTGCTGTTTTGGATTGACAATACGAACAACTTCATGTGGTAAATAATTTCTCGCTTCCTTTAAATTTGTTTCTACCATATTTTCCTTTCGATCCTTTATTAAACGTAAAAAATAGGGGAATATAACTAACACTATTGAATAGTAAAGTTACATTCCCCTATCAGAATTTTCAAAATCACTATTCATCAATAACACCATCGTCTTTAACCTTTTTGACTTTGGATTTTCTATAATACTTATTCGTTGGAATATCTGTACTCTCATCTGAAATAACAGATTCATCTTCCTTAATAACATCATCAGTTTTTTCAACTGGTTTTGTTTCTTCGTTAATCTTCATAATTGCCTTTTGGTAACTTTCACCAAAGTCTGCAATCCGAGATAAATCTAGTTTATCGAGCTGCTTCTTTGCGTCATCTGCTGAAATCTTTTTGTCTTCATAATCAGAAGTAACAGTATAAATATCCTTGCAATTTTCAGAGCAATATGCAAAATACCATGTTGGTTTATTTCTATCTTCTGGTCGGCATTGAGGACAGAAAAGATGCTCGCCCCTGCACACGCAACAGGTTCTTAAACCTCTTTTATTCATTTATTCATCTCCTTAAATATAATAAGAGGGCAGTGCATAACCGCCCTCAATATTACTCATCAGATTAGGCTTCCTCTTCCTCGTCAATGAAGTAGATTTCAACCATTTCCTGACCAACAGAACATGTGTCTGTAAGAATAGCACCCTTGTAATCCATTGTCTGAGAATCTCCACCCTCAAGAGCAATAGATACTTCTGGAGAAGGGATAAATGATGGAATGTGAATAACAACTGCACGATAACCACCATTTACATTACACTTATCAACAGCGAGAGCCTTGAAGTACAACTCGTGAGCCTTTGGATACTTATCACCAGAGATAGTAATCTTTGCACCACTCTTAACGTTCTTCTTGAACTTAACAAGATACTGTACTTCCTCTGTATCTGTTGGTGGTGTAAGTGTATTTGCATCGGCATCAACCTTAAATTCTGTTGGAGATACATCTGCACCCTTTGTATATGCCTTGCCGAGAGAACCATTTGTTGACAATGCATTTACAACGAATGAATCTGCAACTGCATCTGTGATATCAAGTGTTTCACCAGCCTTTACAATCTTAAAAATTGGCATAACAATTGTCTTTTCTGCTGTTGCAACTTCTGCATCAGTTGCAGAAACAATCTCTGCGATAGCAAGGTTAAGAAAAGCATTAGTGGCTGTGATTTCACCAGTCTTACCAGAATACTTTCTGTAGACAAGGTTTCCATCCTTATCCTTTACATCTGTTGAATCTGCTGTGATATCAATTGTCGCATTCTGAAGCTGTGTAAGTGCATAAAGAGCCTTATCAGCTAAAGCACCGTATCCAAACTGAAGACGGTCAATAATTACGTCACCTAACTTAAATGCCATAATAAAAATCCTCCTTTTAAAAATATAAAAATTTGTATTAAAAAAGAGCGACTAATAAATCGCTCATAGTTCACTAATTATTCATGCAATTCACGCATGAAATTAAATTGTTCTTTTGGAACTTTACTTACATCACAGAATCCACTATATGATCCTGCCATAAGTGCACGACTTGATTCATAAACTTGTAACCTTTGTACTGAGTCCATAAATTCACAAATTCCCATTTGTCGTAATTCTTGTAATTTATATTTGAATCCTGGATGATTAACGCAAGCAGATACCAATGGAAGAAGAGTAGAACTTTCTTTATCAGTACGTTGTGCGGCGTTCATCCTATCTTCATCTATCATCCATTCCTTTGTGATTTTCCCTTTCGCCATTTCAATTTTGGGATGAATATTAAGAATCGATCTTATATATTCTGCAATCTGATTGTATTCAGATTCCTTTAATATAAAGTCCTGATCTTTGTCGTATAGACATAATTCAGAAGTGTCTGAATCAAGTAATTTTATATTCATCAATTGCATTTTTTCGATTTCATAATCTGGGAAAATTAACCGCATTGCGGAAAAATCAAATGAAGGAATTTTATTTAGAATATCAAAAACTTCAATATCGTGAATTTTACACCAATCTATTTTTGCATCCCAAAGCATCACACGAATTGAAGTAGAGTTATACAGGATAGGAGATAAGCCAGAATAAAACTTTGATTCACCCATATTTAAAATATCATAAATCTTAGGCTGCACAATTTTGATTCCTGCGACATAAAAATCCTCACCGAAGTACATTGCCAACGGATCAAATTCATAGTCCTTTTTATTCTCAGCCTGTTTCTTTTGCGCATCAGCTAAAACAGCAGCTTGAAGCCCATCCAACATATCAGTATTTTGCTGTGCCATAATATCACCGCCTTAACTGATAGTTAATCATCTGTGATTGTCCACCGTAAGGTGTGTTGACAGAACTGTTTAAATCTGTAAGTTGAAATACGAGAGTGCGTACAAGATAATTATTATCTGTTGTAGACTCACGATTGGATACAAGGTGTGTTTGCATACCAAATATATTAGACCATGCAAACTTTTCTCTGAGAATAGAAGCAATTAAATCATGTCTTGGAATCCCGGTTAATTTATCCATTCTATCGTTACCATGCACAAAAATAGTAAATGTAACCAATGTATCTTTTAATCCGGGCTGGTATTTTACTGTATCTTGGAAACTAACCTGATAACAAATATAATGCTTCACATCTGTCTGAGTATCTGGAATAAATAAAAAAGGACGGATATTTGAATTACTTCCAAAATATCTATCCCACTCTCCAAGAGGCTCATATTCCTTTTTTTCTTCATTCCATTCCCAGTTTATATTTCCTTCATCATCGAAAAGTTCTGGCTCAAGTTCTTTTTCATTTAATGCATATAAAAGACACGGATTTGATAATAAAGCTTCTTTGATTTTCTTTTTATACTGAATATTTTCGTCATCAGGAGTTGTTTGATATGCACGAAGTTTGTTCAACAAGTCATTCTTTGTAACTAATTTTTCTGCCATAAAACACCTCCTATTCAGTTAATTCTAACGGCAAAATTTCAGATTCAATCGGCAAGCCATCCTTAACAATTTCACATTTAACAGACAATATTTTGCCAATAACAGAATTATCATTAGGAAACTTTACTTTCTTTTGGTTGTACTCTGTATCAGCTCGCCATGTGACTTTATCAGTCCAATCTTCATTATCAATAGAGCAAGTCCACGTAAAGGTTGAATCAGCATATTTAGTTGTAATATCTTCATTGGAATCATTAAATAGATTTACTGTGAGATTTTTATAGCTTCCACCAACTTTAATTGTTGAAGTGGATGCTGAAATTCTTGCTGTAATGGAAGATGGTGGAGTGGTTGGAGTAGATGGATCTGTTGGGGCGATTTCTGAATCGAAATAGTTCGCATACATTTCGCCTGTTTCAAGATTGACATAATCAGTATGTTCGTTCCAAAATGCCGTATATATAGTAAGTTTTTGAATACCAAATGGCATTGAATTTTCAACCTTGGTCACTGTCCATACGGTAGGATGTTCTGTTAAAGCACTTACTACAACTCGCATATTTTTAGAATCTTCAGAAGTGTACCAAAACTTCTCTGTAATAGAGTTCATTGGCAACCATATCTTATCCTGATTATCTGTGTGTGTAAAATATCGGTCTGTGTAAGTTCCAATCGTGTAGGAACTTTGCTGCCTTAAACAACACCACATACGTCTCTTGATGCGCTTATCATTAGATTTTTCAATCCATGTAAGTTCGTAATTTACTGGTAAAATCAGATACTTTGGAAACTGATTTGCAGGTTCATCACGACATACAATCCACTTATGATAAATTCCTCTATCATCTGGAACATCCACGAAAAGCCCTATCGGAAATGTCGCTCCATAGCGTTTTCTAAAATCAGTCTCATAATAATAAAGGTCATCACCTTCATTGAATCTTACAGGCTGACTTGGACGAAACATAAGATAGTATTCCACTTGATCGTTATCCATTGACTGATAAGATTTGATAATAAACTTTGCGTCAATCTTTGTCTTATTGGTATTTTCATAAGTCATACCTTCAGCAAGTGAACGTGTAATTCCATGTTTATCTGTGAAGAAGTCATCATGAAAATAGTCATAAATGTAACAAGTCTTGGAAGCAATACTGTTATCCCAAGTTTCTTCCATCAAAAAATCAGATTCTTCTTTATAAATCTGACCTAAAGTTTTCGCATTATTTGTTTTGGCGTTAGCGATTCGCCGTGCTGTCTGTAAGCTTGGCATCACCAACACCTCCTTCAAACATCTGCTTAATGTAATTGTGACTATCTAAAATAGCCCTACGGAATGTCATGTAATCAAACTCATCGGATGTAACTTCGTCATAAGCGGCTTGCAAAGTAGCCATTAGTGTGACCATAATTCCATTATTATTAAATAGAGTTTTTGTTCCACTAAATTTAAACATGACATTCTGAAAAAATATAAGAAAAACTTCATCATTCTCAAATATTTTTTCTTCTATTCGATTATCCTTATAAAGTAATAACTTATGGACATCGTTATGCATTGCATGTGCAGCTTCTTTAATTTGTCTTTTAGTGAACGAACCATATATATATTCCATAGTTATTCACCTCGCACATATGAATTATTAATATATCCATGACTTGCAAGTTTTCTGCTAAATTCATGCTGTAATGTATCCAATCTACTTTGCATATCTTTATATTGATTCTGTATGTTTTTTTCTTCTTTTGTTCCTAAAGCTCTAGCAGTAAATTTTGCAGAGTCAACCTGTGGTTGTAACCATTCAATTGTCATTCCAAGAGTGAATAATCCTATAACATATTCCTTATCTGCAAAATCGCTAACAGGATATTGCATCTCAAATTCAATTTGTTGGATTTCGTCATCCATATTAAATGAAGCGAATTTTCTAATAACTCGTTCATCACCTGCAACCATGCGTAAACGTTCAGTCAATGTTTCATTAAGATCATTTTCGTCAAGAGAGAGTTCTTTTATATCTGAAATACGTCCTCTTGTTCGTGAAAAAATTGTTTCATATGGAAGCGTCATTGTGAGCCTCCTTTTACTTTACGAACAACTTGCTAATCAGATCAAAATCAGAATCAAAAATCTCACTTAATGTTCTTACCTTTGAAATACTATCAAGATGTCCATTTGCGATTTCACCTGCAACCATCTGACAAAGTACATCCTTTGCACCGATAGGAAGTTTTTCAATTTCCGTTCTCATTCTGCTGTTAGGTAAATCTAAAATCTCTAATAAATCCTCTGCCGTATACATATTGTCATATACTTTTGTAACTGAAGGAAAATCAGCCAATAAATCTTCATCTTCGATAATGAATCTTGGTAAGAAAATATGGTCAGAACCCTTACGAATCAGAGTAACTAAATCTCTGTAGTTAATTTCGCAAGTCTTTCCATAATCCTTAAACTCATATGTATTACCAGATGGACATGTAATATTTAAGCCACCAAAACATACTGAACGACATAAAATAAAGTCAGAATCAGTAAAAGTTTTCTTTGGCTTTTCTGTTACTTTCGCTTCAACAGTTTCTTCTGTTTTTGCGACAGTTTTCTTTGTATAAGCCATTTTTATTTCCTTTCTTTCCATATAAAATAGGAGAGTATTTTCATACCCTCCTACATAAGTATTGTATTAAATTAGTCCTGAGTAATCTTCCACTGACCAAAGTAACGACCAAGACGAGTAGCAACACCCAGTTCTCTCTGTACTTCGTACTTCATAAGATCCGCAATATTGCTATTAGCCTCACCTCTGTCAGTAATCTCATCAATGATTGTTTCACCAACATCAACCATATCAACCATCTTATTATCACCAGAAGCGAAGATCCAAAGTGTATCATCATCGTACATAGTCTTTGTTACATCATTTCTTGCAAATCTCTGTGGAATCTCAACAAGACGATAACGACCGTAATTACCAAGTCTACCCATAGAGGCAACAGCTTCCTTCTGAGAAGCAGCAATCCAGTTTACATTTACAAGATTCTCAAGTTCCTGAAGACCTACCATAGTACCCATAATTACAACTTCCGCATTGTCATTTGCAACAGATACATTCTGAAGTACCTTGTTGAACTTACCTCTGTTCTGTGTATTTAAAGCACCAGTCTCAACGAAACCTGTCTGTACAGGAAGCTTCTTTGGAGCATTAAGAACTTCTGCAAAGATAAGATCCTGAACCATAACAACGAATGCCTTTGTGATAGCATCAATAAGTTTTGTCCAATCTTCCTGTCCAATTAAATACTTATCAATATCAGCACCAACAGCAGCACCATAAAGGTCAGTCTCAACAGAGTATGTCTCACCTTCTGGTAATCTCTGGAGCATTGTATCATGGTGTCTCTTACCCATTCTTGCAACAGAAAGAATTACTTCCTCATGCTCGTTCTTAAATAAGTTCTCATCGCCATCATTAAGATTTCTATAGTTTACAAGCTCATTGAACCATTCGTTCTCTTTAAGACCTGTAGATACTGTCCAATCTGTTACCTCCTCGATAACATTAAAGAACTGTCTGCCAAACTCTTCATAAGCACGAATACGTTCTCTCTTCTTAGCATCCTTTGTTAAACCAAAGATTTTAAGAGACATTTCACGAAGCTTATCCTCAGCATCCTTCTTAGAAATACCTTCATCGAGTTCTCCTTTATATAAATCAAACATAAGATTCTTAATTTCATCATAAGATGTTTCCATTTCTTTAAACACATTCATTACATGTGCAGTAAAATTCATTCTACTCATTATATTTTATCCTCCCTTCTTAGACTCCAACCTTGTGTTTCTGGCTACCAGCTTCGATAGTTACCTTCTTACCTGCAACAGGTGTACCATCAAAAGCATCTGCACTAAGCTCATATATATCTGTTACACCGAGAACAAAACCTCTAACAGTCTTTGTTCTACTTGCGCTTGCTTCGTTGAAGAAATTAGAAGTAGCTGTAAACTTAGAGTTATAATTTTCTGCAATAGTAGGAACTTCATAAATTAAAATTGCTGGTGCATTAGGATCAATCTTCTTAACTTCTACATACCAGTTTCCATCGGCAGCCTGCTCAAGAATTTCTCCCTCAAAAGTAGTAGGTGCGTCAGCAACCTCATACTGATCAAAAGATACATATTTACCTTTTCCGCATACAGTACCATTGTCTGTATCTGTCTTAATTACCATGTTTAATGTTCTACCTACACGCTCAGAAAGGACTTTAGTAGGGAAGCAAACATGATGCTGTTCAATTGAATAACGTAAAGCCATTATTTTTTCCTCCTTAAATTTGATAAAATAAAAAAGACCGCTTTATAAAAGCGACCTAACAAAAAAGTGATTATTTAATTTTCTATTTATTTGTTCTGAAACAATTTTCCATATCTACTTGATTTAACAACTTTAGATGGGTTAGCGAACTGTTTCTTAGAAGTTGATTTCTTCTCTTCTGTCGATGCAGAAAAAGTTGAATGTTCTGCAATAAAATCAGAATGGATTACCTTAACCTGTGTTTCAAGTTCAGCAAGAGAATAGTTATCCATATTCTTATAAAGTTCAGCAAAATCTTTATTCACAAAATTTCCTTCTTTATCTTTTGTAGAAATAGATTCGTATCTCTCGTCCGCAAGAATTTTTTCACGCTTTTCATGAAGCTCATTCTTCTCTACAGTTTCCTTAAATGCTTTTAATTCAGCATAATTTGAACGCATATCATCAAGTTCTTTCTGCTCATCAGCAGTAACAAACTCAACATATACTTCAACTCTGTCACCAGTAAGAGAATAGTTATCATCCTTAGAATCATAAGTCTGCTTATAATATCTTCCAGACCACCAATCACACATGATTACATAATCATCATAAACAGTGACACCATAATATGTATTATCTGTCTCAGCATATGTAGCGTTTACTAAATCCTGGATAGCATAGATTTTATCCTGCAAAGATACAGCAAACTTTTTAATTTCTCCATCTTTGACAAATGAATACTCGACAGTATTATTAGAAACAGAATTATCTACTTTCTTCTTGACTTCAGCATCATCTGATGGAGTAGTAGTTGATTCATCTGTAGTTGAATCCTCCTTACTATCATCTTTAGTAGATTCAGTTGATTCATCATTAGTTGGTTCTACACCCTCGTCTGTAGAAGGAGTATCTTCCGTTGAAGTATTATCTGTAGTGCCATCAGTAGTATCAGTATCATCAAATGCTTTTGCAAATGCTTCAACTAATTCTTCGTCTGACATATTTTCATAATCGAATGTAATATCATTAACTGTCTTTCCATACTTCTGACATAACTCTTCAAATTTATTCATATTGACGTTGTTTCCTCCTTCCTTAGAATTATTTTTATTGTCAAAACAAGCAGTCTCTAATTTTTCAAGTCGTGCTTGTAATTCAACCATTTTTTCGTTAAATTTAATTAGACTGTTATTTTCTTCACTGAAATCTTCGAGCGTAATTTTGCTTCCAAGCATCCCCTCACCAATAGGTGTTCCATCTTTCTCAGCTCCCAAGCAAGTGCATCCTGCAAATTCAAAATCATCTAATTGTAGATATTTTTCTTTTGCATTGTATGAACACTCGTATACAATCAGCTCACAGCTCACCTTTGTTCCATTTTTTTCACGAATGATGTCTGCGCAACGAGTATATGATTCTGGAATTGCTACACGAGCAACGACATATGTTTTATCCATATCTTTGTCATATTCGAGATAAGGTTCATCTGATGTAAAAGTACCAACCTGTTTTTCATCATATACAGTTATTTCATTACCGTTTTCGTCTGTTTCTATATGATAATCGTGAGAATGGAAATCCCAAGAACCGTCATCTAATTGATGAATGTTTGCAAGCAGTGGAGAATATTTTAGACTTGGCATTGCAGCCTTCATAGAATCTTCAGATATGTAACTACCATTACGATTAAGTAATGTATGGCAAACACGCACTTTAGCATATAATTTATTATCTTCTGCTTTTTCTATATCAGTAGAAGAAAAATCTTGAATTGCTTGTACATAAAGTGGTTTACCAGATTCCTTTGAAGAAAAATTATACATTTTCTTATGCTTACAGAAACTAATTAAATCTTCAATTGTAAAATATTTCTTTTGCATTATTTCCTCCTTTCTGAATTATTAATAAGCACTCAGATAGGAGAGTGCTAAATACTCAGCATATTACTATACTGAATTTTTCTTTTATCTATATCATCATTTGAAAACTGAATTTTTCCAGAATTCAAAAAGGTATAAATACCATTAGTAACATCAATCTTCTGAAAACCAAGAGAAGATAATTTCTCAGCAGTAGAAGTATCTGTAGTTTTTATAAAATTCTGTTTCATCCTTTTATCTCCTAATTATCATTCTTATTCTGGTCACGAGTTTTACTTCCTTCATCTGAAATCTGTGTATCAGAAACTTCTGGTTTTGTTCCATCAGAGCTATTTGAAACTGTATTGGCAGAAGTAAGAACCTTAAATCTGTTTGGTAAATCAAGAATGTCATTACCTAAAAATGCAAGTGATAATGTATCTAATTCGCTAATACCATTAAGTGCGTTGATCGCAAGAATTTTTGTTGCATCATACTGTAAATCTTTCTGTAATGATTCCTTAAAAGCGTCTTTGGTATATGCTGATACTTCAAAGAATTTCACTTTAGCAGGATTAGAAACTTGATAACCAAGCATACGATTTGTCCAACCTTGAATCTGACCAAGTAACGCTGAAATTGCAAATTCTGTATCAGCACGAGTTGCTGAACGGAATGCCTCAGCTCCACTAATAGTAGAAGAGTTCAAAATCTGTGCTCCACCAGAAGTATTTAAAACTTCCTTTGTAGCTTTTTGAACTTTTGTTGTATCAGTAGATTGATCGTCAGAGAATGAAATAGTGTCAAGTGGGATAGGGGTAATTGCAGCACCTACATAATCAGGTAAACTTGCAACCATCTTGTTATAATAATCTACAGCCAAGTCAATATTAACCGACCATGCATCGGGATCTGTTGCACCTGATAATGTTGGAATAGTAGCGGTAATCAATTTATAAATCTGTTGTTCGTCAGCCACAGCTTGTACATCAGCCAAATTGAGCAACCCAATTAAATCAATGAATAGTCCACTGTAAATTGGTACAATTGTTTCCCAAGACTCCATTCTTGACTTTGTACACAAAGCATATTCATCTGGCATAGGTTGCCATTTATTTTTACTATCTCCACCATAAGCCTTATACATAGAACTTAATGGTTCTCCAAGGAATTCAAGAACATCTTCAAACTTTTTATAATTACTCATATCCACACTGAATGAAAAATCACCTGTGAAATATTTTCCTGAAATCCTACAATATTCAGGTGGTATTTTTAATATGAAAATACCTGTCTCGTCTATCCAGCAACAGCCATAATAAACATCTTCGATGAAGTTGTTAATTAACATAGGAAGTAAACTGTTTTGTAAATCCATCCTGTCTAAGACCTGTAATGTTTCATAATAATCTTTTAGGATTGCTTCTTTATCATTATCTTCAATGGGATTATATGTAGGAACAACATATCTTGAATTCAAATCAAACATTGTAGCGTTATACATAATCAATCTGAAATAAACCTGAGAACGATAGAAGAGATAACGTGATAATCCACGTAATTCAGATTCATAACTGTCTATATTCTGTAAGTATCTGATGACATCATCTTTACTATAAGAACTAATAGTTGTCTGTCGAACTGTCTTAGTTACATCACGAACTTGTTTAAATGCCTGTTTGCTTTCAGCAAATTTTTGTTTCTGTGCTTCAAGCTTTTCCATGTACTGCTTTCGTTCAGCAGCCGTAGGTTGTCGCTTGGTAGTAGTTGTTTTAGGAGATGTTTCTGACATCTCTTTTTTTGGTCGTGCCATTTATGTAGTAAACACCTCCTTTTCTTTGAGATTTTTTTATTTAATTTTTATGTGTGAATTTTTGTGATTTAATTAGAATCGCTTTGAGAATGATGATGAATGTGATGGTTGACGGATAGGGAGTTTAGATAAAAGAGTTTTTGAATCTGTTTCAGGACGTTTCTTTTGAGTGATAGCTTTTCTACGCTCACACATAAGTGCATAAGAAGCCATACAAGCCGTATACGCACGATCATCGTGGAGTTTATTAGCCTTTTCTGGTGTCAATTCAAATGAATCTTTTCCTGAGTCTCTTTTCTTACGAACCATATTCACAAGTTCTTCTTTAAGAGCATCAATATTAGCAAGAGCTATTTCATCTTGCCAATCAAGTTTAATAGTTTTGGTATTAACTGATTCTATTTTTTCTAACTCTTCATTGAGTTTTGTTTCAAATTCTTTCTCGTTTACTTTTTGTTTTCTAAGTTCATTAGAAATTCGTTCTTTTTCTTTTGCCAATTTCTTCTCATCGACATCAAATACTGTAAGATAGCCCTTATGGTCATATTGAGCTGTGAAACTAATCTTGTCCTGATTCATCAATTCAATCATTGCCTCATACATTTCGGATTTATAACCAGTAGGTGACATCAAATGAACTTTGTCTACTGCATTTGGAAATTTCTTTACGTAATCAACAGAATATTCTTTATCAATTAAGCCCCTATGAACAATACCTGCTGCATCAGTCCAATCTGGCATAAGATAATCGGCTATGTTTACGCCAGAACCCCCAGAACCTGCATCAATGTATATACCAACAATATTTCCGTAAGCATCAGCCCCACCATTATAATCGAGAATAACTTTCTTCAAATATTCAATCTGATCTGGTGTCTGCATCGGAGATTTTATTTTTTTTCCGACATCAATAAGATTGATACAATTAACTAAGCGCATCCTAGTATCAATGCTTCCATCGACTTGCTCATATTCGTATATTTCTCCAACAAGAATAACTGAATTATCACGACTTCTAGCAGGATCATATGTAATAACAAATTTTTTATCACCTGTATCGTTATATAGAAGTGGTTTTCTAGTTTCTTCATTACGTGTAATAACACCTCTACGAATAATTGCGTCAGTACCAGCATCTGTAGTAAAAATACAATAATACTCACGTCTTGCTTTTTCTGGATTTGTTCTCATTTCTGACTCAACAGTATTTCGAGATAGAAGTGGAGTAACTAATTCGCCCCTAAGAGTTGGTTTGAATGCTTGTTCGCAATCTATATGTAAAACACAATAATCTGGATTTCCCATAATTTGCTGTTTAGAAAAGTCACGATACAGTCTCCAAAATTGAGTATCAGTTGAAGAAGCTGAACTTATATAATATTTCTGATATGACAAATCTCGTGGTAAGCACCTTTGACGAATAGGATCAATTGAATTACCATCTACATCTTTACCTGTTTTTAAACTTTTATTTACAACAGCGAATGCACCATATACATTCATCATTTCATCAGACAAGAAACCACTTTCGTCAAAAATTACGGTGCCTCGCATACCTCTTTTTGCATCTATATTTCCGTTCAATGTCCTAGTCATAGATCCGTTATAACATGAATAGGAAAAACCATTGGACGAGTGTGAAAATCCATCACCTGCTGCATTTTTAATTTCAATCTCGTTCTTAAATAAAGAACCAGTTGAACCGTAAAATGTATCAATGTTATCATTGGCAAGTCGTTCCAAAGTAGTAAAAGTTTGTTCAGCCTGACCGCCTGTACCACTTGCAATGTATGTCCATACATTACAAAAACACATATCTTTTGACATTATCTCAAGGTCAATAACTGTACTTTTACCATATCCACGAGTACATACAGCAAGTACATTTGGACAAACCCAACTTCTTTGTACAAGAAGTGCCTGCCCATCTAAAAGCTCTATGTTGAAAAAAAGATCTATAGCTTTTACTGGGTTGCATTGCAGATATTTTTGAATTTCAGCAATTTGAATATAAGACTCAATTTTACGAGATGAGATAGAATAACCATGTGGCTTTACATATATTCCATATTGATTATAAAAATCTTTATCATAATCAAGAATTTCATTCTGATAGTAATTCATAATCATTTGTTTATTCTGATTCATTTTCGACAACCTCCTTTACCTCTTCGTCAGGAGATTCTTCAACTTCATCAAACTCTGCAAAGACAGAATATACATCTTTTAAATCTTTTAACTGTTCTTCATTTAATAGATTGTTTTCTTTTAATGTATCTCTTAAATCAAGATTTTCTCTTAATAGTATTCTGTTAATTTCTTGGTAGGCATCCTTTTTTTTTCTAAGACCAGTGTTAACGACACGCATTTCAGAAACCATATCTGACCACTCAGATTCATCAAGTGCCAATTGTTTCATAATAGAAGCATCACTGATTTCCTGAACCTGTTGCATACCTCTACACGTATCAATATCAAAACCATTGACCTCACCACTTCGCAGATTAAGACTCTTAATTTTCTTGATTTTTCCAGTCCATGTATTTTCACCTTTTTTAGCATTTTTGTTATGTTTTAATGAAATACAACTGTCTTGTGCAAGACTTGTAATAACCGAAGTAATTTTACCTTTGCTTTCTTGTAGAGATTTAATTGTTGCAGAATTGCGTTCAATATTTGAAATATCACACATCAACTTTGATATGGTATCATCAATTTTAGATTGTTGTAAAAACCCACGAACAATAGAAATAGCAGAAGAAGTACGCATCATATCTTCATTTGCGTCTTCACTAGAATCTAATAATCCTAATAGCTGTGAATATAAGAATGGTTGGTCGGCTATATCTTCTTTTTCAAAAGGATCATAACTGAGTAATCGAATTACATCATTTTTGTTTTTTAAAAAACTATCATATGTATCCAACCCTGCATGTGATTCAATAAGTTCTTCCTCAGTCGTAAGTTCTTTTACTGATTCATTTTCAGTTTTATCTTTAACAAAATGGTCTGAATCAAAATATGTTAATCCTATGTAATTCGGCATAGCAATCTGACGAGCATATGCAGTCCATACATTAGATTTAACTTTTCCAGAAGCAAGATTCTCAACTTCCTGAATGCTTGAGTCCCATACCTTTTCGAGGAAAGGTTTCCCCAAATATCTAAGGGCAAGTTGCACTGATTCCCTCGTAGGCTCTTGATCAACACCATTTGTAGTTCTTAATGCTATCTTTTTAGCACAATCTTTACAAATTGGAGTAAGACCACTTTTACTCATAGGATCTGTACTTACATAAAATTTATCTTTAGCTTTATGAGTATCACACATGTAACACCAAGCACCTTCTTTGAGTGACTTGATTTTCTCTTCTTGTGTTTCAACTTTCTTCTTTAATTGTGCAGCCGTTAATTTTGTAGGCTGTGTCTCTTTTGTCGTAGCCAAACTAACGACCACCTCCTTTTATTCCAACATAAAAAGAAGCCACTTCATACGAAATGACTTCTCATAATTTCCAATATTAAATTTCCAATGAAAGTGCAATTTACTTCACTTAGCACACCCACTGTGCATCGAACACAGGTTAGAAGTTTTGGAGACTTCATTCTTGCCAAAAGATAGGTGCATACGCCGTGTTAGGGATTCGAACCCCAAAGACTTTTACATCCAGACTGTTTTCAAGACAGCACCCTCGACCAACCGGACACACGGCATGAGCGTAGTATATAGGACTTGAACCTATGCACCGAATAAACGATGACCTCTGATTAGCAATCAGGTGCAATACCAACTCTGCCAATACTACATAACAAAAGAGCCATCTCAACACATGAAATGACTCTTTCTTTAAAACTTTTACCAATCAGTCGCCAAACCGGTTATAACTGTATAGAGCAGTAGTCTGGATAGTAGGACTCGAACCTACAACGTCTAGTTCCCAAAACTAGCGGACTACCAAATTGTCCTATATCCAGATAATATTTTTCAAATTTCTCCATATACTAAACCAAAAGTATCTAAGGAGAAACTATCATGAACGCTTCATATAAAACTGCAATTCAATTCAAAGATTTATATATTCCCGTAAAAATGTTAAAAACATCACACAATAGTTCTATAGAACTTAATCAACTCTGCAAAGACTCCAAAGAAAGAGTGCGTTATATCAAATTTTGTCCATCTTGTAATAAAGAAATCCACAATGAAGATATTGTAAAAGGATATAAATATGCAGAAGATAAGTATGTTATTTTGGAACAATATGATATAGAATCAATTACATCAAACAAAGATAGAACACTTTCAATAAAATATTTCTGTAAATCAAAGGAAATATCAGACCTACTCATAGATAAATCATATTATTTAATTCCTGAAATGGAGTCAGAAATCGAATATGAACTTCTTCGTAAAGCTATGACTACGAATAGAGTAGTAGGTATGGCTGAAATTGTATTGGGTACAAAACAAGAATTAGTTGCGTTGTTTGCCAATAAGAATTGTATTATTGCAACCATTTTATTTTATGAGAACGAGATTAACGAATTACCGATTATCATGAAGCATAAAACAGATAAACAGCAACTCGAAAATCTCAAACAAGATATCTTAGATAATACAAAAGAATTTGATTGGGAATCTCATTATGATAAATATCAACTCAAGTTAAGAAAATTGATATTTGATAAAATTCCAAAATGATATTGCCTTTCTCATTCCATCCTCGAATGGCGAGCTTTCATCTAAACTGCATAGGACGTATCCTATTGTTACAACAGTACCAGTCCGAAAACCTCAAAGGGCATAGGGCGGTAGTAAGTGTTGAGCTTACACACCTAAATTTTGTATGCATCCAAAAAATAGGTTTTGGCATCAGGTTTACCGCATAAAATAGGGCATAACGGACTCGAACCGATACTCACGGGATGAAAACCCGTTGTCTTACCTTTTGACTAATGCCCCATATTTAGGGTGGAAGAGTACCACCCATTATTTTTACAGAATAACTTCTGTTTCACCTTCAAACTTAGTGTTCAAGGCACGAATCTCAGCAAGCTTCTTACCGATTTCTTCCTGAATCTTAGTAGCGAAAAGTTCAACTTTTGCCTTACCAAGTTTCTCAACACTATCAAAAGGTGCTTTGACTTCTGATTCTGGAATCTTTGTAACATCTACAGAGAATGTAATGTGAAGGTTTTCATCTACAACAAATGACTGGTTGATAATATCTTTTAATTCAACAGAGATAATAGTTGAATCATCAACTTCACTATCAGTTGTAACTGGATCTCCATTAGAGTCAGCTTTCATATTAGATTTAAAGGATATCTTAGAATATTCGATTGTTCTGACAAAATTATGTAACATATCTTTTTCAGTAGCAGCATCAGTATCAGATGTACCTAATTCTGCGACAGAAATATCTACACCAATAATATTTTCATCAATAGTTTTGCTAATATTTAATTTCATGAATTTGTACCCTCACTTTCGTTTGCAATTATTTGGTTGTATGCGTCTTTGAAACTGATTACTAAATCCCTTAAAGTCTCTTTGTCAATAGTACAGTCCAAATTGCTCATATCAATATTCGGATTTGATACCGTAAATTCCAATGTATTTCCATTTGGTGCAAATAAAACTTCCACAGATTCATTAAGCAGAAGAGTAATAGAATCAATTTTATTTCCATTATTCGATGTTACTCGTTTTACTTGACCTACTTTTAATCTATCATTTTCAATAGATAATCTACTTGCCATCGTACATACTCCTTTCTTTTATTTTTTATTTCCTTTTAATCATTAGGTGTTAGGTGGGATTTGAACCCACGATATTCAGAACCACAATCTGACGCTTTAACCTACTAAGCTACTAACACAGCGACTCTATTGGGAATCGAACCCAAATCTTCCGATAGACAGTCGGATATAATTACCTTTATACCATAGAGCCATAATTATTTTTCGTAACCTTTACAGAGTGCTTTGAAAAATATAAAGTCAAGTATCTCTAACGAATCGTATGGGGCTTGAACCCATGTTATTCTACCATGACAGGGTAGTGCCATAACCAACTAGGCGAACGATCCATAAAAAATCAGTATAAAGCACTAACTAGCTGATATTGGACTGTGGTCGCTTATCCGCAACCTAATTCATGCTTCCACATTTTACTCATTCCTAACTCATACTTGTTACACATTAAATGTACGATGTATATAAGGAATTGTTTGCTAATTTCTATATCTCTTATTTTTAAAGTAATCACCGATATAGAAGCCATACTCCACGTTTTTTAGGTGCTGTCTGCTTTGCACCAATTGATAAGGTTTAATGACTCTTATCCGTCAATTAAGGGTTCTCATTAACGTAGAGAAGCACGAACATCTTCTCATTTCTAAGGTTGAGAGTCACCGATAATCTTAGATGTCGGTAGGAAAGATATACTGCATTAAGGTTTCGTGCGCACTAGAGTCGTTATATAGTCGACTCTATCAAAATGCAGCAGTAGGACTTACAATGCTACATGAATAGCAAATGCCAAGATGATTAGGAAATTAATGTCGGTTTACGTTGACATAGGTTTTACGCTATTGAATGCCACCATCCAATATGCCTGTAAAGGCGCAACCTAATCTTTGTATATTTTATTATTCTCTGAATTAGACGAAGTATTAGATGAAAGTTTCATCTGGATTGTCTACAAATCAGAAAGTGATTTTTGTTCAACCTTTTTAATTTCTCCGTCTGCAAAATATTTTGCAAATTGCTCATCAACATCAATATCCTTGTACACCGCAACCATATCAAGCGAATTCCAACCGACTAGCATTTGAATTACATCATCAGGAAGACCGCTTCGAGAACAAGAAGTTGTAAAGAAGTGACGAAGACTGTGGAAATAAAAGTCTTCTCCTAAATGTTTACTGAATGTATCCGCCCAACTATCAAGAGTACTTGAATCCATAGGCTCATCTATATATTTCCCATTTACTTTCTTAGGGAATAACCATTCCGATTCAATTCCATGTTCTTTTCTATAATTCATCCATAAATCAAAATATGGCTTAAACGGTTTTGCAAGTGTATATACCGTCAACATTTTGCCCCTAGAGCCTCTTCCCTTTGTTTGGATCTTTTCAGGTGTCTTATATAAAGAACCGTATATGATGTTTTCATCATCGAAATAAGATACTTTAAATCGTGGTAACTCACTCTTACGTCTACCACTAAATGCAGCTAATGCTAAAATACAAGCCTTGTCATATTTACCTTTTTCAACCCAATAATCAAGCATATCCTGTACTTGTTCATCGGATAGTACAGTTTTAGTAAATACCTTCTCATTTGCAGGATTTTCAATTTTGCGTATAATCGGTTTAAAGTTCTCATACTCATCATCTAATATAGCTTCGACATAATTTGAAAGAGAAGAGAGAGTAGATTTTACTCTACGCATTCTAGCTGGCGACCATTTATATTCTGTAAGACAAAAACTCTGATAACGAGCAATATCCCTCTTTGATAAATCTATGAAGAATTTGTTGTCACAATGCTGAAGCAGATATACCCAAAAAATGAAAAGGTCACGCCTATACGCATTGATCGTATTTGGGGATCTATCAACTGAACGGAGATAATCCAAAAAGTCATTTCCTAATTCTATATTCTCTTTATTACACTGAACCAATAGCTCATCAGTAACAATATTATTATGCTGTATTTTTCTACCCATCAAATTTCACTTCCTTTCAAACAAAAAGAAGCGAGATAGTAGTGAACTAAATCGCTTCTTTAAAATTAACTAACTAATTTCATAACCCAATTGTTATAATTTTCAATAATCCATTTTCTACCTTTTTCAGTCCATTTTAAACAAGGTGAAGAATGTTCTTGTGTGTAACTCTGATAGTCAGCATATCCATCAGAAATTAACCATTCATAATCTGCATAAGGACACCAAGTACCTGACTGGTTTTTGAAAATGATTTTATTCATATTCATAATTTTATTTAATTTTGTAGCACTCTTAAATCCTAAGTCCTTTGCAATCACAGTTGTGGTAATAAGACCTTCTTTATTTAAAACATCATCATGGTATTCAACTTTGGGTTTTTGTTCTTTAATTTCTGCAACAAGCGGAGCAGTAGCAATTTCAACAAGCTTATTGTGTGCATATGCAACTTCACTTGCGTCTTTACTAAATAACATAAGTTTGTATTTTTCTTCTACTGTAAGCTGAGTACTTGATTTAAGTTTTTCTTCCATTTGGTTAAAAGCATTTATGTATTTAAGTTTCCATTCAAGTGCTTCTTTTCCAGTAAAGCCCATTGATAATAATGAAAATCCATCACGATTCATAAGATATTCTGGATTTTGCTTTCCATTAGAAGCCTTATAACTACTTAATTTGAATAGAGCGCAAAATTGCGCTGTACTAATTTCTTTAGAAATATTCTTTATCGCTCTAAGAACTTCTTTATGGTTTTTGTCAAATTTCTCTGCAACTTCACGACTACTTGCTAATACTTGTCCATTTTCTTCTTTTAAAATAATTTCACTCATTTATAAAATCCTCCTATTATTAAAACATTTGTTATTAGTAATAGGAGAGTGGCAGGTAATTATCCTGCAAACTCTCCGCTAGTTAGTGCGATAGGAACATACCCTATACATGCGTTTCACTAACGAAGGTAGAGATAGGAGAGTAACGCCATCCTATAAACTCTTTATTGAACTATCTGTTCAACCTATTTATTTATTCTCTGTTTCCATTCACAGAAACATTGAAAAGCACATCAGTATGGACTCGAACCATAAGCTCGCAGTTTTGGAGACTGCTGTGTTGCCAATTACACCACCGATGCATAACAAAAAGAGTGTGCAGCATACACCACACACTCTTACAAGACATATTTTATTTTTAGCTTAAAACGCCAAATATGTTACTAATAACATAAATTTAGAATATTAACAAAAAATATGTTACAATTAACAAATTATATTAACATTTGAATAAATCCAACCATAACAAACTAGCAATATCATCAATATTACCAGTAAAATATGGTTTCTTTCTCAAACTATATTTATTATCAGAATACTTATCATGATGTAAATTTATACTCTTATTAATATCATCCCAATCTTCATCAAACTTTTTTACAGCCTGATCATACTCATCTTTAGATACCTTTTTACCATTAATCTTATAAGTTACTTTGGCATCTTCAGTAGATTTATTATCTTCATAATCATCCTCAGATTCATCAATCTCAGCAATATTAAATTCACGCATAATACATTTAGAATCTGTATTCTGTTTTACAAAACTTGAATTTACATCACCATGAACAAACACAATATCTGTTGAATCCGTATAAATATAAGTATCTTCATTACATTTAGCTGCTTGTATCCATACGCTCATATCGGCATCAATGGTAAGCACAAAAGCGTCATCATAACCATCCCAACAAGGATGGTTGAGGTCATTACAAGACACTAATTTATAATTTGTATTTTTAATTAGAGAATTAAGAATCTCAATCATTGCATCATATTTAGCAACAACTAAAATTTCTGAATAATCCTTTTCTTTTGTGTGAATAAACAATTTGTCATAAGTATCATCTAAATATTCCACAAAATCATATACGTCTTCAAAATTGAAAGTCTTCAATTTTTGTCACCACCCTTAATTACGCAAGTGTCTTAACTGACTTAGTAATAGAGAACTTGATCTCATCATGTTCAGGTACTGACCAAGCTTTACCACCTGCAAGTGCAGCAACACCAGACTTTTCTGCTACATGCTTTACTGAGAAGCTACCAACGCCAGGAAGAGGAATCTTTTCTGTCTTGTTATCCGCAAGATTATCAAATACACAATCAACATAAGCTTTGATAACGGCTTCAACTTCCTTCTTTGTGAATTTCTTACCTTCTGTAGTAATAATATCTGTAGCTCTCTCTGAAACTTCCTTAATCATAAAATCCTTTGTCATGTTTTTTAAACTCCTTTTCTTTCCTTAATATTTTTATACCTTTTGGCAATTTTTTATTTTATTGCCGAAATAATAGAAGAGGGTAGTGGCTGCAATGAGTCCACTCCCTCAAATGTGGCTTTGTCAACCAAAATAATATATTAATTGTAGCTGTGAATATCTGCTTTCACAATTGCTCCAAACTGAGCCGAATAGTGGACTACAATTGTTATTTAATTCAATGATATAACTTTTGTCTTACTGTCAATTAAATTACCGTCTTTATCTTGGCAAACAATTGCAAAACCTTCCTTTTGTGGCTTAGTTAATTTGCCATCCATATAATTCATTTTATCAACATTTGCAAAAGCACCTTGTTCAAGAAGTCTCACGTATCCACGCTTTGAGTCACCAATCATATGAGTATGAGCCATTGTAACGCAATCAAATCCTTCTTTATCTGTGTCTTGCAAATAATCTTTTGCTTTGTCAGCAGTAGCAAGCATCCCTTGTCTATATGCTAATGGATGAACAAACCAAGTTTTACCAATCTTACATTTCCAGTCATCAATATACTGAATATCAATATCCTCAAATATATTTACAATTGGCTCATACCAAATCTTTGATTTACTGCGTTTATCATAATGTTTAAATCCATCTACAAAAATAAGCTCCAAAGATGTATCTGGCATAAGCTCCAAAATGTCAGTATCTAAATTCTTTGAAAAATAATTAGCAAATCGCTTGTCGTGATTTCCATAATTACATACTACTTTCTTAGGGCGCATATACTCAATCAAATCAATAAGATATTGTCTACCTTGAATCATTTCTTCCATTGGTGAAATTCTATACTGTTTTGGAAATTTCGATAATGCTTGGCAATCTACAACATCTCCATTAATTTGTAAGATATCAACTCCACGATAATCTTTCAGTAACTCATATGGTAACTGAAATGGAACATGTAAATCTGACACAGATAGGATAGTAGTGGCTACACCCTGATAGCCATGAATATAATTATCATACTCTTCATATCCAACAGCCTGTTTTCTAAGCTGATCTGGTGTAATATTTAATCCAAGCATATCTCGAATCTCAATCCAATCCATGTCTGTTTCTTTGCGCTTTTTCGCAAGGCAACATCTCAATTTCCATTCAAAATCTGTTTCATTTTCTAATCTATGTAAGTCGATTATAATATCCACCGCCTTACTCTTCAGAGCCTTCCTCTACAGGAAGTTCAAATGTAATCTTGAAGTCAATTGCTTCAAATGGAATTGCGTCAACTACCTGTTGAGACAGATCTTCACCAGTTTCTACGTCTACAATCTTTAAATTCTTTACAGAAATATTTTCTAATTTAATTGTTTTCTTCGGAGCAGTAATTTTCTCCTGAGATTCAGTGATCTTAATCATCCTTTTAATTCCTCCATAACATTAAAAATTCCTACCAGACTTATATCTGCTAGGATTACAATAATTATCTTTTTTACCTTTTTGTTTTCGAGTGTCTAATATTTCCTGAATTTTATCACGATATTCCTCATTATTACTTAATCTGTACATACTAATGAGAGTATAATTACGTGAATTTAATGGAATTTTACCATTGCACACATTATGAATTACAGTCTTTGCCAACTGCTTACTTTTCATATGTGTATGATAATCGCCTTCAATGTCAGTACGTGTTACTCGAAATGTTCCATCTTGCAACTTATCAATTGCGAAATCTTGTTCATTCATAGGCAGAACCTACTTAACGAATCTATCTTCGATGTAACGCTTATTTCCACACGTCTTGTAGTAACCTACGTGTTCACCTTTACGATCAACATATCCATGTTTTGTATTGCGGATTACACCTTCAGATAATAACTTTTCGACCTCATTTTTAGAAATCTGTTTAATAATTTTTCACATCCTTTGATTTATTTTTCCTGCTAAATAGCAGGGGAGTAGCTGGCTAAGTAGGATTCGAACCTACAACCTTTTCCTTAACGGGGAATTGAACTACCTTTGTTCTACTAGCCAAAATTAGAAAAATCCGATGACTATACAATCAGAAAGAAAGCACAGCCATCGGCACATAGAAAGAGGGGGTATTGAGAAAATCGAAATAATGAATATATAATTATAGCAACTGCACCCCTTCGGGCTACTTCTAATAGACGCACTAATATTCAGTCAATGCAAATACAAGTCTGAGCATACACACCGTCGCATATATACTTCTTGTACTATGGGAAACACCCAACATAGTGCATACGGAATTGGTTATCCATAAGCCTCGTCCATCATTCAGAATCGTTAATATACTGTAATTTCATATGTACTTAATTAAAATATGCATTCTATTATGACTACCTTGGACTACTACTTCCTGCAACTCATCTTATTGTGCGAATTTCTTCACACTCACGGCAGAACTGACTTATTTGGTATTCCCTTACTTACCTCCTATAAGTTACCAGCTCATAGGCATCAGGGTTCAGCATTGCAGTGCAACTCTCTATTACGTCAGCGATGAGAACAGAACTTTTTACTACGCTTATTATTAGTACACATGCTTGTCTTTAGTGGTTTCCACAGTATTCTAAGATATCTCACGACATTTCGAAGCACACAACTATAAAGTATCCCATATAATAATATGCCGACATCCACATGCTCTCAGCACGGTGATTAAACCGATCTTCACTGAGTTCCAATAACTATAATTATATATTCATTATTCAATTGTATTTCTTATTAATCTGCTTATAAACGCCATTATCTTTGACAGATTATTTACTTCCACAGAATGCATGGTACAGTCTCGCTTGCTGAACTGAACTGGTTTTCCACACCATGCACAAGTTTTTCACATGGAATCACAGCAACTAAAATATATCCATGTGTTAGACGAAATAATTTACTGCCTTTCGGTTAATTATATATTCTCCGTACATAGTACAGAGATGCTTAATATTGTATAAAAAACAATATTATAGTTAAGAAAGCTGATTTCATTGTTTTATATTCGGGGCAGATAATGATACGTCTGCCCCTAGTATACTTTTTAAACTTGCAAGCCCTTACTTATTACACGCATTGGCAATGGCGTGGGAGTTTACTAACGCAACTCTGCGCTTTCTTCCCTCCATATTACACCCATTAAGTAAAACGCCAAAACACTTGATTTTATTAGCTTTTAAGAGATTGAGTATAAAGTTACTAAGTAAAAATTATGCAAAAACTAATTAAAATTAAGCAAAAATTTATCTTTGTTCATTTTATATAAACAATTCAACATTTTTCTAGTATATTTTTGACTCTTGTTATAAAAAACACTTCCATTATCTTTGGGTTCTATTCCAAGAGAAGTTTCAATCAATCTATTGATAGTAACAATATTTCCTACCTTTATTTTATTTAATTCATTAAAAACACATTTTGATTTATTAATAATCAATTCGGTAGATGTTTCATCATCTAAAGAAGGATTAGATTGAATAGATTTAATATAAGAATCATATTCTTCAACAATTTGTCTAATTTTTGTCATTTGCCTATTGTTTGCATATCCACCCATCTTAATAAAAAAATATTCAGTTGGAGTTGTATCGGTAGTGGAAGCATTTTGAATCTTGCTAATCCAATATTCAAGCCAATTCATAGGACATAATAATGCTTTGTTAATACGACTTTTAAGTTTATTCTTTGATTCATCAATTTCCTCTTGCGGCAACTCTTTTCCATCTTTGGTATACTTAATTTCTCTTGTATACTTCATAAACTCAGGAAAGTCATACTTTTTATATTTAGGTTTACCCGACTCAGAATATCCAACAATTCTTTTAATGCTCATACAAGGAAGTTTACTAATTCTATCAATCTCTTTATTGCCATCAATCTCATATTCTCTTTTACATCCATCAATAATAACCTGTGCAAGAACAGATAAAATGATAAAATTGTCATAGAGTTCTTTAAGTTTGTTTTCATCAGGATTATCTTTTTGCAATTCCGTCCAATAATATGTCATTGCCAACTGTGCTAAATTACTTGAATATCCAATTCCCATACGTGACTTTGAAAACTTGTTATCCATTGCGGCATAGTCTTTTTTTGTGTTATTGTAAGTAATACCAGACTCTTGCAATGCATTTACAATAGTATAAAATTCTTTGTAACATCTTTCAGCACACTTAACCATCGTTGGTTGATTGGTGACGAGCATAAAATCTGAATCTTCATCCATCCCATTTGCTCTATCTTGAATATCTGTATGGATACAATTAACTGCAATAATATTTTTACTAAATGCAAAATACTTATCCATTTCATCTGAATATAAATTATGTAAATAACACACATTATTTGGAGAATTGTGCGGATTTCTAAACGCTGCAAGATATTCATTATCATCAAAACGTTTAGTATAACACTGAATACAATTAGATTCCTGAGAAAGTGTTGGATCTTTTTCGAAATCTTCACCAACAGAATAGAGTAGAAGTGCATAAGGATTACCACACACGGTCAGATTATCACCATTGACCATAATTTTACCTTTTCGCATCCTAAAAACATATTGCTTAATTATTTCTTTTTTTTCATATCTAAAAAATTTACTATTTCCAAATTCATGATTTTGAGCATATAAATCAGCAAGCATTTGATAATGGTTTACTTCATTTGCATATTTTCTGAGAAATTTTTCAAATTCATCATTATCACGTTTAAGTAATTCAACATAATCAATGCTAATCTGAGCTATATCTTTTACACCATCCTTCGTACATGGAAGAGTATTAATCATCTGATAACTCAATTGCTGATATTGCCCCAATTTACTTGGATGATCAGTTTTAACAATGCCCCATATATCACCATCTGCATGAATTCTTTTACACCAATATTCATATGCTTCAATACTATTGTTACCCATGAGATCTTGAAATTTCTTCCACTTAATTGCATTATCAGTAGTTATCATCTTAATATCTTTCAAATAATGCCATTTACCAAACATATCTTGAATCTGGTATGTGTTATAATCATATCCATTTTTTTTGCACCAATCTTTAAAAAACTTTTGAAGATAACACTTGAAAGCACACGCCTTGAAAAGATGATTTCTAAGTAATATCATTCCGTTAATGTAAGATGGTAAGTAAAAATAATTCGAATCAGCTTCAATTAATGCCATTCCGTCCCAAATTGTGTTTTTTACCTGCCTTTTTTCTTCAGTTACAACACATTTTTTACGCTTTTCAATCACTTTTTCATTTTTATTGGTTTCTTTATTTTTCTTTTTGACTTTGACTTCGTATTCTTCTGCTTTGACAACTTTTGTCATTGTTTCAAAAAAGGAATCCTGGTCTTTGAGAATTAGAATATTCTCAACAGGTATATGAAGTGTACCAATAATGGTAGAAGTGGTAAGTGGTGCATAAGCTGACATTTCAACAATTTTAGCATTGTCACGACTCATTTTCTTTCCAAGCCCAATTGTTAACCAATCGTATGCAATGTCATATAATTTGCTATTGATGAAAATAACCTGTCCAAGTTTCGCTTTAGCACTTGTCCGAAAAAGCATCTCATAATGAATTGTTTCCTCTTTGATTGTTCCATCTCTGCGTTTTCGCTTATATGTGACATCAACACCATTCTCATAAAAATACTCTCTAATTTCATCTCGTGATTTTTCGTTATATAAGTCTTTTCTGTCCTCAACTTTTTGTAATGCCTGTTTGATACGTTCCTTCGAATCGCCATCAGTATCATTAAACAACTTTTCCAATCGAGCATGTTCGTTATCATAAGACCGACTTCCAAATTCATAATCAAGACAAATTATATCTCGTGTACTTTCGCCTTTATAAATATTTAATCCATTCTTTTGTAAAAAAAAACTAAATAAACTGTTATTAAACATCGCATCTGTATATGTAAAATAATCTCTTGTCCCAAGATTAACATCATATAACATGCCTGCACTGATGTTTTTTATTTTAATTCCGTATTCACTCATTTATTATTACATCACCGCCTTTTTAAAATTTAAAGCGGCTCGTTTTAATTGTTCTGTTGAAATTTCATCTCGAACCCAATTCCATAGTTCCATTGATAAATGATCAAAGGCTGCAATATTATGATTGTTTTTAGAATCATATATAATTTTAGTGTACTTACCACACCAATAATTAAATACATTCTCAAAAAACAACATAGCCAAAAAACATCTACTTTCATAATCATCAAGAGCAATGCGAATTTCATTTTCAGAATTCGGATATAACTCATCTATTTCTTCATTTTCAAGTTTCATTATATGCTTGACATTTTTAATATCTTCATCACAATCAACTTTATAGAACATATACCCATCTGGAATAGTAGGAAGATCTCCAAACGTTTCTAGTTCTGATCCAATTAAATATGTTCCAAAGATTCCATAATCTTGTGTAACATAATCAATTATTTTTTTTATTTTCATAAAAATTTACCTCCACTTATATATTCTCCACTTAACTTATTACTTACGACGCTTCCCTTCGTATGTTTTCATACGCAAACCCATCATTGGTTGTATAATAAATATGCCTTATTCCAAGATCCTTAATTGCAGCCATACAACTAGGACATGGGCGTGACATTCCATATTCCTGATCACAACGACTTCTATAAATATACAATTTTACTTTTGAGAAATTTATATCCAGATGACGGATAGAATTAAGACAATTGATTTCGGCATGAAGCTTTGCCGCAAAGCATCCTATGTTATTATTCTCTCTATATTTATTATAATGTTGTTGAATTGGATGCGTCTTGTTGGTATTATATCCAACTGCAATGACGTGCCCTTGATAAACAGCGATACATCCAATATGTGTTTTATGAAAGTCAGAACAAGTTGATACATTCTTTGCCTTGGTAAAATAATATTCATCAGTTCTCGTCATAGTATTCCACCATTGCACGATTACTTTCAACTGAATCATTTCCCATGTCGAAACAATCATAAGTATACTGATACAAGTTCATATATTTGTCCAATCGTCCATTGTTATATAATTTTTCAACAAGCTTACAAATATCAGTCTTAATAGTCTTCTTTGTACTCGCAACATACTGCATTCCGATTTCCTGTGCATCAATCTTAAATCTGTCATCAATTGTATCCCAATGCAACCACATTGACACCTTATATTGATCTAGTTCCTGATCATGAATATATGTACATACCACATCATATTTGCCATCTGGTAGTGGGATAGTAATAGTGTAACCTTCATTCTTATAATTAAACATGCTCAATTCTCCTTTCTCTTGCTTCTGCATTTTCCTTACATCTTTTATCAAATTTCCAATCTGCGATAATATTCTCTACAATATGACCGTTTGCGTGATCTGTGTCTAAATCGTATTCGGTAACATATCCTCCATAAGTATTATGGTTGGTTTTTGTAATATTCTGTATAATATAATTCATGTAATTGTTCATATAATAATTTTTGTTCTCCTTTTTGTTTGTTAAAATTTTTATTCATAATTTTTTCAGCTCCTTTAGTGCTGCGTTGATGGGTACATATGTATATTCTCTTATTTGGTTACTATTTATTACCATTTTTCATTTCTCCAAATGATTCAACTTTATAAATTTCAAGCATTTTTTCAATAGCCCATTTTATTTCTTGTTCACATCTTTCATTATTAAGAACATATATATTGGGTACATTTTTAGGTGGTTTTTTAGGATCAGGTTGAACACTACCAACTTCCTTTTTTATTAAAAGTGGTTCTCTATCACCAATAGAAGAAGTGAGATATTGGATGCATTGGTTAATTGTATCTTTTGACATGGAAAGTTCTTTTGACATAGAATCTATACTTCTAAAGAATGCTTCAGGTTTATCTTGAGGTTTTGATAATAATTCGTTGCCATTATTATCTCTTTGTCGTATGTAAATATAAGAATTTATATATAAGAAAGCCACTAATATATTCTCTCTATTAATAGACGATTCATTCATCATTATGAAATCATATTGAGATGAAGTAAGTTTTGAAAAATCTTTACATGGATCAAAATTCTCAGAAATTATTTTAATCTCAATTCCTGTATCATATCCAATAGAATCTAAATCTTGTTGCACTTCGATCATATTGTTATTTATCATATATTCTAATACGTCAAGTATTTCTTGAAATGCTTTTGGCTTGTTCCGATGTGTTTTATACCCATAAAAATCTAATACCTTACGAATCGTAATCCAACTATAATTTTCGTAAGATCTATATTTATCAATAAGGATATATGTAATATAAAACTTTCTACTAATTCCAAATTTTGTTTTAATATTCCCTTGTATATAATCATTTGGAAAACGTGTAAAATATTCTTTTTGTTGCAATAAAATTTTTCCTCCTTTATATGGTACTAATAAATTATTCTCTGTTTGGATAATAAAGAAAAAATAAGTTCACGAGCGTTCAGTATAGGTGCATTTTTGCACATGATTTTTTAAAATATGCGAAATTCCATGTGCATATTTGCACATAAACTGAACTGAAAGAAGATATACAACTTATTTAATAAGACAGACTATTCGTAATTTATTCGCTACGCTCATAAATTACTCTTTAAATTTTTATCTAATGTTTTTAGTTGGTCTAATTATTTATTCTCCATCTCAATTATTGTTTTGTTTCAAATCAACATATTTGTTCTTATAAATATCCTCTACAAAAAATACTGGTATTTTATTATGATAACGGTCATATAATTCTTGGCTTGTAATCACAGATCTGCACATTCCTAAAACAGAATTTGTTGTTCTATAATAATCCTTTACAATAGATTTGTTTGCATTGAATCTATTTCCTATTTTCCCACAAATAATACAATAGCTTTGTAAATCAGTTGTAACGTGAGACTCTTTACCAGGAAAACTAAAATTATATTGTATAAGACATTCTTCATAATGATGCTTATGTTTTGTTTTCTTTGCGCTGTCTGATATATTACTTCCTGTGTTCTTTTTATGTTTTGGTATTTCGTTTGGAATATTTTTATTCATATATCAATTCTCCTTATTTTCTCTATGTTTTTTTGATTTTGTAAAAATTATTAGGTTAAAATAGCGTTTTAAGGCATAATTTTTCATTTTTATTTTTTAGGTAAGTATTTTATCCTTGAAACTGTTTTCGTTCAAATTTGAGTCAGAATCATATGTTTTTCTCCTTAAATCCCAGTATAAGAATTATGTAAGTATGTCATCAAAGATAGTGGTGTATCTTGTTTCATAATTTCCATCAGAGAGATTATATTTATTTAATAGTGTATCTACAATATTTTCGTATGCTTTTCGCAACGTTAAGTTATGTTCTATTACATCTAATGTGTAAGCTGATTCCAATTTATTCTCATAGCAGTAATCATCTATTTCTTGATTAAGATCTATATCAGGATATGTATTTTGTAACTCCATATATAGATTCTTGTATAGCTCCGTATTGGATATATGAAAGTAATCTGTTAAGAGTTGATATTTTGGATACATCTTTAATGCCCAATATGACCATTTCTTCTTAGGTAGGTTTGATTGGTTATCATGTGACTCCTTTATTGTATTTATTTCCTGCTGCATTGATTCCACCGTTTGTGTGAGAGAAGTGAGTGTATTGGTTACTAAAGCAAGTGTCGATGTTATTTGTGGTAAATCTGGAAATTCGTTATGTCTGTACTTTTCTACGATGTCCCATACCCAATCCATAAACTCATTTGCACGTTTACTTTTTGACCATCTACAAATTTCCATAACACCTTTTTCAGTATAATAGTATGTTTGATGACCGTTTACCAAATTGGTAAATGAGAATTGGTCAAGCCGATCTGAGTGTCTATTATGAATTTTTCCAATAGCAACCATAGGATCAGTGTATTCCAACGCCTGACCAATTTGTTCTCTTGTAAGAAGAATGTCATCATTCATATTCCTATAGAAATTACATGGTAAATTGTTAAATGTTTCTGCTTTAATTAATTGTAAATTACTCATAATTTTAATTCCTTTCTTTTGCGATTTATAGTTTCTGATTATATATTCTCTGTTTGATTTTATTTTTTGCATAAAAATAAGACAGTGCAATTACTGTCTTGATAATTTTGTGTGTAGTTTTATGGTAGCCCCCTATATTGAAGAGGAAGAGTGAAAAATCGTTATCGTAAAAAGTGCTTATAAATAAGGAAGATTTTTGAATTGTAGATGTGGTTTTAGATGAAATTAGGTTTAGATTTAATGGTTGTTGGGTGGATTTTTTGTTGATTTTCGTGGTGTTTTACGATATGAGGTGCGATAAGGGGGTTGGAGAGAGTGGAATGGGAGATTTGGTTGATTTTGTTGGGGGATTGGGATTTTTGATGGTAAAATTTTGAAGTTGGTGTATAGATGAATCAGCTATCAGGCTTGCACCTTTTCCGGATCTGGCTCTTAGTTTTTAGTACCCCTAGTCACGGTATTTCTATATTTTTCCGTGTGTTATAGTTGATATATAACAGATAGTCTGTTGAGTTATAAGCAAATATTATAGCTAGTTATAATTTATAATGATATCGTATTTTTTAAAAAATATCTTTAAAAGGTATTGACAAATACGCTAAAAGGTAGTATTTTATACTCAAACGTTGGGCATAAGCCCAGCGGAGGAAGTACATAAAAAAATCTAGTCCACTAGACAAACAAATATAAAATCTAGTGACTAGATACAAAAAATAAGGAGGTTGGTTAATATGAAAAAAACCACAACAAACAACACAACAGTAAACAAGGAAGTAATAGCAAACAAGGAGGAAAAAAACATGAACGAAGCAAAGAAGGAAACAATGGTAAAAGCTAACACTCCAGCTAGTAATTCAATTATTGATGTAGTAGTAAACGGCATGGACACGCAAGAGGTATTAAACGAAGTAAACACACGGTTGGCAATGGTAGAAAAATCCGTATTTAATATTGCTTTACTTTGTGCATATGGTACGGGTGTAACAATTCCAACCTATACCGATTGTAAAGGTATTGTACACGGCGAAGCAACATGTGAAAAGCCAGCAAAACAGGCAGATTTTATTACACTTGTTAATCGTTCTAGCAAGTCAATTTCACGGTGGGTTATTGCTATGCGACTTATAATTGATAACGGTTATTTTGCAACCTTCGCCTACGGTTCTCTTCCGTTTTCATATGATAAAATTATAGCAATTTTCCGCAATCCGGAAGTATTTAAAGGCATTCAGTTGGTCGACCTTTTCAAAATGTCTGCAAGAACATTAGAAGATATGGTACACACTGCCGAAAAGAAGACGAAAAAGAACACTGACACGAAAGAAGAAGCTGGGGCAACTGAAGTCGAAAACAAGGAAGAGGAAACCACAACAACAGAATCAGACACGAAAGAAGAAGCTGGGGAAGTCGCAACGCTGACATATAACGGCAAGGAATACAAGGTCAATAAATTAGCGTTTGAAAAATGGCTTGCCGATAACATGATAGCAGACTAACACGCTATTAACACACTAACTAGGGCGGTGAAATTCCGCCCTTTTTGTAATGCTATCCGGGTAAAAATACCCGGATTTTTTAATGCTTTAAATCTAGTGACTAGATAATTATATTGATATGGGTTGTCTAGTGACTAGATTTAAAAATAATATAACAAGGAGGTATTGCAATATGAATATTTCAGTATGCAAAAATAACTATGAATACATCTGGAATCAGCATATCCCACTTAATGCATGGTATGGCTGCGATTCTGTCGGTTGGTGGTTTTGCACGGTTCACGGCAAGCCTGAGAACGGTAATGAATTAGAATTGCGTAGATTTAATGGCACATGCTGGATCAAAGTACGTGAAGATTCAGAAACCACACAAAATATCTGTCAATGGGCTACAACTATGCGTTTGTGGTGGACAAAATGCCACTGGTTCAAAGAAGAGGATACACAAAAAAATCTAGTGACTAGACAAGAACGACATATACGAAACATTCAAGCTATGATGCATCATGCAAGAACACACAAGTCAGGCGGTTCGGGTATTCGACTTGACAAAGAAAACTTCCGTGCTGATAAAACATTCACAGACTACGAATGTTCAAAAAATCCATTACATGATTTTATACAATCTTATAATTAAGGAGGATAAGATTATGAGAAGAAATAATATTACAGCTACAGCTATGCATTTAACAAGTGCAAGAATACATAATTTTGCAAATAAAATCAATACAGGAAATATAAATGTATTGCGTGAAATAGATTTACCATCACATACTCATACTATGCATTATATAGAGGATTCCACAGAAGAAGTGCGTGATGTCAGTTGTATTGATTTTGGTTGTCCAGTGCAGCTATCGGTATGTTTTTATAAGTAAGAGGAAATTGCTATAAAAAGATCAGAATATAAGAAATAGGAGGTACAACCATGCTTAATATACAAACAACAATTCATTCAGACAAAGAAGGCAACTATAAAGCCAAAGATATAATATCTCAACTTATAAAGGTAAATTTAGACATTGAATTGCCTAATAAACCACTAGAGGATACATGTCTTGCAGATTTAAAATGTGAAGGTTTACCATGTACATATTCACATACAGAAGGTACAGTCTGGGACAATAACTTGCGTACTTATACAGAACGCAAAATAACATTATGTTTTGGATAATTACATAAAGGCAGACTAACAATCTGTCTTCCGTCTTACGGTGTAAGTCCGTAACCGATGAGCAGAAGCGAAACGGAAATTGAAAGGAGGTTGTTTTTATGGTAACATTGTAGATAGGTACAGTGTGCCTAAAAATTAAAGGAGGGCATTATATATGTCTAAAATTGTACAAAAAGTTCCCGATGAAGTTAAAAAACAAAGCATAGAAACTTTAAAGGTTCGTAAGGAAACATTAGAGTATTTGCGTCAAAATGGATTCAAAACCATTGACGATGTAATAAAAAGGCAAATGGAAATTCCTAGCGAATATAGAGGAAATATCTACGCATATTTGTTTTTTGGAATGGAAGATTAAAAGGGAAATCTAGTGACTAGATACTAAGATATAAATATTAAACTTCTTTAATATATCTAGTCACTAGATAAACTTGTACAAAATTGAAATTATATGTTATTATAGAAAGGAGATGATAAAATTTGGAGGCATATAAAAATATGGAAATTAGCTATCAAGGTTTATTTGATATGTTAAAAAAGAAAGGAATAATGCAAAAAACAATGCGTGAAGATCTTAATCTGTCAGGAAGTATTTTGACTAGATTAAAGCATAATGGAGCTGTAACAACGGAAACCATAGGCAGAATCTGCGAATATTTACAATGCACTCCAAACGATATAATGGAAATCAAATTTGATTCTAAAATTGCATCTTCCTATAATGATAAACATAAAATGAATTTAGAAACCCAAATAGCTGAACTTCAAGAGAAATTAAAACAAATATAAAATCTAGTGACTAGAAAGGGAAAGTGATAATGCTTGTAGTTAGATTCAATTCAGAAGAAAAGGCAAATCATTGTATTTTGAATAACGATCATGTTAAAGATTGGAAACGAGTAGATAATGAAATAAAGGGAAATGCAGAATTTTTAGTTTGGTATCAACCAAAACAGTAAGGCACCCATCATCCGATAGGGTGCTATTTTTATACTCAAAATTCAAAACGGATCAATAAAGAGCAGGCAAACACTTGCTCTTATTTTTATACAAAAAATCAAAAAGGAGGTTGTTAAAAATGGCAGTTGTAATCAAATTGAATGGAGAATATGTAGGTGTAACACATATGTCCAAAAGCGAAATCAGAAGTGCTGAATCCGCAGGCTTTACAGTAATCGAAGCCAACAAATAAAGGCAAACATAACTATACAGACTGTATCCGGATAGCTTATTCGGCGACAATAGGCACAACTACAGATGCGGTCTGTCAACTTTGAGAAGACAAAAAAGGAGGAATGCCCAAATGAAACACACGGTATGCACACGGAAACTCAAAAACGGAACACCTGTATTAGTCGTAGACTTACGGAAATTAGGTGAAGCATTAGTATGTGCAGCAGTAATTATAACAATTATGCTTGTACCATCATTGTTGTAGGAAGGGGGTTGTTACTATGCCAATTATTACGATTAGAGACATCAAAGATGCATACAAAGATAAACAGGCAACACAGGAATGGAACTAGGGAGAAATGCAAATGGAATACCAAGATTTTTATGACATTGCCGATTATTTTAACAATCTGAATTGTCAAGTGTATACAGAAAAAGAAATTGCGACAAACGCATACGAATATAAATCAGAGTATGATTATTCTATGCATAAAGGCAAACCAACACGGACAATGATTGAGTTATGTAAATTATGTTGTGAAGATATGGATTTTCTGAACTATCCGCAGATTCAAGAAGAAAATGCGTTTACTGTTGGACAGATGCAAGAGATATTGAGTGATTTTATGATGGAGATGATGCCATGACAAAAATTGTTCGTTATGAAATGGAATCTCCATTCACAGAAAAGAAACGCAAGACAGTAAAGCGAAACACAAAGGTAAAAGCAATCTAAAAGCGAATATACATACATAAGCTGTGATAACGGCTATACGGTCTATTAAAACACACGGTATATATAAATAGGAAGGAAGTGATACACATGGCAAAAGTACCAGGAGTACCAACAAGAGAATTTAGAGCTGCATTAAAGGCAAATAATTTCCGACTTCAACGGAGCAACGGAGGGCATGAGATTTGGGAAAAGACAATCACGATCCATTGCTCATTCCCTAATCATGGAAAAGAAATCAACGGAGCATTAGCGCAGCGTTTAAACAAAGAACTTGGATTAAACATGGAACGATTCAGAAAGTAGGTGTGAAGGTAAATGAAATGGATAGAGATTTTACGGAAAGATAAATATGCACTTTTGCAAAGCGAAAGTGATACAAAGTATGTAGTTGCAAGTGGATATGATCCAACGCAGCCTGAAGATCAGCAGTGGAATTATGGAACTTATTTCTGTTACTTCCAAAACAAGTCAAATAAAGCCGATTGCTTACAGAATGCGTTGGATTGTTTCAGAAGTAAAACGGAAGAACATTATGTAACCAAAGGTCAGAAATATCTTGAAATCTACAGGGAAGATTATAGCGAAGGTGCATTTAATGAAATCTTACAGTCATTAGATATAGATGATGACATGGTTGGAGATGCACTTGGTTGTTACTGCATTGTAGACGAAGACAGTTTGAAAAAGGCAGAGTAAATGGATATTTCATTAGGAAAGGTAGAGTGATATTATGCAGCATTTAAAAACGGAAAAGTGTATTATATGTGGAAGTACGGCAAAAATGTGGCATGGTCATGTAATTGCAAAAAAGAAAATGGCTCTAGGTAATTATATAGATCAAAAGGTGATTGCTGGGTTTTGTGATAAACATAGTGAAATATTGTGTAGTGAACAAGGCGGCAATTACGGTTACTATAATTCTGAGTTGATGGGAAAATGTATTCCGTTATTCAACTCGTGAAATACGTGTTTCATTGGAAGAAAGGATAGGTAAAATTATGAATAGAACAAGACGATTTAAAGCATTAAACGGAGCAAAGGGAGAGTATTCAAGAATTGTAGATAAAATTGCAATTTATGACGAGAATGGAAAGCAGGTTGATTGTTGTGTTATCCAAACAGATGATACCGGAAGAGAATATTATTGCCCGTCAAATCCGCATGGCAAATTTGGATTGTTTACAGACAAGCCAAAGGATGCTATTGAGTGTATTAGAAATGGGTTTGGCGATGGTCTTCAGCAGTCAAAGTTGTTTGATTTTACATTGGAACATGTTGTGCGGTTTATTGATAGAGAATACGGAGAAGAAATCAGACGTAAAACGATTGAAGGCTGGAAAGATACTAAATTCGCTTATGGTGTTAAATTTTCATATCTTAACTCATTTAGTGGTGGCAGGCTTGTAATGAAAAATAAAACGCTGATGGGTTGGGATGATGACGCAAAAGATGTACTATCTTTTGATAATGAAGAAGATGCAGCTTTATTTATTAAGGAAGTAAATGAAAAGGCAAGTAAGTATTGCGAAGAATATGGTGCTTTAAAGAGAACAGGAGACAATAATTGTGATTACGAACACACATTCAAGCCATTTTTCAACAGTATTAATGGAACAAATTCGGTTTATCTGAGTGCTTTTTATGGATTATGTGAAGAAAGAAAAAATGGTAAAGCTAATTACAAAATGGAAATAGTCCAGATCGTAAAAGCAGACTAAATTCGCATTTGCTAAGGAAATGGAGGAAATTATGGATAGATACTTAGTTGTGTGGTTAAGAGAAGGCAGAGAGAATGTTGATGTCATTGATAATGCTATCACTCCGCATGAAGCAACTAATAAGGTAAGAGAAGTGCATGTAAATGCTAACGTAGTAGCAGTAGGCATTATGTTAGACAACGAACAGTGGAATTACTTGTAGTAGTTGAAACTAAGATTTCTTAGGAAGGAGTGATAATATGTGGAATACACCACATTCAAAGACAGGATGGAATTTAGGAACAGAAGATGAATCGACAGAATATTTTATACTAAATGGTGTAACTTGTTATCATGATTTATTAACAGATAAATATTATGCTTTTCTTGGAATAACAAGTGATAGAAAAGTAGAATTTGAAACGAGAGAGGCTTTGCGAAAAGGAGTGGAAAACAAAATGGCAGATATTGAAAAACAGAAAGAAGATGCACGGAACTTAAATGAACTCACGGATCATTTGATTAAATTACTTGAATCGGATGACAAGCGGTTCTCATTTGAATTTTGTGCAGGTGGCACAATGGAGATTTACGACAAAGAAAAAGAAATCGGTTATGTAGTTCACATTGCACCGATTAAATATAACGAAGATGGAAACGCAATAAATTTATAGGAGGCTGATCTAATGTTAAACGCAAATGATTCACAGATAAAACTTGAAAAATATCATGCAGACTGTGTAAAGTTTTGGACAAGACAGAATGGAATTGACGAAAGAGAAGCTTATAAGAGAGCTTTGGAGTATGATTTAATTGAGATTTTTAAAGCAAATGATGGGTGCTTGTATGATCCTTTTATACCAAGTGGAGAAGAACTTGATAAGCAAACAACACTCGATTTCTTAAAATACAGATGTCAAGACTTGTATGGGAAAGAGTGGGAAGAACATTGGAAAGAATACAATTTATAGTAACCGCAAAGGCAGCTAGTAGATTATTCTCCTAACTGCCTATTTTATTACAAGGAGGAAACAAATTATGAGCAAATGGTTATATGATCCTGAAACGGATTCACGGAATGGAAAAGAGTTTACTTACAATTTGCCAATACATGAAAATGAGGACTTACTTTTAGGTTTTTCATATAGGCAAATTATGGATGAAGTGATTGCAAATTATGGTCACAATGTAACAGAAAAAGAAATCAGAAAACAGGTAAACGAACATCTGAAAATGGCTAAAGAAAATATGGAAGAAAATTTAATGTTGTGTATTGACAGTATGTTAAAAGAAATTAAGGAGGCGTAATTATGTATAAAATCATTAACCCATGTAAGTGTAAGGTTTACACAAAAACAGGAAACGAAGTAGATAGAAATGCATTTGTAAAAATTGAATATAAAGATTCAAAATTAAGTATGTGTGGTGTAGTTGCGCCATTATCAAATGGAGATTGCCTTGGCTCTGCTGGTCAGTGTGTAGATGAAATTAGAAATGGTTCACCAACAGATGAGTGGACAACGGAAATGCTTAACAAATTATGTGATATTTGGGATAGATGGCATTTGAATGATATGCGTCCTTATTGTGAACACATGAGAGAACTTGGATGGACAGAACACACTCAGGATAAAGTTAAAATTGAGAAATGGACTTTAACAAAAGAAGCTTGTCAGAAAAAAGATAACGCAAAGAAAAGAGCATTGGAATGTTTGAAAAATGGAGAACCATTTTATCCAACTAAAGAGGAAACAACATATGCAAATATGGAATATTCTATTGATGTTTATGATGGTGAAGAAGTCACTTATGGAGAAGCATACGAATTAAAAGAGAAAGATTGTTTAGGACATTCAAATACAGAATATAAGACAAGAGGTTGGATTTCTTATAAAGATCACAAACTCGGTTTTATGGGTAGAGAATGTCCAGTGTGCGGTTATAAATACGGAACTGCTTGGAAGATGGAAGAAGTACCACAGGATATAATTGAGTGGTTGGAAAGTTTACCAGAAACTAAAGTAAAGCCAGCATGGGTATAGGAGGTAAGATGTTATGCTGAAAATTGAAATTAAAACAGGTAATGCGGCATTCTGTGATCCGTTTACAGGTGAGCCAAGCGAATTTGATGAAGCTATAGAATGCAAAAGATTACTTGAAGGTATTTGTAGAGAACTTGAAGATGGTGCAACAAGCGGAAGCATCATTGACATAAACGGAAATAAAGTTGGTCAATGGAGCAGATAGGAGTGTGGTTATATGGCATATTACAGTAGTCCACGAAAGTATGAAAACGCAACTGGAAAAAGATTTACAACTAATTGCAGTTGCATACATAGAACAGGGAGTGTCAAAGGCATGGTTAAATTAGGCTTTTGGAATAAAAATAGTGATAAGGTAAGACACGGAAACTGGATTTACCAGCAGCCATAAAGCAAAGGAAATTGTAATTTACAGTGAAATTTTAGAAAGGTAAAAGGTGAATATTTATGGTAGATACAAAGAAAACAAAAAGATTGCACATTGGTATGGCTTACACGTATGTAGGAGACACAGGAATTGATATTCCTATGGAATTATTAGAAGGTAAAACAGATGAAGAACAGTTGGAAATTGCTTGTAAATATGCACAGGAACACATTGATGAAATTCCTGTTGCTGCTAATGCAGAATATATTCCATATTCGGACAATTTTGAGATTGATGATATTGATTTTGAAGATAACGAACAGTAATACAGAGAAAAGGAGAATAAAACTATGAGAGTAAACGAAGTAAGAAAAACAGAAACAATCGAGAAACTTGTAAGAATAGAGTACATTGCAGAAGACGGCACAGTATTTAGAAGCGAAGAGGAGTGTAAGAAATATGAGGAATCAGCATTATTTGTAATCAGCAAAGAGTTAAAGAGACTTGATAATAAGAAAAATGGAGCTTCTGAATATGACATTTATGATGAATGTTCTGATGAATATCTGGTAGAGATTTTCAATGCAGAAACAGAAAGAGATATTGAGAATATCAGAAGATATGTATATCTTAAAGCTCTTTTAAATAGTTCATATGCGAGAAAGGAAGATGTTGATTTACCTAATATCACAGCAGGGCATGAAGTAATTATTCATTGGAACTATGACGAGGATAGTTGTTGGACTATTGGAAATGGAAGTATTGATGCTTTCTGTGGCTATATTAGAGAGAATCTTATGAGCTTAATTACTCCAAAGGAGGAAAAATAATATGAATGGATATGAATTTAAAAGAGAAATCGAAAGAATTTTTAAGGTTGCACGAAATATGTGCCCTAATGTAACAGATGAAATGCTTTATACAAACGGAGCAATTCATTATATGAACGGGAACGACAGTACACCGTTTGATTGGAATTGCAATAACAGGTTATGTGAATTTTTCATTTTCCATAAAAATGAGATGGGCTTTATCAAGGCATTCGTAAATAGTGACAACACAATTGATATGTACATCTATGAAACAGACGATGCTATGCAGCCGACTTATAAATTTACAGAGGAAATGGAAAAGGTAAAAGCAAGTAGTTTTGCAAAGATTATGAACTATATTGCGGATGATAATGGATTGTGGGATAAGCCGATTGATGAACTTGATTGGGATGTTGATAGTTTAGAGTGTGATGAGATTGATTAGAAATAAGAGAATATATAAAGGCAGATGCAAATAATTGTGTCTGCCTTTTGTAATGGAAGGAGAAAAATGACAATGAAAATTAAAGAATACAAATTATACAAGACAGCTAAAAAGACAGCAAAGGAAAACAACCTAGAATATGTCGATTCATTTGAAACTGGTAAGAGAAATATCTTGTTTGATTTCTCATTATTAGATAACACAGATAAATTAACAAATGAAGAGAAACAGTACATTAGAGAACACGCATTACGGAATTTACATGCTAGTGATTGCGAACAGTTCTATGGGAAAGAGTTTGATAATTTTACAGTTTGTAATGGTAGAGCATTATATTATCCACATAAAGTTTATGATGAACATGGTTGTGAACGCAGATATGTAATTATGCAGCTTGCAAAGATTATTCATGCAAGAGGAACACAAAAGAGTGTTTATGATGATTATGAAACAACGGAAATTAAATTGGATAGTGGTTATACAGAACCAGTAAGAGATTATGAAATATAGAACGGAGGTTGATTGATATGTTAGAGATTAAAAGTTATTTAGGATTCACAGACAACATAAAAGAGCCACGAAAGACAAAGGTTGAAAATACATTGGATCATCTGTATAGATACCACGGGAAAGTAATGAGTGCAGTTAATTTCTTATGTACAAAATTATTGGAAGGTTGCTGGCTTGAAATTGAGGAAAATTATACGACACTCAAGAGAAATGGAGAGCGAACTAAGCCAAAGACATTATATATGTTTATGAATAATGGCGAACACGGAAGACAGTATTTTGAATTGAATAAGACACAATATGATTTTGTCCAGTATCTCATTAATAATGGAATTGATACAGAAGAGAAAATGCTTGCAAGGAATAAAGCAGATATTGAAAAAATGGAAGCTGATAAGAAAGCAGAGGAAGAAGCAAAGCGACTTGAAAAAGAAAGAGAAAAACAGAAAAGTAAAGAGAAAGAGAAATTTAAAGAGTGGTTATTTGTTGAGTCTGCTGCTATTCCAGATTTTCAGATTGAGATAATTGACTCAATATTCCTGGCATTATACGGAAAGGAAAATCCTTGGAATTATTCACTTGCTGTATGTATTAATAATTATGATAAGCCTATGTGTAAAGAAGAAGTTAAGGCGAGATTGCATAATGACAACAAGGCAAGTATCAAGATATTTGAATGTCTTACAGGTTTGAAACTACCAAAGGGATATAGAGATAGAATGGCTTATCTTGATAGTATTACAAGTGCAGATTTTAAAGGTGCAGTTGGATATAAGACACGTAAACATATTAAAAAAGAAAAGGAAGAAGCACAGAAAGAAGAATTTTATATCTTATTAGGCAACTTCACTTGGCAAAAGGTACTTGCAGAACCATTTGTGAAATACGGAATTAAGATGTTTTTATTCTGTGATTATGGTACATGGAAATTATCTCACGAAGAATTAGGATGCAATATTGTGTCAGGAAAGACAAAAACAGAATGTATACAGAAATTAAAAGAGTATATGGATAAGAACGGAAAAGATAAATTCAATGAACTTGTTGATAAAAATAGAAAAACAATTCTTGAAAAGGCAGGAGTAAATCCTAGATTAGCTGGTGAGGTAGCATAGTATGAAGAAATTATACAAAGTAATCTATAAATGTAACGATGGTTCAGAAAAATATACTTTTATGGAAGCAGAAGCCGATTTACGAAAAGCAGAAAAGACAATTGAAGATATTCTCCATCATATACAGGGAATGAATACAAAATTGGTTTCTTTCGAGGAGGTAAACCATGAAGAGAAAAACGTATAACAATGTATTAAAAGCTGCAAGGCTGATTCAGAAGAAAGGTTACGAACAGAAAGAAGCATTGGAAATTGCGGTACAGAAATTTGACGAATTAGAGCAAATGCAAAATGGAATGTCTGTTGAGTGGCTGATTGATAAGATGGCTATAAAAGAATAAAACCAAAGGAAAGAACTGTTTATTTAGAAAGTGAGGTAGTAAATATGACATATTATGAAACAAAAATAGGAAAGATTATTGAGGAAGAATTCGATTCACGAATGGGAAATGCAGTTATTTCCTATATCATGGATAAGGGAATTGAAAATGTAAAGGAAATTACTGACGAACAGATTGAAAAAATCGAAGGCAACGGATTAATGACAGCAGAATTTCTTCAGTCATTAATTAGATGTGCAAGAAGAATCTGTAACGAATGTGAGTGGATTGAACTGATTGAGTTCATTCGGTTGCATCTATGGTGTACTCCAACAGTACATGATGTGTGTTTGCATAGGGAAGATTTTACATATGGGACATTTGCAGAGTTTCTTAAAGATTTGAATCTTGATGAAAGCGAAGTGGGAAATGAAATTAAATTATTTGTAGTAGTTGATCAGGATTGCTTAAAGGAGAATTAATTATGAATGGAATGAATGTATTAAGAGTTGAATTAGTAAGAGAAATTGGCAATGTAAAAACATATAAAATTACATATGAGGAAAGCGAAAGCATTGAAACAAGACTTGTAGGTAGAACATTTAATTATGACGAAGACGCAGAAAACTTTCCAGAATCTGTATTAGATTTTGCAGAGAGTTGGATTTTAGGGGATTTATAAAGGAGAGTGATTAGTATGATGACAAGAGAAAGATTTGCAGAGACAAACTGGAAAATGAGTTATGAGGAATATCAGAAATGCGATTGTACTGAATGTAAAAGAGAAGAATGCCCACACAGAGGAGCATATAGAAGAGTACCTAAAATTGATGGTGGACTTGGTTTATGTCCTAATCTGAAGGGAGAGTGATTAGTATGGTAGTAGAACGTAGATGTATTAATCTTTATTGCGAAATAAATCCGTGGATGGATTTGGTTTTATTAGTAAATGATGAAAACTTCGATAAGGCAAAAGAAGTAACGGAAAAAGCATTTGATGATTTTTGGAATAATCCAAAAGTTGAAGAAGAATGTTGGTGTTATGGAGATTGGGTTGGATGGAAACTGAAAGAAGCAGGTATCGAATATGATATGTATTTTAGAGATAAGGAGGACGATTAGAATGTACAGAATATATCAATTAACAGATGAAGAGAAAGATAAAATTGTGCGATGTCGTTGGGATGGAGATACACATTACTATGATGTATTTGAATCACAAGAAGAGTGCGATGAAGAACAGAAAAGATTGGACAAAATTGAAGCGGAATATAGAAAAAAGAAAGCTGATTATTTGAAAAATTGTAAAGGAGCGTACTGATCATGGAATCTGTCGAAACAATGATATTAAAAGATGATGCAGAAAAGCAAATTGTATTAAATCGAGGACTTTTGATAAAAACATTTAGTGTAACTGTTTATAATAAAAAGACAAGAAAAGCAAGGGTTTATAGAAATAAAAGAATAATGTACAAATTGATAAAGGAATGTATATAGGGAAGGGATTTAATTATGCTATATAAAAATAGATATACAGATAAAGCGAAACAGAATGCATATATGAATGCTTGTGATTGTTTATATTTTGGATTTGGAAAGATTTTTTGGAATGATTGTGGATGTAATGATGATTCAGTATGGGATCAAGCAATGAGAGATATGCAAGATTTGTAAGGGAGAATAAATGAATAGCGATAGTTAAAGCAGAGATTTAATTATCTCTGCTTTTTCTAAATACATATAAAGGAGGGAAGTTAGTATGAAACCATACCAGAAATACGGTGACTTTTATATTCCAGGCGAAGACATCAAGTTTCCAACAGAAGATGAAGCCTTAGAATATATAAGAGAGAACTACTAACAATGAGAGGCATCGGCTGTGGCAGCAGCCGTGTAAGTCCTCAACTCCTTATATGAAGTATAACATAAAATGGAAAGGAAGTGCATTATAAAATGAAATTAGATTTGATCATGGTTGACGAATGTGGTGATGAAGTGAAAATGAAAACATTTAATGTTGGTAATGATCTTGATGAAGACTATATGGAATTATGGAAAGATAGGAAAATAGAAAAGGCAAGAGAAAATTATCCTGAAGCTCAACGGTTTTACTTTGAACAACCATATTCAGATATGAGTTATGGAGAGCTATTAGAACATGGAGATTTTGGACAAGAAATGGAGTAATGGAGATGAAGAGAACACCAAAAATAATTAAGCAGCAGACGGAAAAATGGTTGGACGAACGGTGGTTGATTGCAAACATGGAAGATTCAAGACCACAAGATATGAGTTATTACATGGGAGCTTTAAAGGCTCTTGAGTTTGTAGACTATGAATGGAAACGTGATGCAGATGGAAAACATACATTGTTTAAGTAGATTGGAGACAAATGAAGACGAAGAATATAATAAAATGTCCTGAGAAATGCAAAAATTGTGAATATAGAAAAAAATATTGACTATATCAGACCATATAATTTTTGCAAAAAATTAAATGTATCTTTTTCAGGTGATGAACCAAAATCATTTTTTAAATGTAGATAAAGTATAAGCACAGTAAATAGCAATTTCAAATGGAGAGACTAATGGAAATTAGAGTGATTGATTATGATGCTGTAGTTGGATTTGTTGATTATGGAACTATTGATAGTGAAAAGAATGGCGGCTGGTCAACCAATATGCGATGCAAAAAATGTGGTGCAGCATGGCTTGCTGAAAATCATGCAGATGGAAGGTATTCTTGTCCTAAATGTGGAGCAACAGGTAAAGGATGTGTTATTCCAGTACAATAGAAAGGATGGTTAATTTTATGAAAGCAGATAAATTAGAAAAATATCTTGATGAGTTATCAGAAGGAACTGATTTTGATTTTAGAATATCAGAAATAAAGAATGGTGAAGTTGAGTTATATATGCAGGGAGATAACCCTTGCAATGAGGATTGGAGTACTGAAATTACAATTAAGAATCCAAAGACAAAGAAAGAATTAATAGAGACTTTACACGAAAAAATGTGGGAACTTTATGATGGCTTTGATGTTGAGGAAGAAACATATCTTATGTTAGAAGCAAAGAGAAATGGATTTCAAGGTGTTCCTGGTGTAGTTGATCTAGTACATAACGAGGAATATAAAGAAAATGCATTGAAAGAGTTTGCGGAAAAATTAAGAGATTTATTATAGGGAGGAGTGCTTAATATGTTAGATTATACAAAAATTACATTCAATGAGTTAGATGACACAGACAAGCCATTACAGGCATTTTACAATTATGATTTAAAAGAAAGCGAAATTGATAGCTTTTTGGAAGAGTACGCAACAGTTGAAGAAGTTCCAGAAGGTGTATCTATTCAGAAAGTAGAATTATGCTTAACAATTTACGCACAGCATGATTTTAAATTAGAAGCTTGTTGTACAGATACAAATAACGAACAGTATTGGGTTGAAATCAATAAACAGTTTACAAATGCAGATGAATTTATTCAGATGATTCCCGATTATGGAAAGATAAAATTATAAAGAGGTGATGATTATGCTAGATATTACAAACTTATATGCATACAGAATTGAAGAATTGGCTGTTGGAATTGTAAAGGCAGAGTCATATGAAGATGCAAGAGAAAAGGTGAAAGTAGCTTATTTGAAACACAACGATTGCTTTGATTCTGAAAGAGATTTTATTGAGTTAAAGGAAATTGCAGAGAATGATTCATGGTTTAGTGATAATCCTGATGTAGTTGAAGTTGATGAATTAATATAGAAGTGGAGTGATGAGATATGAATTATACTTATTTTGGAAACAGAATTGAAAGAAGCCCATTAGGGAATATGGGGTTACAGTTATTAGAAGCTCAAGAGAAATTAGTTTCTCAAGAATATGAAGTTGAGAATCTTAGAATTAAAGCAGCTATGTATAAAGCATATTTCTTTCGTAACTCTATATTAGCAGAAAAATTACAAAAACAAAGTGAAGAAAACAGAGATGCACTTATCGGAGAGTTTGATGGTTTTTCATATGCAAGTTGGAGAGCTAATGCTGTATATAGAACGCTTGAAAATATGTGCGATGAAGGACTATTAACTGAAAAAGAATATAGAGAATGCAAAGTATGAAACAAGAGTTTCATAAGGATTATGAATTGAGGTAATATGAATGAAAAAGGAAATATATCAAATGTCTTCAGATGAAGCATTAAATGAATCTATAAAATTAGAATTAAAAAACAGCTTACAAAAGGCAAGAAATGCTTGCAAAAGAGCAGATGAAGAATTACGAAAAGTATACAATATATTAGAGGATATGTGTATAGATTTGGATGTTACTACCAATGCCGAAAATGCAGATAATCTCGAACAGGCAGTGAACTGCTATGTACAGTATGGAGAATATAATCTCAAGGGATTGGTTAGTGAAATTATGAAGCAATATAATGAAATGAAATGAGGATTTACTAGGAAAGAGAGGCAAATAATATGGTAAGAAAGATGAACAACAGATTATATAAAATCAATACATATGCTTCTGCACACATTATTGAAATAGATGACAATTATGATGAAGAAGTACAGAAGTTAAGAAAAGAAATTCAGCTTGACAGTCTTGGATACAAATTAAATTTACTTGTATATCTTGCCACATTAACAGTACAAGGCTATGCGATTTTAAGCGTAACGGAATTTAACATTGATGGAAGTAAACCTAGAGTTGCTTATGCAAGTAGCAAGGATTTTAAAAAGATTGTTAAGTATTATTCTAAGAAGAAAGCATAGGAAACGATGATTTCTTGACAGAATGACAGAATGGAGACTTAGAATATGACAAGAGAAAAAGCCACGAGAATTGCAAATGGATTTTTTAATGATATGAATCCTACTTTATGGAACGGAGAAGGTGATAAACCCGAAAGCTTTGATGAACGACCTTGGCAATGTAAAATAGTTGATGGTATAAATCTTGAAATTACTTTTGCTTATGATGAAGAAGATGGATGGCATCATTATTGCGATTTAGTTTATACCAAAGATAACAGTTCTTTTGACTTACTGAGTGGTTATGGAATTGATTCTAAACTAAATGTGATAGATACAGTAATGGATATCTGTAGAGACTATAAGTAAGTATTGGAATTGTGATTTAGATAGGAGTGATTGGAATGAATTATAAAATAGGTGATACAGTAAAAATATCTGTTTATGTAACAGAAAAATGGAGCAGATTAGTTACTTGTAAAATTACCAATAAGTATATAAGAAATAATACTACTTATTATTCTTTGCAAGAGATAAATGGAATTTATAGAGTAAGTAACGTAAAAGAAACCCGATTCATACTTGATTAACATGAAACGGAAATTTCAAAGTAAAAAAAGGAGAGTGATAATAATGGAAATATTACCAATAGAAGAACGTAAACAATATCATTGCTGGTTCTGTGGGACTAATAAATCGGTAAAATATAAAGGAAAAATTTTAAATCCTTGTCCTTGGTCAGATAATCGGTATCTTGATATTGTTATATGTAACAAATGTGCGTTATTGCATAAACATCATTTAAAATATTGGGATACAAAAAAAATAATGCATAGCACATTTTAAAAGAATAAATAAGTGGTTGATTGATTCGACCTCTTATTTTTATGGAAGGGAGATGTCCAAATGCCAATATTTGATTTATCAGGATGGAATGTAAAAATGTGGAAGTACAATTCACGGAACATTGAAGAACAATTACATAAGAAAAACGCTTGGATCGCAAAGAATTACAAGCGATATCAAATTGAAGAAATTTATATAGATGGAGCATGGGCTATACAGTACAGAAGGAGGAATGTAAATGGAATATGTGAGCTGTGTTGTGGATGAATTAGGGATGCCGATGTATCGAGTGTCGTATTTGGAACAGAAAGGTTGCTTGGATGATGTGTTAAATAATCATCCTGAATGGAACATTGTATGTTTACCATTTGGAGAGGAGTGATTGTATGTATATAGTTCAAATGCCAGAAGTTACAACAAAGAAAGCTACAGAGATTGTAAAAATGTTAGAAAATAAAACAGGTGATAGTTTTCAAATTCGAAAAGGCATTTTAGATGCTAGATATAAATATGGATATTACTTATTCCAACGTACAATGGATGGATTTGTTTGTCCTGGTACATATGGATATGTAAGAGCTTACGCAAAAACAATAAAGGAACTTGCGCTTGCACCTTAATGGATATTAAGGTATAATCAAAATAATTTAACCAATTTGGATCGAGGATAGCGAAAATCTATCTAAAATAAAATTGGAGGTATATAATATGAAAGAAATTTACGAACAGATTAAACAAGAAGGAATTGATATTAGCAAAATAGTACAGAAAAAGGCAACGAAGTTGAAAAATAAATTGGTTGCAGACATTACATCACATAAAAGACAAGAAGTGCTAGAAGATTTACTGCAAATATCGTGTGTGGCTGATTGTGGAGAGTTGTCGGTCATCAATTATATATTAGACGATGACAATAATGACACTTGGGAAGAAGCAGCGATTGTGTTTGCAAATGCAATAAATACGGTACAATAAAAATATTGATGAAGAGAAAGCGGTTATGTTATAATAAACATAACCGCTTTGTTAATTCACAATAAAAGAAAGGTGGTTATATTATGTTTAATACAATTATTTTATTGCACGGAGATGCAGCATTATCAAAAATGGAAATGAAAAAATTCAAAAAAGGAGACACCGTTATCAATGATTGGGCTGATGCAACAGAAGTAAAAAGATGGAAAATGAGTGAAAAAGATAAAGCTGTTGCAGAGTTGGCGAGTAAAAAATGTACATACAAAAAAGGTATTGAACTCACATATATTGATGAGTGGGCTTTGGAATATTGTGAGTGTGACGAAGATGGTGAATTCGTAGAAGGTTCTGATTATGATATGGCAGATGAAGAGATAGATGATGAAGAGTGATGGAGGTATAATATGTGGAAAATATTTGTGATTGAGCATGATGGAAAGATTGCTGGTGTAAATTTAGCAAAGTACGAAACAGACGCTATTAGTGGCTTTAGTTTAGCAAAAGAGATACCCACGGAAGAAATGAGTATTTATGAACTGATAAGCAATTATGATATGACACTTGGAGAATTACTTAAATTATTGCATGATCCAGATATGCAATCATTATTTATATCTGTCAAAGATGAAGAAACAAGGGAAGATGTAAACGAAAAAGACTGCATGGATAAAATTGTACAGGATTATGAGGTTCAATATGACGATGTGATTCTTTATGTGTAAAGAGGAGGTTTATGGATTATTTGCTTTAATAAAATGAACAAGGAGTGATAGTATGCAAAAGGAATACAAAGAAAAAGTAATTAGCTTGGAAGGTAATAGAAAACTTATAAATGCCTGCAAAAAGAACAATTTGCAGACTTTCAATCCACAAGGCAAATGGAACGGATACGGATATGAGAAACTTCCTATGGCGGTAAAGATTACATCGCTCACTGAAATGCGAAAATTCAACAAAATAAAAAGAGAACTAGAAGGATCGAGCGTTACAACAAAAAGAAAAACAGAAGAAGAAAAACAAACGGAGTGGATCAATAGACTGTGCAGGTTGACAGGTATAAGTGAAGATGATGCAAAAGAAATCGCAGAGGAAAAACTGGGATATAAATGGGATCAGATATCCATGTTAGAAGATCGCCAAGCCGAACGCTACAGTGTACAAAGGGAAAAACTGATCCGAAAACTAGAAAGGTCAAACCCACTTAGATATATCAAAAATAAGGAACATGCGATGGCAATATTAGAAGCAGGAAATAGACACACATGCACTGATTACGAGAAGAAATTGAAAGTTTTGCATGAATTAGAAAAAGAAGGATTTATTGAAAAGGGAGATGCAAAAGAGATTGCTAGAACTCAAAGCATGGGAAATATATTAAATAATATTAATGCTTGACAATTTTTAAATATAAATATATTATATACTTACATTCATAATTATGAATGAAATTTCTACTATTGTAGATTAAAGCGGTGCTTATTGGCACTAAACACGAAAAGCGGCTATTATTTTATAGTCGCTTTTTTCATGCAAAGAAATAGTAGAGAATATATAAGTATGATATAATTAGACTGAAGGAGGTTGATTTATATGGGAGTTTTAATTTTAGTTATTATTGTGATTGTTATTATTAGTTTAGCATTAAGTGATCCAGGAACAAGTTCAACAACGACAACAAAATATACACCACAACGTAAGTTCGGAGATGGAGCAAGTATGTATGATTTTAAAGATTATGTCAATGCAAAAGCAGATAAACATCTGAAAGAAATGGAAACTAAAAGAGAAAATAAATTTAGATAGAATAGAAAGGAAGGTTGATGGTTATGTTAGGAGCATTATTATATGGAGCAATGTCGGCAGTATGTGGACTTGGTAGAGCTGTTGATAACGAAAGAACTAAAATAAATACTACTCATGTAAATGAAAAGGGACAAACCGAGTATTACGATCGAAACTGTTGTCGATATATTAATAACGAAAAAGTGTACAAATGGACTGAACATGATAAATATGGAAACGCTCATGTATTGACAATTGGTATGAGTAGCGGTCATGTCTATAATGACACATGGGATAAAATAATGGCAGAAGACGAAAGAAAAACAAAAGAATCGTATGAGGATGCTATTAGAAGAGGTCAGTTGTCCTATATAGATTATAGTGATTACAGATTTGCTTGTAATTCTGGAATTACAAAAGAAATTAGTACAGGAAAAGTGATAAATTGTCTCGATGAAGTATATAATCTTACAACAAGAAAAACAGAATATAGAAAATGGTATGTAACAGAAGCTGCATTAAAAGAACATGGAAAATATGCATATAAGAATACCGCTAAAGGCGATTACGGAATTGTAATCACTAAAGAAGAATATTGGAAGCTAGGGGGTAAATGTGCATTTAATATGGCTCATACTCCAACAGATAGGATTGTGTGGGAAAAATTATATGGAATAGGAGGCGTACATGAATAAGGAACGTAGACGTAGTATTAATAATATCAAAGCAAATATAGCAAGATTACAGAAAGAAATTACAGATGTATCGTCAGAATTATCTATTGTATTAGATCAAGAACAGGAAGCATTTGATAATATGCCCGAAGGATTGCAGAGCAGTTATAGAGGAATGTGTTCGGAAGATGCAATTGATAATATGGAAGAAGCGAATGATAAACTTGATGAAGTGATTGAGTTATTGAATGATATTGTGTAGAATATAATACAACAAAAAAGGAGTGATAATCATGACAATTTTTAAAGAGAATAAAAATACAGGATTGCAGTGCGGAGTTAATGATTTCGGTGAGTTGTTTCTTGGAGACAATAGAAGTGGTTATAATTTGCCAGATACTGAAGAAAATCGTGAATATGTAAAGGCAGATTTTGACTACTATAATAAATAATAGATTCATTTGGAATTTGAAAAGGAGAATACAGATATGGATAATAAAAATATAAGAATGAATATGATAAAAATATTTGGACTGGGAATAAAGTATGCAAACGCAGGTGTTGTTGGTGATGATTTCTTTTATTCAAACGTATTTGAAGATTTATTTGATGATGGAGATGAACCAGCAGCAGTTGAGCAAATCATGGAACGACTAGATAACATGTCGTGTAGCTACATTGAAGAAAAACGGCAAACGTCAAGAATAGCGTCTACGATCAGGAGAAATAACGAAGTAATTGAATTGTTGCAAAATAAACTTCCTGAATTAAGTAAGATCGAAAGTTAATACTATGAAAGTATATGTAGTAAAGCAGCAATGTATTTTGAGAAAATGATTGGTTTGGTATAAAACAATTTGAAGATTGGAGTGAATAATATGGATAAAATGGATAAGAAAACATATATAGGGATTGTAAAATTTACATTGGAATCAATGGTTAATCTTGCAAAGTCTGATAAGAATTATAATCTTGTGGCAGATACAATTCATTATTATGAGACAACTATTAAACCAGAAATGCAAATTAGCCAGGAGGAGTTTTTAGAATTGTGTAAGGAAGCTGGAATTAAATAGATTGGAGTGATTTATATGTTTAAGTGGAAAGATTACGAAGAAAATGCAGCATTATTCATTAATGGAATTAGTGAAAATGTAGCGATTTTAAGATATAAAGATTTTCAGTTGACAGATGCAGCTACAGGATTAAAAGTGAAAATGAAATCGTCCAATATTGACGAGGCGAAAGTTGATGCTGAAAATTTTTTGAAAGAATTTTGGAACAGAGTGGAGAATAATTACAAGAGAAATTTAGATGCATTAAATTAAAAGCCAAGTAAACCAAGTTTTCTTGTGACATGGAGGTGTTTATAATTGATATATCGTTTACCCAGAACGGAAATATTTAATAATTCAAACAAAATTATTTTTGAAAGTATAAATTTTGGAGAAATTATAATAGACAAGACAAAGAAGATAATAATTAATAATGATGTGGATATTACTGACAAAATAGATAAACTATTTTGCGGAAACACATTAGATTATAATCTTGCGACAGTTTTACATAAAATATTACATAACAAAATTGATGAAAAATGCCGAGATTATTTACGGAAATTTGATAAAGTAACAGTAAAATAAAAAAGAAATCTAAGTTTCACTTTAAAAGGATGTGGTAACATAAAAGCAGATAAAAAACAATGGATACTTGAATATATGTCACAACATAAGGAGGAATTTATTGATATTGTCTCAGAAAATTTTGTGAATGCATATATAAATAAATTCAATCCGAAAATAATAGAGTGGTATCCATATGGAACGCCTAAAGTACCTGAAATTGGTAGGCTGCTCGCAGAATTATACAAAGAGAATAAAGTAAGCAGATATAGACATTATTGCGAATTTTGGCAGGATGGATATCCAAAATGGTTTTATATTTACTTTTTACAAGGATAAAAAGAAAGAATGATTTACTTGGAAGATTAGAAGAGGTGGTATAAATGGAATTTAAAAAAGGCGATAAAGTGTTTCACAAAAATTTAAAATTGTTTGGAATATTTGTAGATTATGCATGGGAAAATCCAAATGAGGAAGCAGATGTTGATTTTGAAATGGAAGATGGTTATATTGAACAGCGACATGTTTCAATAAATCAGTTGCAAAAATGTCCAAGTGATGAAGAAATTGGTGAAAGAATTACGAGGTATAACAGTGGTAAAATTTCACTGTAAATGACGATTTCTTTTGAAAATTTGGAGATATAATTATGGAATATGGTGAATTATTAAAAGCAAAAAGATTTAGTTTAAATTCTTATCCAAAAGGAAAATTTTGGAAAAATGATTGTAACTGACATGATATATAAAAAATGAGAAAAGCAAAGGAGTAAATATGTCAGCAACCACAGTTATAAAAGAAATAATAAAGGTAAAAAATATATCACAAGCAGAACTTGCGGAAGCAACCAACACAACAAGGCAAAATTTAAGTAACAAAATGACAAGGGATAAATTTTCATCTCTTGAATTAGTGGAAATTGCGGATGCTCTGGAAATGAATCTGATTTTAAAAGATAAGGCAGAGGGAACGGAGTATATAATTGATTATCCAAACGAGTTAAAATATAAACCAAAAAGAAAAAAAGAGTAACAGTAGAAGAAGGGGAAATTACATGAACCAACTAAAAGATATTATTATTAATGAAGATCTTATACAATATCTTGAAATTGTCCAAATATCCGATAGAAATAAATCTATTGTGAAAAATTATATGAATGGAATTAGTATGAATCATCTTGCAGTAATGAATAATATATCTTCTTCAAGAGTACGTATGATTATTTTAGATTATATAAGGCATAGTCATCTTATTAAAAGTGTAACGAATGATTTGAAACATTAGAAGCAGAAATTAAACCTGCTTCTTTTTTATTGTAAAAAAAACGAAAGGAGAGAATACATATATGAAAAATAATTGTAAAAACGGAAATCCAAAAAAGAGAAGCGAATTTATTTGTTTGTCCTGTGGTCGAATTATTATGGATGGAATTCAACGACCACGACAGAGAGAAAAGGATCATATAAAAGATTTATTTTGTGTATTTGAAGGTAAGGATGTAAAGAGTATTGAAGTCAGATGGTGCGACGATGTGAACGAAATAAGAGCAAAGATTCCAGAATTAAAGAGAGAATATGGATACAAGTAAAGGAGTGATTGTAATGAGTACAACAAATTGGATTTCTAGCCCTAGCATAGATATTATTAAATTATATAGAGCAAAAAAAAGATGGAGCAGAGAATGGGTAACAGGCACCTTAATAGGATGTGATGAAATTAAAACATCATCGAACGAATCGGTAAAAATTAATAAAGATACAGTATGCATGTGCTTCTCTTTGCACAATCCCTATTATGGATGGGATGCACCTACTCCAATTTACGAAAAAGATGTTGTGTGTTTACAGAATATGAAAACAGGAAAACGATATTATTGTATTTTACGATGCTACAAAAATGAAAAAAAATTACAGTGGATATTAGAAGAAATCAATAAGAATCCATTTGTAATGGATTTTGTCAAATTTTGTGTTTATCCAGATCCAGATATTTTTCTAAGTATTATTGGAAACATCATAGATGATGAGGAATTGTTACACCGATGTAAATAGAAAGAAAGAGGTTGATAAATATGGCACAGACAAGAGATTATGCAACAAAGAAAAAAGGAAAAACAGAAGTACAGCCATTTTGGAATATGGAAGATATTAAAAATGTTGTCGAGTGGTTTGAGAAGAATAACGAATGGGATGGATATCTTATTACATTATTGGAATTGCTTCTCGGTAGACGAATTGGTGATACGGTAATGATGAAGTGGTCGGATTTATATTATGAGAATGGAAATCGAAAGAGTGAGATTGATACTATTGAAGAACAGAAAACAGGAAAGATTACTAATCTTCCTGTGAGTAATATGGTATGGGAAGCAGTTGATAATTATTTGTCGCATACAGAAGTAGATCCGATGAAACATTACAATGATTATATTTTTGAATATGATCCTAAGACAACATGGTTAAAGAGGGATGTTAATTCTATTATATATGGAAATGTAGAGATTTGGTGTGATGCGTTACAAAAAGATTTTTCTGATAAAAGAAAAGAAAATATTACTTCAGCTTACAAAAAGCAGAAACAATATGAGACAATTGGTGAATATCTTCATTATGTTGTTGAGTATAACGATGTTGTAAAGTGGCAGACAGATGATTATAGAAAGAAATTAAAGAAAGCGGTAGAAGCAGCCAACATCCAATATGCCGTAAGTTCACATAGCTTGCGTAAATCTTTCGGTTATTGGATACATAAAACTCATCCATTCGATCCTGATTGTTTATTATCTCTTCAGAAGCTGTTCAATCACACAGACCTTCAGACTACTATGAACTATATTGGATTAACAGAAGAGAAAAATAGACAGTTGATTAACGATCATGGAGAGTTCATTCATAATGTACTTGCAGGTAAGGGAGATGAGATAGTTAAGAATATGCCAGTTATCTCATTGAAGTCGGATGATTTTGGAAGAATAATTCGTATGCTCACAGATGATGTGGACAAGTATCAAGCAGCAATTAATATGGCAAATGAGTTAAGGGTTATATAAAAAGAGAATATATAAAGGACGATGAGTTATTTATCATCGTCCTGGTTATTAGATAATAAGTAATGATATGTCAACAGTCTTGCTACCTGCGGATCTTCTGATACAAGTATTTCATTAGGGGAACAATCAAGAACTTTACATATTGATTCAAGTGTGTCAAGCTTAATTGCAGTAGATTCTCCTTTGTAAATCTTGTCGATTGTTGGATATGTTACGTTGATTTTTTTAGCTAATTCATATCGGGACATATTTTTTTCTTTCAGTTTATTTTGTATAGATAGTTTCATATTAATGATCCTCCTTTACATATACAATACCATATATATTTAAAAAAATAAATATAAAAAATATTTATAATAATACTTGACAATATATACAGTATTGTATATAATACAAAACATAGAAAGCAAAAGAGAAAGGAGGATGCTTATGGATATTAGAAGATACGATATTGTACAAGCTGATTTAGGAAAAACAATTGGATCAGAACAGGGTGGAGTTAGACCTGTGCTTGTTATACAGAATGATATGGGAAATATTCATAGTTCTTGTACTATAATTATGCCATTGAGTTCGAAATTAAAATCACTTGAAATGCCAACACATACTATTATCCATAAGGATACCGATAACGGATTAAAAACAGATTCAGTTGTGTTGGGAGAACAGATGCGAGTAATTAGTAGTCAGCGAATTATCCGAAAAATCGGTTCAGTTACTGACAACGATACCAAATTAGCAATTAAGAAAGTTTATGAAGCAAATTTTGGAGAATAATAAAGGAGTGAGTATTATGGAATTTATAATAACGACTATTGATGAAGCAAAAAAAATTGCAAAGAAAAATGCAACGGTTCTTGTTGCTGTAAGAGATTTGGAGCAGGAAGATTGCAATGAAGAATTTACTTCACAGATGTTTGTTGAGTGTTCGGATATGTTTGAGAAGGCAAAGACGATTGCCCAAATTGCCGATGATTTATTAAATCAGATTCGTGTTTTTACTGAATACCAGCCTGATCCGATTAATTATATTCCAAAAGGAAAACTTGGAACAATACTTCTAAAAAAGTCAAGACACAATGACTTAGAATAACAAAAGTTGCATGAATTAGAAATTTTTGTAAAAATATTGACAAAAGCAAACATATGTTCTATCATTGCTTGTGGACGGAAAAATAAAAATGCAGTCAAGATTAAGTTTGGCGACTCCTCTTGACTGCATCAACACACGGTATATACTAGATACACCTTATATAATATTACATATTTTTATTCAGAAAGTCAATACTTTCTCAATTCATAGTATCTTTTATATTCCATTATTAAATTAAAATTAAATAAAGGAGTGATGAAATGGCACAGTATGTTATTACTGATGGCACTCGATGGATTATGCGAGACAGGAAGGGTAAATATGTTCCTACGTCTTGTGAGGCTCTTGCTGACGTTTTTTCCAATAAACAAGCAACAGGAATCTTCCAAAGTAACTTGTCTAAAGCATTGAAATCGGTATTTCGTGTGCAGAAGATTGATGAGCCTCCAAAGCTAATTAAGCAGATATCACAGGAAACAGTGCAAGAAAATACCGAAAAGGTATCGACTGCCGAGAATGTGCAACGTTGGATTGACAAAATTGAGGGGTTAAATGGACTTGCGACTGAAGCATTACATAGGAAAGATGAATTGGTTCAACAATTAAGTAAGGTTGACCAGGAATTATCTGATGTGAATCATTACATAGAGTTCTGTAATTTGAATGCAGCACAAGGCTATAAAGCATACAAGATGATTAAAGATAGGAGAATAAAACGGAGAAGTATTAAAAATGAGTTACAGGTTGTTGATATTATCTTGAGTAAAAAGATATGCGAAACCGCAACAGATGAAATCCAAAAAGCTATTGCTGGAATGGATCAGCGTACATATGAACCACGAGTTTTGAATGAGTTATTCAATTTTTAAAGGAGGTATTGGATTATGGTTTTATGCAACAATTGCCAAGTCATGATGATTCCTACAATGTCGTTTTCGCATAACGGCAATAAAAAATATTGTAGATGTCCTCGTTGTTATGCTGAGACAAAGAAACAACGTTTGGATAGAAATGAATTGTCTTTTGGAGAATATATAACTAAAGCAGTTAAACGAAAATAAATATAGGGTAGGTGTATTGAATGAAAGAAGAAATATTACGTGATAAATTACAAAATCTTTCTGTAGAGCAATTGGGGTGGATTAATGAATATTGTGATAACAATATGTCGAAGTTAAAAAAAATCAGTTATAACGCATTCTTCAGATATGGTATTCCAGAATATGAACATGATGAGTTATACGATGATGCAATGAATGTTTTAATGGAGAGCGTTGTAACCTTTGATTCATCTCAGGGAGCAAATTTTAATACTTATTTAACCAATAACATTAAAAAGTCGGTTATAGATTGGTATAGAGACAATTATCAACGAAGTAAAAGAAGAAATTTGCTAACTGATAAAAATGGAAGGATATTAAAGTTTGATAAAGATGGGAATATAACAAGTGATCAAAAAGGGAAACCGCTTATTATTCCAAACAGCTCATTTGATGCACCTGATGACGATGATAATAGTTTGGCTGATAAACTTGCATCAGATTTCAATGTCGAACACGAAATTGAATTTGATTTTGAAATAGAACAAAAAGTGGAAGATTTTTTGGACACATTACCAAAAGTTCAAAAGAATATTTTACTTTTATTGAGACAACACGAAAGTAAGGAATATATCAAACAGCAATTAAGTATTTCTGACAGAGAATATAATAGTGCAATTAAGTCAATTAACATGAATAAAGGACTTTCTGCATTTTCAGAGAATAAAAATGATGGAAATTATGAATTGGAGGTAACGGATATGGCAGACAGAATTATTGAAATTGGTGAATCAGAGAATTACAGAATGGACAAGTACAGTATGTACGCATTATTACAGGACAAGAAAAACGGAGATATGAACTGTAATTACATTTTGCAGCGTGAACCTTTTCAGTGGAATAAAGAAGAAGCAAATAGATATTTTTGTCGGATTCTTAGCAATCTTCCAATTCCTGAGATTATTCTTTGTGAACAAAAGAAGAAAGGATTAACAATTTCTCATCTAATTGATGGTTTACAAAGACTTTCATATGCTGAAGCATTTAAGGAAAATCGTATTAAAATTGGTTCGGCAGGAGCAGAAAGACATTTAATCCAGTATAGAGATTATGTTTTAGATGAAAATGGTAATCGTGTATTAGATGAAGACGGACTTCCTGAATACGAAATGAAAGTGTTCGATGTGATTGGAAAGTATTATAAGGATTTGCCAAATGAACTGAAAAAGAGATTTAATAATTTTAATATTAATGTAACTAAGTTCTTTGATTGTACAGACGAACAAATCGCAGATCATATTCGTGATTACAATAATCATGCAAGTATGAACAAGGAACAGAGTGGCTTGCTGAATGTATCTGCTGATATTGCCGTACATATTAAGGAGATTTCACAGAAAAATTCTTTCTTCAAGAATTGTGGTAAGTTTACAGATAATAATTCAATCAAGGGAAAACGTGAAAGAGTTGTTGTTGAATCACTTATGTTGTTGTTTTTCCGTGAATCATGGAAAGCAAACCTGGATTCAATTTATAAGTTTGTTAATGAGAATGCATCGGAACAGCAGTTTATGAAACTTAATTCACAGTTCAACAGACTGGAATTAGCATTAGGCGATAATAATAAAAAATTATCAGAGGTATTATTTACTCCAACTACGATGCCAATGTGGATTGCAGTGTTTGATAAATTCACTACATATAATATGGAAGATTCTCGTTTTGTTGACTTTTTAAATGCTTACAACACAGAACTCAAGGATAAAGATATCAACGGTGTATCAATGGCAGACTTTAAAGATCAACAGACAAAGAAAAAGACAACTATTACAGGCAAGATTGATTTACTTGTACAGCTTATGAACGAATTTTTACATATCGAACAGACAACGGAGAATAAGGAAGTAGAAGATAGCACCACAGTAGCTTCTGAAAAGGATTTTGTACATAGTGTAATTGAGGCAGATATTACAGATGATGATATGCAGGATTATAAAGACTATATCGAAGACACAGTAAGAATGTCATCTCCATTATACCATCAGGCATACCCGGCTCTATTAGCGATGGCTGCATATGTGTATAGCTGCGATAAAGATGATGAGTTTAATAAGTTTATTAACGGATACGCTGATAATACATGTGAGTTTACAACAGATCAGAATGTTAATTACAACCAGATAAAAAATGCTTTTCAGGAGTGGCTGAAAATAAAGGAGGTGGCTGCGTAATGCCGGATATTAGTATGTGCTTTGGTAAGGATTGTGACAGAAGAGAACATTGTTATAGGTATATGGCAAAGCCAAACCAAGTTCAAATATATAGCAATCTGGAACATGATTGTAAAATGCACAATTATCGTAATCAATTGGAGTTTAAAAACAATTGCGAGGTGTTACATTAAATGACAAGATTGATTCCATATCAAGGTTATGTTGTTCCACAGGAATTTTTTACTACATGTAATAAGTGTTATGAACGTAATATATATCAAGTTCAAGATACAGAGCTGGATGAAAATACAAATAAAAGATATTTACAATGCAATATTTGTAATGCAAAAATATATGTAAATCTGCGAAGTATATGTCTTTGTTGATAGCAATAACAGGAATTATATTTCGTAGCATCATCTATCTTGTATACATAGTCAGTTCTGACATTCTAATATCTTGTATCTTATAACTCGATATATAATTCCTGATTATATAGATAGCATAAAAATGAAAGGTGGTGAGAATATGGGTATTGGATGTAGACCGATTGGTAAGTTCAAGAGTGAAATGGTTAAGATTGAAAATAAGATTGCCAAGGAAAAGGCAGCACATGTTGTAAAGAAGAACAATAAGAAGGGAGAATAATTGTATGAATAAGAAAACAGTTACATATCAGTTACACACAAGACGGTTGGATCGTGAGGTCGCACGTCATAAAATGAAGAAAGCTGGCGTTATTCAACCTAATAAGGACAAAGGAAATGGTAGTTTCTTTGCACGTCATTGGCGTGAGTATGTATAACAAATATGATGGACTTGCAATATAGTAAGTTCATCTATAATGGGCTGTGGTGAAGCGGTCAACACAACAGATTTTGATCCTGTCATTCGTGGGTTCAAGTCCCACCAGCCTAGTTATGTGCCATTAGCTCAGTTGGTAGAGCACTCGACTTTTAATCGAGTTGTCACGAGTTCGAATCTCGTATGGCACATTATTTATTATATAGGAGGTGTTTGAAAATGAAAACAATAGATAACAAGTTTGAAATTGGTGAAGAATGTTATACCTATGCAAGAGAAAATTTAGCCATTATTTGTCCGATTTGTAAAGGAACTAAAAAGATTTTTTACAATAGTTATGAAATTCCATGTAAACAGTGTGATGATTCAGGCAAAATTGTAGGAAAGCAGACAGTGGTTGCTCCACATAAGGTTAGAATCAGAAGAATTATTGCTAATATTTGGAATGATGCCATCACAATTAAGTATAAGATTGATGCTGTTGATGATTACATCAATGTAAGAAATAGAGGAGAAAGTTCTTTATTTAAGACATTGGAAGAATGTGAGCAGAAGTGTAAAGAAATGAATCAGGGTGAGAGTAGTATATTATAAAAAGAAAGGAAAACGAAAAATGTTATTAAAAGAATGGAAAACAAAGCCATTTAACAATGGTTTGTATCTTTTGGGCAAACAAAATTTAGATGAATTTAATGGAATAAGAATGTGGCATGATAAGGATATTCCTAAACAAGATAAATTAGTTTGTGTATATAACACAGAAACGGATAGAGTTAGTGATAAGTCAGTATATATTGATGTTGATGGAAGAGAATATATTAAAAATAAAAATGAAAAATGTTATCTTGACGAGTTTAAATGCATGAATAATCAATCGGCAGGTTGCTAGGAAAATTCTCTTTCTTTGGATTGTGAGGTGAAAAGATGTTAAACAGCGATTTTAAAGGTCGTAAATGTTCAGGCTGTGGTGAGTGTAAACATGCAGACCACGATAAAATGAAATGTTATCCTAAATCGGAAGACTGTAAGAGTGAATACGATTTGACAGAGGAAGATTTTCACAAAGAGGCAAGATGTGATTTCTTCCTTCATAAATAAAAGCAAATAAAGTTCGATTTCTTTGGAAGGGAAGTGAGTAATATATGAGCAATGGTGATATAGCATTAATTATTTTTTCAATAATTGGATTAATTATTTCATATTCTGTTTTATGTAGTATGCCAAGAGATTTTTTGAAAGCATTTGAAGAAAGCTGCAAAGAGTCAATACGTAAAAGAGATGAAGAATTAGATGAGAAAGAGAAGATGAATAAAGAATTGCGAAGATGGTTATTTAAGTAACAAGAAAACTTCGTTTCATGTGAAATTAAGAAAGGAGACAATATGCTAAACGTTGAAGATTATGTAGGGCAGATCAATAAAGATTCATCTGGTGTATGGAAGTTATATAAAGATAAGATAAATAAAATCACGACAACAAAGAAATATGGTAGAAGATATTTTACCAAGACAGTGTTTCGACCATTAGACGCAGATGACGTAGATAACAACACAAAAGAAATGGAAGAGTCGATTGGTAAGGGATATATACTTACAAGAGAAGTGTTTGGATTAAATAGTAAAACTGAATCTTATGCTGAAAGATGGATAAAATGGGCTAATGAGAATCCAGATAAGGCAACTGGTTTGATATAAACGGAGAATATAACAGTAGAAACAATTAAAAAAAATAAATATAAGAAAGAAGAGGTACAAAACATGGATGGATTTATGATGTTTAAGAAGGCTTTACAGAAGCACTTCGATGAAATGCAGAAAGAGGCAACACATTTATTTGAGGTAAATGTAGATAAGGATGAATTATGGAATACATATCTTGATAGCTTCCCTGCTGGTACAAATGAGATTTTCAGAGAGCGTAGAGAGCATGATTGTAGTTGTTGTAGACAGTTTATTAAGAATATTGGTTCTGCTGTCACCATCAAGGATAATCAGATTCACAGTATTTGGGAACTGAATCTTGGCGATACAACATATCAGCCAGTATGCGATGCACTTGATGCTTTTGTAAAAGCTCATACAGTTACAGATATTTATACAACTAAGTTTCCTAAGATTGGTACAGATTTTAACTTTGAGGAAATCAATGGAAAGTCTCATCAGTGGGATCATTTCTTCTTAGAGCTTCCAAGTAAGTTTGTAAATAGAAGTAGTCGTTCTAATGAGGAAGTTAAAGGACAGTTTAGAGATACAAGAAATGTATTTAAGCGTTCTCTTGATGAGATTACTATGGAAGCACTTGATACAATTCTTGAACTTATCAATTCAAATACACTTTATAAGGGTGAAGAGTGGAAAGGCGTACTCACAGAGTTCAAGAAGTATAAGAAGGAATATGATAAGCTGACTTCTGATTCAGAGAAAGAATTATATGCTTGGGAGAAGTCGGTAACAGCAGGTATGGCTATCGGTAGAATTAGAAATCATTCTATTGGAACACTTCTTATCAATGTGAGTGAGGATATGGATCTTGACACAGCAGTTAAGAAGTATGAGCAGATTGTCGCTCCAAGTAATTATAAGCGTCCAAAGGCTATTTTTACAAAGAAGATGCTTGAGGATGCAAAGAAAACCATTACAGAACTTGGATATATGGATTCATTACAGAGAAGATTTGCTAATCTGAATGATATTACTGTAAATAATGTACTGTTCTCAAATAAGAGTGCTGCAAGAAGAATGGTTGGCGCAGATGATATTTTTGGTCAGATGGAAAAAGATGTTGCTGTAAGTCCTAAGAAGTTTTCTAAGGTTGAGGAGATTTCAGCACAGGATTTCATTGATAAGGTACTTCCAACTGCAAAGGAGATTGAAGCTTTTGTAGAGAATAAGCATGAGAAGAACTTTGTTTCTATGATTGCACCTGTTAATCCAGACGCTAAGACAATATTCAAATGGAATAATGGATTATCTTGGGCTTATTCAGGAAACATTACTGACTCTGATATGAAGCAGAATGTAAAAGCTGCTGGCGGTAATGTTGACGGTGTACTCAGATTTTCTATTCAGTGGAATGAAGATGGTCATGATAATTACGACCTTGATGCCCATTGTGTTGAGCCAAATGGAACAGAAATTTATTATGGTAGTTACAAAGCACCAAGAATTACTTCTATGGGCGGTCAGTTAGATGTTGATGTTATTGATCCACGTGGAAAAGTTGCAGTAGAGAATATTACATGGCAGGATTTATCAAAAATGAAACCAGGAACATATAGATTCTTTGTACATCAGTATTCAGGCGCAGTAAGGCATGGATTCAGAGCGGAAGTTGAGTTTAATGGAGAGATTTATTCATTTGATTATAGCAATCCTATGAGAACTGGTGAAAATGTTCAGGTGGCAGAAGTTACACTTGACGAGAATGGAAACTTCTCAATTAAGGAAAAACTGTCTGGAAGTTCATCTATTTCAAGTCGTGAGATTTGGGGTGTAAATACTAATCAGTTTGTTCCTGTATCAGTAATCAGCTATAGTCCAAACTATTTTGATGAGCAGGATGGAATTGGTCATAGACATTTATTCTTCTTCTTGAAGGATTGTGTGAATAACGAAAGTCCTAATGGATACTACAATGAATTCTTAAAGAGTGATCTTGAAAAGCATAAGAGAGTATTTGAGGCTTTAGGTGCTAAGTGTCATGTAGAAGATACTGATGATCAGCTTTCAGGAATTGGATTCTCTATGACAAAGAGAGCAGATTTAGTTGTTAAGGTTAAGGGTGCAACAGAGCGTGTAATGAAGATTAAGTTTTAATTAGAAAAGGAGATTATTATTATGACAAACAGCGAATTATTTATTAATGCAACAAGAGCAAACTATCAGTTCCCATTCAGAGGAATGATTAACGTAATTGATTTGTGGGATTTATCTCTCACAAATCTGGACTCAGTATTTAAGACACTCAATGCGGAAGTAAAGAAGTCTGAGGAAGAGAGTCTTCTGAATACTAAGTCAAAAGAAGACGAGGAGCTTTCTAATAAGATTGAAATTGTCAAGTATATTGTTAGTGTGAAGCTGGATGAGAAAAAGAAGAGAGAAGACGCTAAGAAAAATGCTGAGATGAGACAGAGATTGCTTGAAATCAAAGCAAAGAGACAGGATGCAAAACTTGAAAATATGTCTGATGAGGATCTGGATAAGGCACTTGCAGAGTTAGGCGAGTAGTTGTTACAAATATACCATATATAGTATTAAAAACGAGCAATATATACTATATATGGTATATATTTTACATTAGAATGAAACGCACATTTCTTCGGAATTTTTTGGAGGTTAAGACAATGACAATTGAGCAAATTAAGGACAAATTAAAATCAAAAGAGTATGACTTCCTGAGAACAGATAAGAATTTGGGTGACAATATCATTATCTTAACTCTTGGTGGAAGTCATGCATATGGAATGGATAAAGAAGGATCTGATTTAGATGTGAGAGGTATTGCACTCAATAGCAAATCAGATATTTTACTTGGTACAGACTTTGAACAGGTCGTAGATGTTGATACGGATACAACTATGTATTCGTTTAATAAAATGATACAGCTTTTAACATCAAGTAATCCTAATACAATTGAACAACTTGGTTGTCTACCAGAACATTATTTGCATTTGTCTGATATGGGTAGAGAGCTTTTAGACAATAGAAAGATGTTTTTATCAAAGATTTGTATTCATACTTTTGGAGGTTATTCGTCATCACAGTTAAGACGCATGGAGAACAAAGCTGCAAGATTGGTTGGTCAGGCAGAAAATGAAGCATACATTCTGAAAAGTATTAACAATGCTCGATATGAATTTAAAAATAGATATTATCCACACAATGAAAGTGATTTGAAACTGTATATTGATAAAGCGGTTCAAGAAGGATATGACAGCGAAATTTTTATGGATGTAAATTTGAAACATTACCCATTAAGAGATTGGGCTGGTATGTGGAATGAAATGAAAGCTATTGTTAGCAGTTATAGTAAGTTTGGTAAACGAAATGAAAAAGCAGTTGCACATGATAAACTTGGAAAGCATATGGCTCATTTGATTCGATTATATATGATGTGTATTGACATTTTGGAAAAGGAAGAAATTATCACTTATAGATCAGATGAACACGATTTGTTAATGAGTATTAGAAATGGAGAATATTTAGATGAGAATAGACAGCCTATTCCAGAATTCTATGACTTATTAAATGAGTATGAAAAGCGTTTTGAATATGCTAAGAAGAATACATCATTACCCGATAAGCCAGATTACAAGAGGATTAATGAATTTAAAATGTATGTAAATGAACGAATTGTGAAAGGAGATATTTAATGGAAGTATCTAATAGAGCAAAAGAAAGGTTTTGTAAGGACTGCAATATTCCGATTCGACTATTTCAAGAACCATATTTTTTAGATAGAATTGAGCTTTTTGATAAATTCTATGGAACTGTTGAAAAATGGAACAGATTTGTAGCAGAATTGCAGAAATATAATTGTGAACAAGATTACTTTGAAGAATATAATTGTGTAAAGGATGCAGCTATTAACAGTATCAAAGAGTCAGAGGCATATCAGAGATTTAATGCGGAAGATATGAACAAATTCACTGTGATTCATAAAAATTTATCTAATAAAGATATATTTAAGCCAACTAATACTGGAAGAGTTTTTATCAGTATTGATATGAGAAAGGCTAATTTTTCATCTTTACACGAATATGATAAGAATATATTTCGTGGGACTGATACATGGGAAGATTTTATTTCTCAATTCACGGATAACGAACATATTGCAAATAGTAAATATATTCGCCAGGTTATTCTTGGTAATTGTAATCCTAAAAGACATATCACCTATGAAAAATACCTTATGGATCAGACATTATCGTTATTATATGACATCATTGGTGAAGAGAGAATTGTATTCTTTTCAAATGATGAGATTGTTTATGATATGACAACGGCAAGTAATTTGCACATGTTAAGTCTTGTGAAAAATTGTGTTGAAGAAAGATTAAGTACAAAATCTAATATTCCATTCAGAGTTGAATTATTTTCGCTCCACAAAATCAATGGTACTGACGGATACTGTAAAAAAATCTACAAAGAAAATGGAGAATATAGTATTGAGTTCAAATGTTTAGACAACTATATGATGCCATTCGTACTTAGATATTTCTTGGGAGAAGAAATTACTGAAAGTGACAAGGTATTCTACCATGAAGGACTATTGGCAAAGTTTATTGATGAACCGAAAATTGAGGTGAGTTTGAAAGAGGTGATATAAAATACTATATACGAAAATACCAAATATTAATATTTTAGAAGAAGATTATCTTACCAAACAACAAATCATTCAGTTTCTGAATATATCTCCAAGTGTTTTTGATAAGTTAAAAATTCATCCAGTTAAGAAGAAGGATGGGTTTGGTTTATATAGAACAGATGAATTATTACAGAAAATTCAAAACCGCATAGAAATTTTTCTTAGGTGTGAATTTATTAAAAATTATGAAGATTATTTGGTGAGTAAGAGTGGTGAAATCTATTTGGTAAAAGGAAAGATTATACCTTATAAATTAAAATCTAAAATAGATAAATATGGATATGAAACTGTCACATTAAGCAATAGATACGGCAAAAAATATATTGGAATTCACAGAGTTGTTGCAATAACTTATCTTGAAAATCATGGTAATCTACCACAAGTCAATCACAAAGATGGAAATAAATTAAATAACGATATTATGAATTTAGAGTGGTGTACTGCGAAATATAATATAAATCATTCTTTTGATTATGAATTGAATAAAACAGGAATAGATAATTGGAAGTCTTCTCCTGTTATTGCATATAGGAACAATAATGAAATTGATGGAATATATGAAAATATTTTGGACTGTTCTAAATATTATCATATTAGTGAGAATACAGTTAGGCGTTCTGATAAAAACAAAACAACGAAAGGAAAATGTGGTTATTATTTTCGTAAGATTACCAAGGAAGATTTCTATAAAATGAAGGGAGATGATAGATATAAAGACAAAATCATTACATATATCAATGCCAAAAGGCTGCAAAGAATTAATCAATATTCTGCATAGTAATGGATATGAGGCATTTTTATGTGGCGGTGCAGTAAGAGATAGTATTCTTGGCAGACCAATTCATGACTATGATATTACAACTTCTGCCACACCAGATGAAATGATGGAAGTATTCAAGGACAAGAGGATTATTGAAACTGGATTGCAGCATGGAACTATCACAATTTTAATTGACGGTGAAGGATATGAATGTACAACTTACAGAATTGACGGTAATTACTCAGATAGTCGTAGACCTGATAGCGTAACATTTACACGAAGTCTTAAAGAAGATTTAAAGCGTAGAGATTTTACAATCAATGCAATGGCATACAACGATGAAGTTGGTCTTGTAGATCCGTTTAATGGTATGGAAGATATTAAATACCACAAGATTAGATGTGTTGGCAGAGCAGAAGACAGATTTTCAGAAGATGCATTAAGAATTTTACGTGCTATTCGATTTGCATCACAGTTGGGATTTGTCCTTGAACCTGATACAGATTGGAATATCTCTAAAATGTATAAGAATTTGGAGAATATATCTATTGAAAGGATCAATAGTGAGTTCTGTAAAATTGCTGCATCGAGTGATTTCTGTGTACAAATGGTCTTATATCACGAAGTATTCTCGTTATTCATTCCTGAAATTAAAGACATGTTTGGCTTTCAACAGAATAATCCATATCATATTTATGATGTATGGAATCATACAGTACATGCAGTACAAGCATATGAATGTGATTGTGAACCAGACTTGAATCCAAGAGATTTGATTACATCATTGGCTGTATTTTTTCATGATATTGGAAAGCCACATTGTTATCAAGATGGCGAGGACGGCGTTAGACATTTTAAAGGTCATGGAAGAGTCAGTGCTGATATGACCAATAAAATAATGAAGCGATTAAGATTTGACAATGATACGAGAGAAAAAGTTGTTGAATTAGTCTATTATCATGATGCTACTTTTGAGGTGGGAAAGAAATATGTCAAGAGATGGCTTAATAAAATTGGAGAAGAACAGTTCAGAAGGTTATTAAATGTTCGTAGAGCTGATATTAAAGCACAAGCAGACATTAATCAGGAAACAAGATTACAGAAGATTGATAACATTGGATATATTTTAGAAGAAGTCTTACAGGATGATGAATGTTTTTCTTTAAAGGATTTAGCAGTTAATGGTAAGGATGTAATGGATACAATGCTCATTAAAAGTGGAAAAGAAGTTGGCTATTGGCTCAATGAAATCTTAACTCGTGTAATAGATGGAAGATTAAAAAATGATAGAGAAGATCTTATTTATTGGATGACTGGTATTACAGATGGTTGGATTAAATATTAAAGTGAGGTGAAATAATAATTGGAATGGATTAAATGTGTAGAAGGGTATATGCCTGAAGATGATGAAAGATATAAAGATAAGAAAGTAATAAATGTACTTGTAACTACCGATAGAGGAATGGTAACGAAAGTACAAAGATATAAATATGATGAAACAACATGGTTTTGGGGAAGAATTAATGGTGGTATGAGAGCTTGGATGCCATTACCTGAACCATATAAAGAATAAGTGGGGGTTGAAGAGTGAAATTAAAGAATAAAATACGAGATAAATTACGTCTTTGGCTATTAGAAGATGATTTATTTCAGGTAGAAGCAGCTAAAAAATCATATAAGGATGCAATAGAAAAATACAAAGATGCAGAGGAAAGATGTAAATATGCAAATATTCAATTATCTGACGCAATTGCTACATATAAAAATTCTTATAAATTGGTTGATGATTGTCACAAGATGATGAATTCGATGGTAGATGTTGGAACGGATGTTGGTTTTTATTCAGATGACCATTCTTGGGCGGTTGTATGCATTAAAGGTCATCCAGAGTATGTATCATTTATTCCATTGTCATATAGAGATGCACGTAGCGTTCTTGAATTTTTGAAGCGTTTTAGATATTCAGATAGAGTGATTGATTCGCCTTTTGCATTTAAAGATATGGTTGATCATTGTATTATGGAGAATCCGTTTGGGAAGTAGAATGAGGTGAGAGAGTGAAACTAACGATTGATATTCCAAGAGAATATGAACGAGATTTTATTGCTGACAAGTTCAAAGATTTCTTTTCGAGAGTAATTGCAGATATAAACTGCGATGGTCTGTGTGGTTTTTACGAAAAGGAAATCGCAGAAATGTTTTTAGAAGCATTTGACAAAGCTATTGTTGGTGATATTCCATGTGGAGAAAAATCTAATAGAGGTGAAATGAATGCATAAAATTGAGCATATGAAGAATGGCTATATTATTGATAACGATACAACTGATGAAGAGTGGCAAAATGTTTGCAATAAATATGAAAAAATTAAATGCATTATCTGCAATAATCAAACAGCAAAACATTTTAGAATAAGCTTATTAGGTAACAATATTATTACTATAAATAATAAATTGTTAGATGATGTTGTTTACATCAATGGTGTATTCTAAACAGATAATAATCTAATATAGTGGTAATTCTATTCACGGCTGATCAGCCAAATTAAGCGAGGTGATAAAGTGAAGAAATATTGGGAAACAGGTGAAAAGAATGACTTTGGTAAGGAATGTTATAAATTACATTTTAGTCAATTTTATGAAGAAGATGATGAAAATGTAGTAGCTGGTTTTGTACAAGATGAGACAGACGAAAACATATTTATATATGTATCAAAAGAACTAAATGTTGAATATGATACATTGTTTGCAGACAGTATAGAAGATGCAAAGCATCAAATCGAAGACATGTTAATAGACCATTGGAATGATGAGATTGATTATTTAAAAAATCGAATTAAATCATTTCGAGATGGAGAATAATCATATATAGAAACTTCTATCTTGGCGATTCAGCCAAATTTTCCAAAAAAAGTAAAAGTAATAAGAAATATTTTTTTCATTCGATTAGGCAGACGTGCCTATTTCCGAGTGATTTTACAACAAAATAATATTAAAATGAAAGGATTTAACAGTAAATTCTAGGATAAATGATTGCGCAATCTCTGTAGATTAAAGGATTTTGACAGAGAATAAAGAAAAAAATAATTATTGCGAGAAGAACTGGAAGTTAGTGAACTTCTGTGAGTTTGATAAATATGCAACAAGTTCTTATTGTGCTATTCACAATGAGAACGAAAGTAAAAATCTTGGTGATATTACTAAGGTTGATGAAACAAAACTTGAACCATTTAACATGATTTGCGGAGGATCGCCCTGTCAGGATTTTTCGGTCGCTGGTAAGCAGAAAGGTTCTGTATGGACTTGTAAAGATTGTGGACATGAGTATAATCCACTGACAGTTCATTGGTCAGAAAGAGATAAGTGTCCATGCTGCAGAAGTAACAACATTGAGAAGACTCGTTCATCTCTTTTGGTAGAGTATTTGAGAGTTATCAGAGCAAACAAACCGAATTTCGGTATGTACGAGAATGTAAAGAACATTGTAGGAAAGCAGTTTAAAGATACATTCAAGATGTTTACAGATGAGTTGGATGAGTATGGATACAATGTGTACTGGAAAGTCCTTAATGCAAAAGATTATGGTATTCCTCAGAATAGAGAGCGTGTGTATCTGATTTTTATTAAGAAAGAATTGGACAATGGAAAGTTTACATATCCTGAACCATTTGATAATGGAATGAGATTAAAAGATGTTCTTGAAGAGAATGTTGATGAGAAATTTTATATCTCAGAAGATAGGGTTCAGAGATTTTTAACAAATCTCAACAACGAAGACGCTTTATTATACGATGCTTGTCAGGTTAAAAGAGAAGGAAAATCAAGAGAATATAATGATTTCTGTCCTACTTTAACAGCAAGAGATTATAAAGATCCACGTCTTGTAAATGATAATGTAGTGAAACAGGTCGGCAATATTTCCAAATGTGAAGGAAATTGGAAGAATCCACAAGTAGGAAGAATCTACAGTACAGATGGTTGTAGTCCAACATTAAATACTTGTGGAGGTGGTAGTCATGAACCAAAGATTGTTCAGCTAGGAAATGTAAATCCATCTGGAAAAGGTATGAATGGTAATGTGTTTGACGAGAATGGATTAGCACCGACTCTTACAACAAATAAGGGTGAGGGTAATAAGATTGCAATTCGCCAGGCAACTAAGAAAGGATATATCGAATGTGAACTGGGTGGCGTAGCTGATTTATCATATCCAGAGTCTAAAACAAGAAGAGGTAGAGTTCAGGAAAATGGTCAGATTTGTCCAACAATTACTGCAACTGAGACAGGGGTTTGTAGAATTGAATCACCTATTAGAATCAGAAAATTGACTCCGAAGGAGTGTTTTAGACTTATGGGGTTCTCAGATGAGAATTTTGAAGCTGCTGAGAAGATGGTAAGCAACAGTCAGTTGTACAAGCAAGCAGGGAATTCCATTGTAGTAGATGTTTTATATTACATATTGGTTGAATTGTATAAGGCTATGCCATATCTTTTTGATGATTTGAGATTAAGTAGTTTTTTCTCTGGGATTGGCGCATTTGAGATAGCATTAAACAGATTATATGAAGGAATCAACTCTGGAAATTTTACAAACCCACAAGCAGATTAAGTTCTGCTTGTGGTGATAAACCTCAGTTAGTTGGTGGTATCGGTGAAATAAATTTTGGAAAGCAATTTCGTCAGGGTAATAGGGTATATGATTCAGACCATGTAGCAATGTGTTTATTAGCACAGCCTGTAGGTAATGCTGGTGGATTTAGTTATTTATATGTGGTTAGAAAATAAAATGGAGAATAATACAATAAGTAGTTGAAAATAAAATAGCATATACAATATATGGTATTAAATAATTGCAACAAATACTATATATTGTATAAAAATCAAGACCGAAAGAAAGCGGAATTTCTTTTGGCGAAAGGAGAGAATATGGAGATAAAGAATGCGAAAATTGACTATGTAAAGCTGTATATTGAAGACCATGATATTTTAACATTTAGCATTGGTCTTGATCTTGGCAGTGGGGGTTGTGCATTAGGAGGATATGCACTGGATCAATCATTTAGGGTTAATAAAAATGACAATAAATGGGATTATGAAAGAAAATCTTCGCCTGCTGGATTAGATTGTATGAGAAAAATCATGGAAGTTGTAGGTGTAAGAAGTTGGGAAGATTTAAAAGGAAAGTATGTTAGATATGAGGATAACGGATGGGGTTCTCGTATTACTAAAATTGGAAATATCATAAAAGATGATTGGATTGATATTGATGATTTTATGAAGAATTACGATTACGAGGATTGGATTGAAAAGTTTAGGAGATAGGAGAATAAGTAAATGAGTAAAGCTGTTTTAGTGTTAGATATGCCTGAAGCTTGTTGTGATTGTAATTTTTGTAGAGAAATACAAGAAGGTATCGAAGCATGTTGTGAATTAATGGATGAGTTAAATGACAATACTCTTTGTAGAATGATTGATAGTAAAAATGGATATTGTCAAGAAAAACCAAATTGGTGTCCATTAAAAGAATTACCAGATGAAATACATAGTAAGGAATATTTAGACGAATATTGCGATGGTTATGATGATGGTTGGAACTCATTAAGAAAGAAAATTTTATGCGAAGATGAGGAAAATAAGTAAATGGCATATATAAAAGAGTATTGGCAGAATAAAGAACAGAGAGCAGAAACTGCCCGTAAACATACAAAAGAAATGCAAAATAAGTATGGTCGTTGTATTCAGACTGCTATTGTTTCAACAAAAATTTATGATACAAATTCATTTAATAGGGATTTTGAAGAGGATATCGAAGATAAAGATACCAAGATTATTGTAGAGGATATTGATAGTGTAGGTGCTGTAATGAAATACGGCAATCCAAGTACAGCAGTTCTTAATTTTTCTTCATATAAAAATCCAGGTGGAATGTTTTTAAATGGTAGTAAGGCACAGGAAGAGTGCTTATGTCACGAATCATTCTTATACAATGTGTTGAGTCAGTTTGTATTAGAGTTTTATGATTGGAATAATCGACACAAGAATAAGGCTTTATATTTGAACAGAGGATTATTTTCTTCAGGTGTTTGGTTCTTTAGAGAGAATAGTCATGTAGAGTGTAGTGTTATTACTTGTGCTGCCCCAAATAAGTCGGCTGCTCAGAAATATCAGAACGTGTCAGACGAAGAGAATACTAGAGTGTTAAGAAGTCGAATTAAGTTTGTTCTTGATATGGCGAAAGATAATAATGTAAACACTCTTATTTTAGGAGCTTATGGTTGTGGTGTTTTTGGTCAAGATGCAACAGAAGTAGCGAATATATTTAAAGAATATTTAACTACTACTCATAAATGCTTCTATAATGTTGTATTTGCTGTTCCAAGTGGCAGAGATGGCAATTATGAGAAGTTTGTAAAAGTATTTTCGTAGCACAGTAAACATAGATTTCTTCTGCTCTAGTAGAGAATATATAAATGAGGTAAAACGAACTGAAAACCTGAGATGGTGAAAAGGTAAAGGTGAAGGCTGAAATTAACAAGTCAGTCAACCGATGAGCGTATAGGCTGAAACTCATTTGAGAATATAATGCCTTAGAACAAACCTCAATCCTAATATGTAATGATGAGGAATAAGGATGCTCTCATAGAGTACAGAAATGAATGTGCTCTTATTAATATCAAAGGAGAATAGAACACATGACTGATTTGTTAGATTTATTTAAGATGGCTTCTATAGGAAAACCATATACAATTTCAAAATCTGTAATACATTATCCAGTGCCAGAAATGACAAAAGAATATGCTATCAAGGTATGGAAAGAACAAAAGAAACGTGGTGTAACTACATTAAATAAAAAAGAATGGTTAAGAAGATATGGATTAGGAGAATAAATTAACAGGAGGTGCAAATAAATGCAGAATATTAGTATTAAAGGAGTTTGCGATTGTGTAGATTTAGACAGAAATATCAAATTAACAAATGGCGCAGTTATAGTACAGAAAGAAAATAACAATGTAATAGGTGTTTATTTAGTGATTTCGTTCAGAGATAATAAAAACAAATATGGTAGTGATAGTACGTCAACATATTGTAGTTTAGTAAATCTCGATAATGGACAATTAGCTTTTGAAGAAAAGTGTAGTCGTGCTACAACAGAGAGACGTGTTCTTAGACATCTAACAAGGGCAGGTTTCAGTTATCCTTATAATCCAAATTCTCATGAGCAGGATAGTAAGTTTTACAATATGAGAGTTCAGGTTTATAACAATGGAAATTACAAAATGAATCTTGAACTTGGTGATGAATACATTATGTATGGTAGATAGGAGAATAAATCATATGAAGAAGAAAATTTTAGCAGTTGTATTAGGATTGATATTGTGCTTTGGAATGACTGGATGTGGTACTAGTACAGGTAGTAAAAATTATGATAGTCATTCAAAGCTCATTTCGATAGAAGGTGAAAATGATTTGTATTATTATTCTACAACTCATGTCGTTTATATAGTATTTAATGAAGCCGAATATCAAGCTGGATATGGTTATATGTCACCATATTATTCAGAGAATGGTAAGTTATGCATCTATGATACTAATACAAAACAGATAGTTGGAATTGGAGAATAGAACAAAGTAAACCGAAGTTTCTTGGTGATTTAGGAGGTGGCAGATGAGAAAAAATTATGAATTAGAACTATATAAATTACTAATCAATCCAGAAGAAGACGATATTGACATCTCATACGTAGATGAATTTGGATGGGTTAGTAATACAGAGTTTTATGTTTGGATTAATCTTAATTGGTTTAATGAATTTGTCAAACGATTGAATGATATTTTTGGCTATTCGCTTTTTGATGAAGGTGGAATTGAAGCAAGAATTTGTAGTGATTGTGTATGTATCGATTTAGAAGAAGTTACTTCTGGATATGGTATTGACCTTGAAGGAATGTTTCCAAGAAGTAAATACACACATTAGGAGAATAATATTGAAAGGAGCAAGAGATTTGCTGCAGCATTAAATCTGGATTTGCTCTGAGTAAGAAATGTTAGAGATTAATAACATATATAACGAAGATTGTCTTGAAGGTATGAAAAAGATTGATGATAAATCAGTCGATTTTATCTTCACGGATCTGCCTTATGGAACAACTCATTGTAAATGGGATTCTGCTTTACCATTAAATGATTATGTGGAATTATCAGGTCAATATTTTTATGAAACAGATTTATTTAAGTTAGCACAAGTAACAAATAGCAGTCTTGAATATACAAGATATTGGTTCTATGAGAATAAGAAAAATGGCTTGTGGACTCATTATAATCGAATCATCAAAGACAATGGTTGTATTGCACTATTTGCACAAACGCCTTTTGATAAAGTATTAGGTACTTCTAATCTTAGTATGTTGCGTTATGAATGGATATGGGAAAAGACACAAGCCACAGGTCATCTTAATGCTAAAAAAATGCCAATGAAGGCACACGAAAACATATTAATATTCTATAAAAAACTTCCAACTTATAATCCTCAAAAAACAACTGGACATACACCAATTCATTCATACACAAAGTATGTAGAAACTCAAAATAATACAGAAATTTATGGAAGAATGAATAAAGAATTATCTGGTGGTGGTGAAACAGATAGGTATCCAAGAAGCGTAATAACTTTTGCAAGTGATAAGCAAAAATCTTGCTTACATCCTACGCAAAAACCATTAGCTCTATGTGAGTATATGATTAAAACCTACACTAATCCAGAAGATTTGGTTCTTGATTCATGCGCAGGAAGTTGTACAACGGCAGTTGCAGCTTTGAATACGAATAGGAATTACATATGTTTCGAGAAGGACAAGGATATTTTTGAGGTTGGAAGTAAGAGAGTAGCTGAGTATAAAGGGGAAATAAATGACAGAAAGTGAAGCTATCGAAGAACTAAAATATGATTGTAATGAACTTGGTAAAGCAATCCCATGTGATACTTCATGGGGATGCTCTTTTGAAAATGCTTATGGAATGGCAATAAAAGCACTTGAAAAGCAGATATCGAAGAAGCCAACGCCTATTGACTATGAAAAATATATTGATGTGATAGATAACGCAAGATTTCTTAGAGGTGCATATTGGTGTCCTAACTGCAAACATGTTGTAAAGAGTGGTTCTTTTTGTAAAGATTGTGGTCAGAAATTAGACTGGGAGAATGCATAAATGAGCAACTGCGACAACAATACATTGAAAGAAATCTTTCATGTGAAGATTGGAGGTGAACAAATGGGTAAAATTAGTAAACAGACATTTATTGTAGAAGTTGCGACTGATAAAGATTCTTTTGAAGATTGGTTAGCAGAGAAGTGTTCAGAAATTTACAATATGGCAATTGATGATTTTGTAGAAACTATTGATGAAGAAGATAGAGACGAATGCTTGGTTGACGATATGAGAAGAATCGAAGAATTAGCAGAAAAGGTTAAAGGAAGTAGAGAATAATTAACTAAATAATACGAAAGGAGTGTGAGTGGCAGCCTTAAAGAAATTTCGCTCTGAGTAGATTAAATGGTATATCAAGGAAGTAAAAATAGGTTGACAAAATTTTTAGTGCCGATTATTCAGAAGTATATTGATGATAATAATATTAAAACTTACATAGAGCCTATGTGTGGTGGAGCTAATCTTATTGATAAGATTAAATGTGATAAGAGAATTGGAGCAGATATTAATGAAGAGTTAATTGCTTTATTGAAATATGCTCAGACAGACAACAGCTTATCTATCGCACCTGAAGTATGTACATTTGAACATTATGCAGAGGTTAGAGAAGATAGAAAACTTGGAACTCATAAGTATTCACCAGAATATATTGCATTGATTGGATATATGGCAAGCTATGGTGGTAGATACTTTGATGGTGGTTATGGTAGAGATTCAAAGGGTGGCAGAAGCATTTATAATAAGAGATTAAATAATTTCAAAGAACAAGCACCGAATTTAAATAACATCGAATTCATGTGTTGTGATTATCAGAATTTCTCAGATTATAAAAACTGTGTATTCTATTTTGATCCACCCTATAAAAATACGAAACAGTATTCTAAACAGTCAATCGACTATGACTCATTTTACGATTTTCTTCGTAAACTTTCAGAGAATAATATAGTATTAGTAAGTGAATATAATATGCCTGATGATTTTAAGTGTATTTGGCAGAAAGAACGTAAGGTGTTACAGAAATCAGATAGAATTGTAGGTGAAAAAGCAGTAGAAAAGCTATTTGAGATTTAGTTCAAACGAATCTCGCATTTCATTTTAAGAAAAAGGAGAATAAAAAATATGAAGGTAACGATTGATTTAGAAAATTTAGAGTCTCTTGTGCAGAATACAATGGAGACAAATATTGAAAACATTGTAAAAGAACAGATTGAAGGTACTGTTAAAAAGGTTGCTGATAATCTTGCTAAGAAGATTATTGAAGAAAAGGTATCTGAGAATTTTCAGCGTTTTGTTGATGAATACATAGCAAATACCAAAATCAAAGTTGGTGGAGATTATTGGGGTGATACAGAAGAAAAGGAATATACAGTAGAACAGTATATTAAGAAGGAATTAAAAGAAAGACTTGATTCTAAAAAGCTTAGAGCTAAGAAGAAAGGACACACAAGTTCATATAATGATGATTTCGAAAATGTATCATTTGAGGAATATATCAACAGACAGTTTGATTTTGATGACATGATTAAAAAAGATCTTGATAAATTCATGGATGATATTCGTAAACAGGTTAATAAAACCATGAAGGAAACTTTTGACAACTCAACAAAGAGTATGTTATCAAATGTAGTTCTTAATATTCTTGGTGCAAATGAAACCTATAGACAGATAGAGAATAATATTAAGTGTATTGCAGACAAGCAGGTATAGGCTATGGAAGAAGAAATCTACGAAAACAATTATGAAGACTGCGATTACTGTGAAACGACATACTATGAAAGCGACACTGGATATCGTGAATATGGTTGCAGTTTTATAACTGGTGATGAGAATGATTATCCATGTTTGGGTGGTGAATTAGGTTTTGGCTGCCCATTGTCATTCAAATATAGAATTGAGAAAAATTGAACTTCAAAAAGTGCCTAAAATAAGGGCTTTTAAAAATGAATTTTGACTTGAAATTTTGGTTTCCTATGGAGGTGATCTATTGGACTTAGATAGAGCGATAAGAATCATAAATTATGATATTGATGAAAATGCGTCAGAATCAGAACAATTAGAAGCATTCAAAGTATTTTTCAAAGAATTATTTGATACAGATATACAAAATAGTGATGGTGGATATAAAAGTGTCCACGATATATTTTTAGAAGCAAGTAAAAAGTTTCATAGTAAAACAGAAAATATAACAATGTAATGACAATGTTAAAAATCGAAGTAAAACCACGTTTCTTGTGGTTGTGAAAGTAGGTGAGAAATTGAAAAATATATTTTTAGAAGCTGCTATGAACTATAATAAGATGAGTAATTCAGAAAAAGCAAAAGCGAATGATAAAATTCGAGAAAATGTTAAAGAAATCATGAAGCCTCGTCCAAAAACTGAACGAGAAAAAGAACTTGACAGATTGGCAAAGGAAGAAAAAGAAGAGTATGAAAGAAATAAAAATGCTTTCTATGCTGATCCTATTCATTGGAGCAACAATAAGCGTAGAAGACATGGGTTATCTGTATTAAGAGGTGATATTAATAAATATCGCTCAAAGATATATCCAGTATTTCATCCTTCTGTAAAATTCTTTGGTCGGTTGGATGATATTATTACCGAAATATTAGAAGATAATTTTAAGAATAATGAGTATTTTAATTCTTTTGTGGAAGAGAAATATTTGGCGGTTGGTGATGCGAAAGTATTTAAAGTAAACGAATAGGAGAATAGCAGGAATGAAGCATTTCCTTGGAGTTTTTGAACGATAAAAAGAGAGAATATATAGGTGACAATAAATTATAAGGAGAGATATGTTTTATGAGTAAGAAAAAGCAATTTAAGGGTTTGAAATTTAATTATTCCATAAATGGGAAGGGATTGAAAAGTAAATATAAGACAATTGAGGATTTCTTAGATACAGAATTTCCAAAGAACAATAATCCATTGTCGCCTACTCTTGATACAGAGATTACAGGAATTAAATGGAATGGTAATACTATTTCTATTTCCAATAAAATTCACACAGTAAGAGATTTGGTTGACTTATTAAGCAAGGAAAATGCAGAAAATGTTTTTATTTCAAATAAAGACATTAGATTGCATGAGTTTAAACCAAAACATGACAATCTCATCAGAAAATCTACATATTCCATAGATGAGGTATACCATAATGTTAAAGATGTTTTATTTGAGAAAGATAGGCGACTTGCAAAAGTGGATTTCGATGTGGATTTAATAAAAGGTAACAGCCAGAGATACCAGACTTTTTTCACTAAAGGTTGTAAATGTGTGGTTTGTGGAATTGAAGGTAAATATTTTGCAAAAGAAAGACATTTGCAGCATAAAACATATCATCTGAATTTGTATGCAATTGATGATAATGGTGATGAAATTTTAATGACAAAAGATCATATTTTACCACATTCAAAAGGTGGTATTGATGATATTAGTAACTATCAAACAATGTGTGAGCCATGTAATAAGGCTAAAGGTAACAAATTAGAAGATTAAATAAGAAAGGAAAAATAGAAAAGTTCCTATAGGATAAAGTGCGCACTACTTACTAAGGTAAGAGGAACTTATGTATTGTGCTTATATCACAACATTAAAAGGATTAAGAAAACATAGTAATGCTGATAGATTACAGTGTGTAGAAGTATTTGGACAGAATGTAATTGTAGATTTGAGCTATCAGGAAGGACAGAAAGTAATTTTCTTCCCATCTGACGGTCAGTTGTCACTTGAATACGCAACAGATAATAATCTTGTTAGGAAGAAAGACGAGAATGGAAGCAACATTGGTGGTTATATGGATGCTGAGAAGAGAAATGTAACCGCTATTAGACTTAGAGGTGAGAAGTCAGAAGGACTTGTATTACCTGTTGAGACGCTTTCTAAGTATACAGATATTTCAAAATTAAAAGATGGCGATCAGATTACAGTTCTTGGTGGTCATGAGATTTGTCAGAAATATATCCCAAGAGGAAAGAATCGTTCAAGAGGTAATGGAAATAGTTCAAATAAGAAGAACAAGTTTCAGAAAGAAACAGTATCATATCCATTTTTTGAAGAGCATAAAGATACTGCACAGCTTGCATATAATATGTCAGCATTTAAGCCAGGTGATACGATTTATATTACTCGTAAACTTCACGGAACATCGGCTCGTACTATGAAGACTGTTAAGGTTACAAAGAAGAATAACAAGTTAAGAAGATTTTTACATATGCAGCCAAAAGTTACTAGAGAAGTTTCTGTTGTATCTGGTAGCAGAAGAGTTGTATTAAAGGATATGACAAAGAATGATGGATATTATTCTGATAATAGTTTCAGGAAGAAGTATCATGATTTATTAAAAGACAAGCTTCCTGAAGGCTGTGAAGTTTTTTATGAAATTGTAGGATATGTAAATGAATCAACTCCAATTATGGGTTCTGTATCAAATAAGGGTGTTAAAGAAAAGGAATTTACTAAGAAATTTGGTGATACAACTACATTTTCATATGGTTGTGAACCAGGTGAAAATGAGATGTATGTTTATAGAATGACAATGACAACGGCAGATGGAACAGTTATTGAAGTACCTTGGGAGACTGTAGAAGTATGGTGTGATAAGTTAGGAGTTAAGCATGTACCTGATTTAGAGAAGTTTATCTATACTACACCAGAGGATTTGAAGGAAAGAGTTAATAAATATCTTGATAATATGCCAGCAGACGAGATTGGTAAGACACATGTTGCCGAAGGTGTGGTTGTTCGTATTGATAATAGAGCAACATTTACAGCGTTTAAGGATAAGGTGTTTGAATTTAAGGTGATTGAAGGGATCGCTAAAGATACTTCTGATACACCAGATATGGAAGAAGCAGAAGAGTTATTTGAGGAGACATTAAATGAATAAACCTACATTATGGGTACTCGTTGGGCTAAGTGGTAGTGGAAAATCAACCATTGCCACTCAGATTGCCAACGAAAATCCAAACACAGTAATTGTATCATCAGATGCAATTCGTGAGGAATTAACAGGTAATTACGAAGACCAAGAACATAACGAAGAAGTGTTTAAGATTTTCCATGATAGAATTCGCAAGAATTTGGAGAATAAAAAGAATGTGATTGCAGATGCAACTAATCTGACTATGAAATCTCGCAGAGCAATTATGATGAAAGTGAATGGTCTTGAAGTACATAAGATATGCGTAATTATTCCGAAGCCATTTGAACAGTGTAAGATTGATAATAAAAATCGTAAACATCCTGTTCCAGATGAAGTATTGGATAAGCAGATTAGGAGATTCCAGATTCCATTTTACGAGGAAGGATTCGATGAGATTGTTTTTCACAGTTCATTAAAGGATTACAGACCAAGTGATATTCCAGATATGAGAGGATTTGACCAGAAAAATCCACATCATACAATGGACTTATTTGAACATTGCAAGTATGCATCAAGATTATTTTCTACAAAATATGCTTATCCAGCAAGATTTAGGATAGGTGCTTTATATCACGATTTAGGCAAATTGAGTACACAAACATTTGATGAAAATGGAGTAGCTCATTATTATCAGCATCATTGTTATGGATCATATCAATATATGGCTGCTATGTACCATGTTGATTCAGAAGTCATCTTGGACACATGTTTCCTCATTAATTATCATATGATGCCTTTTAATTGGACAACCGATAAAGCAAAGCAGCGTTGGAAAGAAAGATTTGGAGAATATAAATATAAGATGCTTTTAGATTTTAATGAATGTGATAAAGCGAGGTAAGTGTATGTGTAACCGTTGTAATTATGACTCACCTGACAATCAGATATATGTAGATCCACTGACCAATGAATATTATTTGGACATAGAAACTTCTGAATGGGATGAATATGATGACGGCTTTGTTCATCAGAGAGAATATATTTCGTATTGTCCTTGGTGTGGAATGAAATTAGGAGAATAAATATGAAGATAGAATTAACTAAATTAAAATTCAATGGCACTCATTCGTATAAGTATAAGCCATTTACGCATTGTTGTGATGAAATTCAGAATGATAAAGCTATTGTATTTACAGGTGAAGATTTGGTTCATAGCGATGATTGTTGGGGTGACGAAAGATACATTCCAAGATTCTGCACTTCACATACAGAAGTTATTACATCGTATGAAGATGAATGGGAACAAACAGACAATTATCCAATCCAGTTTTGTCCTCATTGTGGAGAGAAGATTGAGATTTCAGTTGTGGACGAGATTGATGTTTCTGAAAAGTATGATGAACTGACTAAGCAGCGTGAAGAATTATGGAAGAAGTGCCAGAAAACAGATAGTAAGAAGAAAGAGTCTGAATTAAGAAAGCAAGTTAGGAAGTTGGATGACCAGATTAACGATTTTTATGAGTTGGGAGAGATATGAAAGCAGTATATATACATAAAAGATATTTACATTTAAAAATAAATGGGATATGGAAATATGCAGATGATATTAGTGGCAGGTATGTCTATTTATATGGAGAATTGCCAAAAAACAGAGTAGAACATTTTAGAAACAAAGATACTGTATTTTCGGAGTTAGTCAAACGATGTGGATATGTTGATAATTTTATGGGATGTAAAACCTTTTTGAGAAAAAGGATTTATGTAGATTTGTTTCCATTGGCAAATGGAATAGTCTATAAAGATCAGTTGGAAGCGTTTGACATAGAGCATGTCTATGAAATAGTAGAAAATCCAATTATCGAGTATCTACAAAAAGACCTTGGATTTAAAGGATATAGTCAGTTGGTTTTTGATAGGGAACAAGAATTAAAAAATATGTTAATTATTAAACCACTGTAAATTAAGGTTTCTTTTGGTTGAAAAGAGAGAATATTAAAACAATGATTTTTATAAGCTAGGAAAGTTAAAAGAGGTGAATTAATGTCTTTAGTATATAAAAATGACACATATAACTATAATGGCGAATATGAAATGAGTTCATTAAATAAATTTGCACGAGCAGAAAGAAGATTATCTGCAAAGAAACAGGCATTGGACGATATGAAGAATGAATATGACCTTATTGAACAACAGGTATTTCGTACTTATAAAGAGAACATCCAGTATATGTTGCTTGATCAGCCATCCATAATTAAAACGTGTAGAGAATGGCTAAATATGTTATCAAAGAACCAGGATACTGATGGGAATAAGCTTGATAAAAGAAAGAAGTATAAGGAAAAGGAAACATATGATTGGCATATTGACTATATTAAAAAGCTTCTTGGTATTGAGTATATGAATAATGTTAAATTTATTGATCTTAATTTTGGTCAAGCTACTAATATTCAGTTTGAATACAAAGAACATAATTGGTATTTAGAAATTCCGCATATTAATGCTATCAAATTAGATGCATATAGGAATTATGGTGGAAGTGTATTTAAACTTGCGTTAGTACACAATGATACAGAACATAGTTGTAGTTGGTCGCAGTTTGGTTCTACATATGAAGAAGATGAATTAAGAGATATTATGACACAGGGTATTGAGAAATATTGTAATTAGTTTGGGTAAATTTGCAAGAAAGTAACATATTCTTGTATTGTAGAGGTGATATATGAAACGAGAAAATTTGGAAAAAGCAACTAAAATCAATAAAGAAATATTAAGGCTTGAACAGGAGATAAAGTTCCTTGATGATGCGAATATGAGAAGAACTCATTCAATAGTTAAGGCATTGATGCCAAAAAAGTATACATATAAAGGTTATTTTTGTTCAGAAAGAGACATTGACTGTGTTGACTCATGTATATATTTAGATCATAAAGAATGTGTAGCTCTTGCAGATTTTAAACGAAATGAAATTGAAGAATTGCAGAAGCAATATGAATTATTGGATTCTGAATAAAAGAGAATAATACATTGGAGGAAAACATGAGAATTATAAATCGTGGACGTGGAACTGGCAAAACAGCAATGCTTATTTCAACAGCATATGTAACAGGAAAACCAATTATTACGTTTACAATGAATAATAAAAACAATCTTTTAGATATGGCAGAGAGAATGGGTATATCAGCTAATATAGAAGTTTATACGATAAATGAATGGTTAGAATGTCACAGACCATATATACCGAGTAATGAAATACTCGTAGATAACGTAGAATTAATACTTGGAGATGTTTTATCAAAGTTTCTTAATGCAAATGTTATAGCAGGAACAATGACAGTTCCAATGGATAATATAAAAGACGAGGCAAAAGAAAATGATAGAAAACATGGTCATTGGGTTGCATTAGATGAATGTGCAAATGAAGGTGTATATTGCTCAGTTTGTAATAAAAAAGTATATAAACTATATTATGCGAACCAGAAGTTGAAATCAAAATTTTGTCCTAATTGTGGGGCAATTATGGATGAGAAAGAGAAATCGAAGTAAACCAATCTTTCTTTTGGAAATTTTTAATCATATCTAAGCCATTCGGCTATGGGAATCCCAGTAAATAAGAGAATATTACAAAGAAAGGATAATTAGTAGCTGGCTTTAAAGGTTGCAACCGCTTTGGTACTAATTATTGAAATTACAAAATGACAAGTATTACACACCAATAGAATTAGCGAATCACTGTTGGGATAAGGTTTTTGAAGTTGTTGGTGAAGAAAATATATCAGAGATTATTGAGCCTAGTGTTGGGAATGGCAGTTTTCTTCATCATGCAGAGCAACTACCACATTTTGCGTATGATATTGAACCTGAGTGCGAATCTAATTTTACTCATATCTTTAAGCAGGATTATTTAAGTGCTGATATAAAGTATCTTTGGGGAAGGCTGATAATAGGAAATCCACCATACGGAAGATGTTTAAATATGGCACAGAAATTTTTTAAGAAGTCAGTTGAAATTGCAGATACAATTGCATTTATTCTTCCTATAAGTCAATTGAATAACACAAGGTCAATGTATGAGTTTGATTTGGTATATAGTGAAGATTTAGGTATCCAGCATTATACAGATAGAGATTTACATTGTTGCTTTAATATTTATCGCAGACCTGATAGTGGAGAATTAAATAGTAAACCAGTCGCAAAATTAAAGGATGTCACTATCTATCGTCAGGATAGCAAGGGATATAACGAGAAAGATTGTGATGTTCGTATGTGCTATTGGGGTGATGGATCTGCTGGAAAGATATTAAAGGATGATGAACATTATTCGGCAGAATATAAAATCAAGATAAATAATGAAGAATTAAAAGAAGATATTATTGAAGTGCTTACTACATTTGATTGGAAAGAATATCTAAATTGTATTGCAATGAGAAAAATACAACAATTTCACATCATAGAGATACTTAAAAAGAATGTGGAAGGAATCAAATAATCAAAGGAAATTTTTCTTTCCTTTGAAGATTGGAGGTGTGATATGAAAAAGTATTATAGACAAGCAATCGCATTTCTTTTGGTATGGTTCTGTAGTGGTGTAACAATGTATTCATATCAGGCAGAAAATAAAATACTTGGAATTACTTTTACACTTTTAAGTTTCTTATATTGGTTCATTATAGATAAAGATGATTAGGAGAATAACTATATGACACAATTACCAAAAACAAGTTGTAATATTCCAATGCCAGAAATTGCAACTTATCGTAATCCAAAAGTCATTGCAAGAATTAAATTGTGTGGTGGTGCTGTGACAATTAATATTGATGAAACAATGGCATGGAAGAAACCAACTGATGAGCAGATTAAAAACTTACATGATTTATTTTGTATTGATGTTGAGATATTAGATAGAGGAGAATAACAATGTGAAAGCATATTTAGTAAAGCGACCTGCAAGTTGTTGGTGTCAAGATTACGCAATGGTAATTATTGCAGAAGATGAACGACATGCTGAAAGAAAAGCAAGGGTAAGTTCAGATGATTTTAAGAAGTGTCAAGAGATTACTATTACAGAAATTGATATGAATGAAGAACAGTGTGTTTTAAGAGCGAATACAGGTGCATAGGAGAATAATATGACAGGCAGACAAACAAAAACTATACAGTGGACAATAAATTTTCCAATGGACTTTCCTTCGGATTGGGATGACGACATGATTGAATTTCATCTTAATGAATCAAGCTGGTGTTGTAGTAATCTCATTAGTGAACTTGAAAAATACGATAAGAAAAATGGTTGTATTTGTGACATATGTGAAGCAAAAGTCGCTGAGAAGATTGGAGGTGTAAAATGAGATTAATTGATGCAGACAATATTTCAAATGTAGGGGAATTTGTAAAATTAGATAAAAATGGAAATGCTTATGTATTACTTGATGATTTATGCACAATAATTGATATTCAGCCGACAGCTTATGATATTGATGGTGTCATAGAACAGTTGAAACGATGTTATGGGATCGTAAGAAGTAGTAGCGTTGACTATGCTGAAGGCTTAAAAGATGCATATGAAAGGGCTATTGGTATCGTAAAAACAAGTGAAACATGCCAATAGGTGATAGAGTAGATGAAATGGCTACAGTTTGGATAAAAAGGAGAATAACGATATGAGAACAGAGAATATAGAAGTAACATTTAAAATTCCAATTCCAGTTGATAAGCCTGATTTGAATGGTGTCATATATTCAAAAGAAGCAATTAGAAATGCTTATAAAAATGTAAAAAATATTCCAATTGAGATACAAAACAATGATGGTGAATTTGTTCCTATTGGAGTAGCACAAGAAGTTGAATTGATTGAAGATGAAAATGGTATGTATATTACAGGCGTTGGTCTTGTTTGGTATGGTGGCACAAAAGAAAGCGTTGAAATGAAGGATGGTCAGGTAACTAGCTTTACAGTAAATGGTATTGGAATTGCAAAAGAGTAGGAGCTGAAAAATATGGATAATTTAACACGTAGAGAAGAAGTAAATCTTTATGAAGCAATTCAGAAATCTTTTCCTAAAATTCTTATCAAGGATCTGACAGAACATGAAAGAATCTGCCCTGTCTGTAATGGTCTTGGCATGAGAATAGAAGATAATATTTATGGAATCAAAGGTGATAGTTCTGAAGCTGGTAGAAAATATCATTTTCCATACAAGCATCAATCACTTTCATTCTGCCAGAGTTGTTTTAATGGAGTACAGAGTTTATGTCCTTATTGTGGACAGCCTTATAAAAATCAGGCTTATTTACATTGCGACTGTGAAGGACAAAAGAAAGCTGACGAAGAAGAGAGAATAAAGAAGTGGAATGAGAAAGTATCTAAAGCAGTTCCAGTTGATGAAAAAGATGTAGACACAATGCTTTACTGTGAGGAATTGGACGAGTATTACGATACAGTTGACGATTTCTTTGACGATTATGCATGTAATTATGAAGAAGATGATAATGAAAGACCTGAGAGATTATGGGTATGTAGTGTAGAAAAGATTCATATTGATGCTGACAGTGTAGTTGACAATGTTTGCCAAGAGCTACATGAAAATGCTTATGAGCAGTGTGATATTGGTAGTTTGCAAACTCTGTTAGATGGCTGGTGCGAAGCTCAGACAGGAGCAACTACATATTTTCCATGTTATAAGCAGTATGTAGAAATTGATTGGAGTAAATATGAATATTGTAGCAGGTGATTATTTCGGTAAAAATATTCAGTTTGTATGTAGATGCTGCAACTGTGTATATGAAGTTGAATCAAAGGATGATTGGAATGTTCAGATGGTATTTCCTAACTATTGTAGTTTTAAATATAAAGTTCCTGAATATAAAGTAGCTTGTCCTAATTGTGGTCATGAAGAATATCTTGGTTGTGATCAAGATGACTTGATAGGAACTGAATCTGAAAATTTGTATTGTTCTTGGATTCCATTATTGAAGAAGAGAGAAGATTGGAATAAACGATATAGGGTTGAGCCAATAAGAGAATAAACATAAGGAAGATAATTATGTATGAAATTGTAGAAGATGAATATAACCAGTTCTTACAAGATATGGCAGATGGATCAATGATATTCGGAAGATATATTGATGAGTCAGAGTATGAAGATGAATATTCTCACAATGATATTGACGAAGCACAAGATAAATTTATCGAAAAAGTCAGAGAATATCTACATGAAAATTATCCTGGCAAATATGTAGTGTCGGGTGGTTGGTGTGTATTTGTTATGACACCTGATAGAGCGAGAGAAAGCCATATATCAGAGAGAACCATAGAGTTGTTTACAGTGGAATAAAGAATTGAAGGAAAGATTCGTTTCATCTGTTTGTCACAGATAAAAGAGAATATACATATAGAAATTTTATTTTATTTGGTTGTTTAGCAAGTAAAAAATAAACATTAAATGATTGTAAATGTCAATCAGCCTATTATATGGAGCAACCTACAACTTAGATAGACAGAAAGATAGAAAGTTGAGGTAGAAATATGGTTTTACAATATAAAGGATTTAATAATAATTGGATTTATGAAGAAGCAGAAGTGATTACATCAGCAGTTGTTTGGGTTGGCAAAGAAACTCGTGCCTATCGTAAAGGTGGAGTAAGATACGAAAAGAAATATTCGGAACTTTATAAAAATGGTAAAACACCAGATCAATCTGATTTAAACAAAGTTGATTTAGATTATGTCGCAGAAATGCACAAAGCAGTTGACAGACTTATTCGAGAAGAAACACATTGCGGTGATGAAATCGTTTATCACATTGATAAGCCTTTTGATCAGATGGAGAATGTAACAGTAGTAACTTTGAATGACAAAAATAAGAATGTGACTCGTGTATTTGAAAGTGGCGTTTACTTATTAAACAGTAAAGGACAGACAGTACAGAAGTTAGCATAATAGAAACTTAAAAATATTGTAGGTTGCTCCTACATAATAAAAAATATAATTTGGCAGAGAATATCGGTTTCATGTGGAGGTGAAAAAATGAGAAAAGAGACAGTATCAATATTTGAACCAGGCGATGTTGTGTTATTCCAAACTGGTGAAAATGGACTTAAAAGCAATATTGGCATGATTCTCAAGCATAAAGAAAATGGTAATTATGCTATTTTAAGTGTTTATAGTAGTGCATATAAAGATGTCGAGCCATCATGGATTGCCATTGTGAATGATGTGAAGAATATACGAAATGAAATTACTTCACATTACGAAGAAAACATTTCGGAATTACAGAGCAAAATCAGAAAACCAACACAAGAAGAGAAAGAATCTGAAAAGGTTGAGAAGTATAATGAATTGAAGAAACAGATTATTGCAACTGCAAAGAACATGATCGACTATAAGGATGATTGTGATTTTGAGAATAAATTAAAAGCAATTGCAGATATGAAACGTGAGATTTTTTCAATTGAATTGGAATGTGCATCAGATATTAGAAAAGAAAACGGAAGAATTAAGTGGAAGATTAGAGAAGAAAAATCTGCTAGAGATAATTTACTAAAGAACATTAGCGATGAAAAAATTCAAGCAGCATTTGGCTTCAAATAAGCACGTTTCTTTGGAGGTGAAATAGTGGAGATTTTAGGAAATAAATTAAAAAGATTTTTTGACATTGTAGATAATCCACTAAATGATGCTGAAATTACATATGCTGGCGATAGATATGAAGTATGGGAAGTATCGGAAAATCTATTTAATAAGATGTGTAATATGTCAGAAGATGAATTTGTTAAATTAGCAGGTGAAGAAGCGTGGTGGAGACAGAGTGATGGTAGTGTACTTGGCGTTCCTGATACATATTTTGAAGTGAATGGTGAATGTTTACTTGGATGGAATAGATTGGGTTATGAAACAACAAGATATACCAATCTAACTGAATATCTTTGTGATTGTGTAGGTGCTTCAACAGGTAAAAATGTATGTGCTTGTTGTGTGGATCTTGCAAAATACAATGATATGACAATGGCAAAATTATTTGAAAAGTATGGAGAATAATTTATCAGGAGGTGAAATATCAAATGACTTGTAAGTATCCAATAACTAGCAGAAGTTATAAGTTTTGTATAGGCTGTAGTGATATGGATTGTTGCGAAGATGCATTTACTTCTAACATTCCTATGCCAAAAGTTCAGCCGCCAAAAGATTTTATCCCATTTGCACATGAAGCAAATAGGATGACAAATAATGCAATTGATAGTTACACTACGCAACAATTAGCAGAATTATCTAAATTAATTAGAGATGCGATTGCAGATGGCAAATTTTCAATCAGTGAAGATGGTTCTCTGAAGCCTGAAACACGAAAGAAATTAGAGGAACTTGGTTATAAAGTTGAGACTGGTACTCAGTACAATGAGCCATATTACAGTATTAGTTGGAGAGAAACGAAGTAAATTTCGATTTTTTGTGGAGAATATAATTATAGAAAGAGAGGTACATATATGCCAGTACATGATGATTTAGGCGTTAGGATGAAAACATTTTATGAGCAGATTCCTAAAACAAAATTAATGAGAAGGTGTCCAGTTGCTATCAGAATTGATGGGAAAGCATTTCATACATTTACAAGAGGATTTCAGAAACCATTTGATGAAGTGTTAATTAAGTCAATGCAGGAAACAATGAAATACTTATGTGAGAATATTCAGGGCTGTGTTCTTGGTTATACACAGTCAGATGAGATTACATTGATCCTCGTTGATTATAAGAAGCTCACCTCTTCAGCATGGTTTGATTATGAAGTACAGAAGATTTGTAGTATCGCAGCAAGTATGGCTACAATGGCGTTTAATAAATTCTTTGCAGATAATGTTGAAAAAGAAATACTTTCTAATTCAGATAAAGAAGGAAATGTAGTCGATGACAATTTAGAGATAATTCATATAAACCATGTTCACTCTATGCGAAAAGGTGCAATGTTCGATGCTCGTTGTTTCAATATTCCAAAAGAAGAAGTAACAAATCTCGTATATTGGAGACAGTTAGATGCTTCTCGTAACTCAATTCAGATGGTAGGTCAAGCCAATTTCTCACACAAAGAATTACAGAATAAGTCATGTAATGATATTCAAGATATGCTTATGGCTCAGAAAAGTATTAACTGGAATAATTTACCAACTTATCAGAAGAGAGGAAGCTGTTGCGTAAGAAATAAGATTGTTATTGAATCTGATGGTGTTATGGCAACTGCACAGTTAAGAGATACTTCTAAATCAGAAAATGAGTGGATTATTGATACAGATATTCCTATTTTCAAGGGTGAAGGCAGAGAATATATTGATAGGTTGGTATTTATTGGTGAAGAGTAAATAATATACTATATATAGTGAATGTAAAACACTATAAACACTATATATAGTATGAAAATCAAGACTAAAGGAAACTGACATTTCTTGGTACAGATTGGAGAATATATAGTTATGGATAATATGTTTTTGGTGCAATATGAACCAATAACAACAATGACAAGAAGAATTTTATCTTTAGGTTTTGAGCCAAAACCAACTCAAGAAATGATTGAAAAATTTTATGATGAAGTAAATGCTTCTGATTGTTATCATAATTCAATTGTTCTTGTAGTTAAAGCAAAAAGTATGGAAGAAGTTAGAGAACAAGTTATTGAAACTTTTAATGTTTTATATAAAAGTAATGGAGAATAATATTATGGAATATAAAAGAGGTTGTATGGTGTGTCTTAATTTGATACGAGATCCAGTAGATAATTACATAGAACATAAAGATGAAATCGAAGAAGTTCTTAAACCATTCATAGTAGTTCCACGAAATAAAATATCTAAAGTAAATACAGACCAATGGTTATATATTAGTTCGGCTTGGCAAGATAAAAATTATGTAAGAGCTGTCGAGATTTGTAAAGGTAGTAAGATTTACAGTACAGTTGAAAATGATCTATATGAATTAGACAAAGAATTGAATGAGCTTGGATTTAAGACAAGAATGGGTAGAAATTGTGATACAGGAACTTTAAGTATTGCAGTTTTGGAAGAAGCAGAAGAGGCGAATTATAGAATGAGTGATATTTGTAAAGATAGAGAGGCTTTAAGACCTAAATACGAACAGTTTATTCAGACTGAAAGAGGTAAAGAATGGAAACATTTTTGGCAGAGTCAAACAGGTTCAGAGAGAAGTGGAGATTTTGGAGATTATTTGTATGACTTTTATCCAGAAATGTTGCAGTAAGGAGAAAAATAAATGGCGAAAAAGAAAGGTTTTGGTGTGAGTCCAATAACAAATACAATCTACTATGGAACACAGGATACAGAAAAACATATGTGGATTGGACAGAAAATAGATGTTACAGATGATGTGATAGCTGCTGTATATGAATGGTTTATGGGTAATATGGAAGACTCTGAAGGTAAGAAAGAAGAATATCAGATCACATATTCTGGCACAGAGTTTGAATTAGTAATGAGAAGAGATATCATAGAGGAACAGCATTAGAAACAGAAATATTAGACAAAGAAAAATGCAATAATTGTATGAAAAAGACACTATATGATGCTGATTGTATGATTAAATTAAGATGGTATGAAGACAATGACGACAGAGTTTCTAACATGGAGCAAAAGGATAAAGATAGATATGATTGTGGAGTGAAATGTCCTGAATATTTACATAATGATATTCCTGTTTTTTATCCTGATGGATGGTCTTAATAAATATTCTTAGCGATTCAGTTAATAATTTCCAATAAAAATAAAAAACAAATAGAGAATAAACATATAGGAGAGTCTTATGTGGATTAGCAGAACAAAATATGAAGTCGAAAAACTGAAATATAGACAGAGAATATCTTATTTAGAAAATCTTATCTGTCCATGTGAGTCACATGATTATATTGAAATAGCTCACGAAATTATAGATGAACATAGCACAGTAAAGCACATTTTCAGATGCAAGAAATGTGGGAAATTACACGATGAATTAAGTTGATTGTAAATCACTGTTTCATGCGAAATTCGAGGAGGTGAACATGTTAGTAATTTTGATGAGTATTCATATAATTGGAGCAATTATTGCTATTGTTATTCATTGTAGAGACGGAACAATGAAACATGCTTCAAAATATGGAGATGGATTTAGATTTGCAAAACCGTCAGATATTATATTTCAAGATTGCTTGCTATGGGAAATTCAATTAGTAATTCATACGATAGCCTTTGTAGAAGATTACATAAACAGTAAATTCAGTAAGCATTTTCATTGAACAATTCAGTTCAAAAATTCCAAAAATCAAAACTGAATAGAGAATATAAATATGGGTGGAAGAACAGCATACCCTTGGGCTTTTTGCACTCAAAAATCACTGTTGAAGATAGATTTTTACATAAATTTATTTTCTGTGTTCCGTCCATTTGGGCGTTTAGATAGATTGTTTTATTAACAATATTTATATAAATTTTTAATTTTAAGGAGGACAAGTAATTTGGCAAAGACAAAGGAAAGAAAAGCATTAAAAAAAGGTAAGGCAGCATTCAATCTTATTGGTCGTGTAAAAGTAACAGACAAGACATTCAATCTTGACAATAGTTATGATTCTGGTTGGACAGATAACAGTATGTATGTAGGTGTTGATTGTGGAAACGGCAATACAGTATATGCAGAGATGAGAAGTGGTTTCTTCCCTGATAAGGATAATGTAATTCGTGCTTACAGTAAGGATGAGAAAGACGATGCAGGAAAGAGCAAGTCAGTAGAGATTGCGTGGGAGGATCGTCTTGATGAGTCTCTGTATGATAGCATTTCAGATTCTTCATTCTTAACAGTTGGTGTTGAAAAAGATGTAAAGGATAAGACTGTATATAAGAAGTTCCTCACAGCTTATGATGCAGTAGAGTATCTGAATGAGCATCTTGAGGACGGAATGATTGTAAATGTAAAGGGTACAATCGGTTACAGCGAGTATGAAGGTAATGTTTCTACAAAGAAAGAGATTACATCTATTGTACTTTCAAAAATTGATGATGAGGCAGATTTTAAGGCTACATTCTCACAGACAATTCTTGTTGATTCAAAGAGTATCGGAAAGAAGAATGATGATAAGAGTACTATGGAACTGGCAGCATATGTTGTTGACTATGTTGGAAAGCCTAAGATTGACGGAGAGAAGATTGAAGTTAAGAAAAATGTCACATATCCTAAGACATTTGAAGTTGCTATTAATGAGAATCCAGAGATTACAGCTAAGATGCTTCAGAGATTTTTCAAACCTAAGAAGGGTAAAATTACTGAGATTACAGTTACAGGTAATTTAGTAGAGGGTGGATCTACTGTAAATATTACAGAAGATGATATTCCTGATGATATTAAAGAACTTATTGAAATGGGACTGTATTCAGAAGAGGAAGCAGAGAAGAAGATTGCAGTAGGTAATGGCAATCGTGAGAGAAGAATGATTATTGTAAAGCCTGACATTACATATGTGGGAACTGGTGACGATAGAAAGCCTACTGTAGCATTTGAAGATGGTAAATATGATGAGGATGACCTTTATTTCTATGAGCAGGCATTACTTGATGCTGGTGCAGAACCAAGTTCAGATAATGATACAGATTCAGAGAGTGAGGAAACTTCATCAGAAGATGATGACCTTCTTGCAATGCTTGAAGGTATGAACTAAAAAAATACGCTTGCCCTGTTTAATACAGGGTGAGCATTTTATCAAAAGAATATATACATTTTAGGAGGACAAAAAATTGGCATTTAGAAAAGCAAGAGAAGCAAAGATTGGTGGAAAATTTTTAGCATATGGTTATGAGGGTTCTGGTAAGTCATGGTTTGCTCTTACATTCCCAAAGGTTGCATGTATCGACTCAGAGACAGGTATTGCTCACTATGAAGGTAAGGATATTACATTAGCAAATGGTAAGACTTACAACAATCTTATTTTAGTAGACGACACATCAGATCTTGATGATTTAGAGGATGATATTGACGAAGCAGTAGATTCGGATGAGATTCAGACACTTGATATCGACTCAGAGACTAAGTTTTATGCAACAATGCAGGTTGGAGCTACAGAAGTTGAAGAGAAGAAAGCTCGTAGAAAGGGTGGAGATGTTGACGATACAGTAGTTTCTCAGAGACAGTGGGGACGTATCAAGATTATTAACATGAAGCTTCAGCAGGCTAAGATTGATCTCTCTGCAAAGGGTAAGCATGTTGTATCAGTTGCACAGGCAACAGAAGTATATGAAGGAACAGGCGATAACCGTAAGTTAGTTGGCATTAAGCCTGATATGCATAAGTCAGTTAAATTTGATTATGATACAATCCTTGAGTTCTATAAGGAAGAGAATGGTGAGGATGTTCGTTATTTTGCAAAGGTTAAGAAGGACAGAACAAATGTAACTAAGGTTGGACAGATTATTGAGAACCCATCTTATGATATTTGGAAGGATTATTTTGAGTCAATGCACGATCTTGAGACAAATGAGACATCATACAAGAATGACTTAAAGACTTCTACAGATTCTATGGTTGACAAAGCTGAGAAAGCAGAAGAGTTGGCTGCTGAATTTAAAGATGTATTAAAGTCGCTCAAGGATAATAAAGATGCTTTGCTCAAAGTAAACAAGCAGATGAAGGATAAGGATGTTTCATTAAAGAATCTTGAAATGCAGTCACCAGATACTCTTACAGAGTTAATTGATTTTGCCAAGTTACAGTTAGCCTAATTAAAATTATGCTCCGACAGGTTAATTGCCTGTTGGAGTTTTTAAGAAAGGATGATTTGGTAAATGAGAAATGTAAAAAAGAAAGATAACGAGCAGTGGATTGAACTATGTGAGTATGTAAAGAAAGAAATTCTTGAATACGATGATAATATGAAATTTCCACAGTATCTCGCATTAAAGCTACAAGGTATTAAACGTGGCGAACATATAGCGAATAATAATCATGAAGCAAAAGCTAATTATGATGATTACACAATTTTATGTACTTTTAAGTTATGTAAGAGAAAAATTGTTACATATTTACATGAAAATGAAAAGAAAATCAAAGATGAAAAACATAAAATCAATCTTATTATGAAAATGATTGAACCTGAAATCAACGATGTATATTTGAGATTGCAGAGAGCAGAAAAAGCAAAAACAAAAGCTGAAAATGTAGAATATGAAAATCAGAACCATGATAGTGCAAGCTATGTGAAAAAGACGAAAGAAACAAGCGATAGAATGAAAAAACTTTTCTGAGGAGGTATTAATTGGCTACTACAAAAAAAGAGAATAAAAAATTAACGCCTTATCAAGAAGAAGTATTAAAAGCAGCAAAGCAAATCAAAGAATATAAAGTAATAGCAGAGGCTAATATAGTAGCGATTCTATATAAACAGCCTGAATTATTTTTTGATTATACACTGGAATTAGAAGATTTTAGTGAAAATACGTGGCGTGTTTATTGGCAAATCGCTAGTGATTTACTGGTTGTTGAGAAAAAGTCTGTTTTAGATGATATGACTGTTGGTTTATATCTTGAAAAACATCCAAAACTAAAGAAGGAATATGACGACTACGGTGGTTATGAGACAATTGACAAAGCAAAAGAATATGTCAATGTCAGTAATATGGATGGGTATGTAAAAGAGCTTTACAAATGGAAAACTGTCCTGGTTATGTTAAAAAACAACTTCCCTGTATGCAATCGTATTAATGAATTTTGTGATATGTCATTGGATGAAATTTATGAAGAATATGAAGCAATGATAAATCACATTTTTGTAAATGCTGCAAGAGACGTTGAATCCTACAATGCTTGCGAAGGAATCAATCAGTTTATTGACGATTTGAATTCTGGCAAAAGCGTTGGATTGCCATTACATAATTGTGACATTCTCAATAAGGAAATAGGTGGATTCAATTGTGATGGGAATATTTATGGTCTTGGTGCTAACTCAGGTGTTGGTAAATCTACAACTGCTATGAATTATATTATTCCATCAATTCTTCATTATGATGAAAAGGTTGTATTTTTTATCAATGAGGAAGATCAGACAAAAGTTCAAAGAGAATTAGTTATATGGGTTGCTAATAATGTCTTTAAATTCGATTTACCAAAGTACAAATTGCGTGATGGTAAATTTGACGAAGAAACAATGGGACAGCTCAGAAAAGTTGCTGAATGGATTGAAGACAAAAAAGAGAAACAAAATATTACAATAGTTCCTCTTGAGAGATATTCAGTAAATATTGTAATTAAATTGATAAAAAAATATGCAAGTCTAGGTGTTAGATATTTTGTTCTTGATACTTTAAAAGAAAGTTTTGATGCAAAGACTGATGAGATATATAAGTCGATGACACGAGATATGGTTAAACTATATGACGTTGTAAAGCCAACAGCAAAAAATGTTGGGCTATTCGTAACTTATCAGCTTGGTAAGGCTAGTATCAAAATGAGATATTTAACAAATAATGAAATTGGTCTTGGTAAAAGTATTGTAGATGTTATGAGTGTAAATCTGATGATCCGTAGACCTTTTGAAGATGAATTCGAGGGTGGCAAACATGAGATTGTGGGTTATAGATTTGATGGAGTTAATGGTAAAAGTAAAATTCCATTTAAGTTAAAACCAGATAAACATTATATGATTACTTTTATTCCTAAAAATAGGTTTGGTCAAACCGATGCTTTACAAATTATAAGTGAATTTGATTTTAGTACAAATACAAATAAAGATCTTGGTATTTGCAATATTGTACAGGATTGGTGATTAATATGGCATGGAGCGTTTATATACATATTACACCAAACAACAAATATTATGTTGGAATTACAAGTAAAGAACCTTGTGAAAGATGGAGAAATGGATTTGGATATTATTCTCAGAAATATTTCTATAATGCAATTCAGAAATATGGATGGGATAACATCTATCATGAAATTGTTGCAAGTAATTTAACAAAAGAAGAAGCTAATAATTTTGAAAAGTTATTGATACAAAAATTGAAATCTAACAATAGAGAATTTGGATACAATATTACAATTGGTGGCGATGGTGTTGCAGGTGTAAAGCATACGAAAGAATGGTGTGAACAACATTCGAAAGACATTCAAGGAGAGAATAACCCTATGTATGGTAAAAAACATACAGAAGAAACATTACAGAAAATTAGTGCTTCAAGGGCAGGAAAATGCGTAGGAAAAGATAATCCTTTTTATGGGAAACATCATACACAAGAAAGCATTAAAAAACTTCTTGATAGTAGAAGTTGGTATAAACCATCAATGGATTCAATAATAAAAACAGCGGAAAAGAATAAGAAACCTATTATTCAAATCAATAAAGATACAAATGAAATTATAAAAATATTCCCATCAACAAAAGATGCAGCAATAGAACTTGGCTTGGATCGTGGAAGTATTACTAAGTGTTGTCAACATAAAAGAAAGACTGTTGGTGGTTATATATGGGAATATAAGAAGAATGTTTCATAATTTTGTGATGGAGGCGGTGAGCGTGTATTAATGCAGATGAACTAAAAGAATACATTATAGAGAATAATTGTATAGAACAGATTTTATTATCGTTGGAATGTCATGGACTACACGAATATCCTACTGAATGGAGAGCCGCCTTACCACAAGGCAATAATAAAACTGCTATATGTGTAAAGAAAGATACATTATCAGTGGCGATTAGAAGTTCGGAAGAAAATAGGCGTGGAGATATTTTTACATTGGTTATGACAATAAAGGGTATATCTTTTGGGAAAGCTAATAAATATCTCCACAATATTTTAGGTTTGAAATATTCATATAGCAAGAGTGACAACAAAGATAATAAGAAAGATCCATTAGCAATCTTCAAAAAGGTGAAACGCCAAAGATACACAATTGATAAAGATGTTCCAGTGTATGATGATTCATGTATGAAAGAATATACTGATTTACCATATATTGATTGGGTTCGTGAAGGCGTTATGCCTTTTGCATGTAAAAGATTTAACATTGGATATTCATATGATAGAAAACGAATTGTTATTCCTGAACGAAAGTGGGATGGAGATGACAATGAATATATAGGTATCAGTGGGAGAACTACTGTACCGAATTATGAGATGTTTGATATTCCGAAGTTTTTTAAATTATCAAAAACATATCCAAAAGGAATAAATGTATATGGGTTAAATGAGAATTATCAAACAATTCAAGAGGCTGGTTATGCAGTCGTTTTGGAAGCGCAGAAATCGGTGCTTAAAAGGTATTCACGAAAAGATGGTACGGCTGTTGCAATAGGAAATTGTGAGCTTACAGAAGAACAAGTTAGGATACTGATTAGTTTAAATGTAGAAATTGTAGTGGCTTTAGATGAAGGAATTGATATAAACCATATTAGGCAGGAATGTGATAAATTTTATCCTATTAGAAAAGTAAGTTACATATATGATTGTTGGGATTTGATTAAGAAAGGTAGCAAAGACAGTCCTGCTGATATGCCAAATAAAGTATACAACTTCCTTCTCAAGCATCGTGTTTTATATGATGAGTCAGAAAGGAGAAAGTTAAGAGATTGGCAAGAAAGACAAGTAAAGAATTAACAGAAATTTGTAACAAATTTGGTGTTGATACATTATGGTCATGGTCAAGGTATCATTGTTACAAACAAGATAGATGGGAATATTTTTTGAAATACATCCTACACAAGAAAGAAGATAGAACAAATAGTATTTATTGTGTATCTGGTGGTAATGTACATGATATTATTGAGCAGCTATATACTGGCAAAATTAAATATGAGGATATGCCAGATTTATATGAAGATAGCTTATTTACAATGAATTGTGCAGAACTCAAATACAATCGCAGTGATTCTGATAAAAATGATGCAATAGCAAATAGATATGAAAATTGCATTAGACATTTCTTTAAAAATCATAATCTGATTACTTTTCCACATAAAGTTGAGCATTTTATTACAATTAAAATTTCTGATGATATTTATATGCAAGGATATATTGACATGCTTTATATCGAGTCATACAAAGACGAAAATGGTAATGAGAAAAAACGTGTACATATTGTAGATTGGAAAACATCTACACGTTATCAAGGCGCAAAAATTGACGCTGAATGTGGTCAGTTGGTTATTTATGCTGAAGGTATTAAACAAGCATTAAATATTCCATTGGAAGATATTGTATGCGAATGGAATTTCTTAAAATATGTCACAGTTACCATTGAACAGAAAAATGGTAAGAAAAAAGATAGATATATAGAAAGAAATTCTATAGGCGAAAGTCTTATCAATACGGCAAAGATGTGGCTGAAAAATTTCGGATATGAAGATGATACTGAAAAATATATTGATGAAATGGTATTAAATAATAACATTGATTGTTTACCAGACGAAGTTAGAGACAAGTTTGAGATACATGATTGTTATGTGCAGATTCCATTAACAGAAGAGAAGATCAATGATCTAAAGACAGATATCATTAGCACTATTTCAGAAATCAACGAGAAAGAAAGAGAATATAAAGATAGTGAAGATGAAAATATCTTTTGGCAAGAGGTTACAGATGCAGATGCTTTTAGATTGGCAACCCTATCAGGATATTCAAGATCATTACATAAACCATATGATGAATATTTGAAGGCTCAGGAATTATTTAAGAGTGGAGAAGAAAACGAAACTGATAATGACGAGGAAGATTTATTGGCATTTGTAAATAGTTTATAAGAATATAGGTAGGTGAAAAATTGAGTAATTTAACAGTATTACATTTACATAGTATGGATTCTAACCCATATAGCGGTCTTGAAGTTGACTCAATTACACCTTTTCAAGCTTATATTGATAAAGCAAAAGAGGAAGGAATGAAAGCCATAGCTTTTACAGAGCATGGCGCAGTCCTTCATAATATTGCAAAAAGACAAGCTTGTGAAAAGGCTGGATTAAAATATATCAATGCAGAAGAATTTTATGTAACAGAAAAAATTGATATGGATAATTTACAAAGAGATAATTACCATTGTTGTTTATATGCGAAAAATTATGATGGAGTATTGGAATTAAATAAACTTTCATCAGATTCGTTTAACCGTAATGATGGGCATTTCTATTATAATCCGAGAATTACTTTAGAAGAACTCGAAAATACATCTGATAATATTCTGGTTTTAACAGCTTGCGTAGCAGGTATGTTATGTAAAGGCACTAAAGAGGTGCAAGAGAGATTTTTAAAATTTCTTATTAAAAATAAACACAGATGTTGGTTAGAAATACAACCTCATAATTTTGATGTTCAAATATATTACAATCAATATTTATATAGAATTTCACAGAAATATGGAATGAAACTAATTGCTACAAGTGATGTACATGCAATTGACAAAGATCATATGATGGGCAGAGCTGTAATGCAGAAATCCAAAAATGTAAATTTCCATGATGAAGATGCATGTGATTTATCATGGAAGTCTTATGATGATATGGTTGCTGCATTTGAACTACAAAACGCATTGCCAAAATCAATATATCTTGATGCAATAGAGGAAACAAATAGATTTGCAGATGCTATTGAATCATATGAGTTGGATTATAGTAACAAATATCCAAGATTATATCCTGATGCTGAGAAAGAATTTAAGTCACGAATAGTTCAAGGCGTAAAAGAACGTGGGATAAGCAAACTCCCAAATTATAAAACAGAGTATATTCCAAGGATACAGGAAGAGTTAGAAACATATAAACATAATGACGCTATTGATTTTATGTTACTCGATTCAGATTACAAGAATTGGTTGCTGAAAAATAATATGCACTATGGATGTTCAAGAGGTTCTGTATCTGGTAGTGAGATTGCATATTTGATTAAATGTACTGATGTTGATTCAGTTAAATATAAGCTTAACTTCTCACGATTTATGAATCCTGAAAGAATGTCATTGGCTGATGTAGATACTGATATTTACGCAGAAGATAGATATAAAGTGCGTGAGTATCTATTTAATAAAGAAGGTTTGTATTGTTGCAACATTATTACTTTTAATACAATTCAGTTAAAAGCAGCGATAAAAGATGTCGGTAGAGCATATGGGATGACTCCTGATCAAACCCAAGAATTATCAAATATGGTAGAAACTGATGATAAAGGCAGGGATTATATGCCAGAAGAAATCAGAGAACAATATCCAGAAATGTTTAAATATATTGATATGGTAATCGGAACAATTACATCACTTGGCAGACATGCAGCAGGAATTGTTTGTAGTCCTACAGATATAAGATATGATTTTGGAACATTATCTATTACATCAGATCCACGTCCTGTAAGCCAAATAGACATGCACGAAATTGATTCTTTAAATTATGTAAAGTTAGATTTGTTAGGATTAAATGCTGTTGGATTAATTGATGGTGCTTGTAAACTTGCAGGTATAGACTATTTAACACCTGATAAGGTTAATTTCTCAGATGAAAATGTTATTAACTCAATAGCAAAAGATACTACATTGATATTTCAGTTTGAAAGTGGTTTTGCAAGTGATTCATTAAAAAGAACACTTAGTAAAGAAACCTTGGAGAATATTAAAGCACAGAATGATAACATCTCATATCTTGATGTCATGGCTATGGTCAGTGGTGCTATTAGACCAGCAGGTGAATCTTATAGAGAACAGTTATTCAATGGTATTTACAAAGATAATGGCAACGAAGCACTTAATAATTTCTTGAAACCTACGCTTGGTTATTTAGTATATCAGGAACAGATTATTGATTTCTTACATGACTTCTGTGGATTTACTATGGGACAAGCAGATATTGTCCGTAGACATTTTGCTAAAAAAACAGGTACTGAAGCAGATATACCTATTATTGAAAATGGTGGATATATGGTAGATATTCACGGTAATAAAGATGATAGATATATTCCAGGATTTATTGCAATTGCACAAGAGAAGTATGGAATGACAGAAGCTGAGGCAAAAGAAACTATAAAATCATTCTTGATAGTAATCGAAGATGCATCTAATTATTTATTTTCACGAAATCATTCCGTTCCATATAGTATGATAGGTCTATTTATTGGATGGTTAAGGTATTACCATAAGATTGAGCTATTAACATCAGCATTGAATGTTTATGTAGACAATAATGAAAAAATGTCAAATATCAAAGAATATATCAAATCACAGGGAATAGAAATCAAAGGAATAAAATTTGGCAAATCCAAAGCACAGTATTTTATGGATAAAGACGAAAATGCCATTTATCAAGGAATCTCTTCTATAAAATATTGTAATGATCAGATCGCAGACGAATTATATGAATTGTCTAAAAATCATTATGATAATTTTGTCGATTTACTTTCTGATATTATATCAAAAACATCTGTGAATGATAGACAATTACATATTCTTACAACACTAAATTTCTTTTCTGAGTTTGGCAAGAATAAATATTTGCTATCAATTATTGATATGTACAATTTGTTAGGAAAATGCAAGACATTGAAAAAAGATAAAATTGCATCACTGAACATTAGAGAAGAAGATGTAAGAAAATGTGCAGAGAAAGAGACACCTAAACAGTATAGCAATGTTGATAAAGACAAACTTGTTAAACTTATGATAAGCGGTTTAGAGAATAAGCCATTATCAATAAAAGAACAGATTGTATATGAACAAGAGTATCTTGGAAACATAATGTATAAAAATCCGAAAGCACCAAAAGATATGTATTATGTGCTTGAATGTAAATTCTATAAGGATAAAACAAAACCATATCTTATGCTTTATAACATGAGAGATGGCGAGTATCTAAAAACAAAAATCACTTCTGGAAAGTCATTCATTGAATCCCCATTTATAGCAGGTAATGTCATCAATGTAAAAGAATTTGGTGAGAAAAATAAAATGAAGAAAGTTGGTGGCGATTGGATTAAAACAGATGAAAAAGAGAGAATAGTAAAAAAGTGGGACGTATATTAGAAGGAGATGTAAAGTTGGACAAAATAATTGAGTTTAAATGTGTACCAGAAAGACTTGTATATAATTCTACTGACTTCAAAATATATGGTGTTTCTGTCAATTCATTTGAATATCCTGATGTACAGATTGGCAAATATGGCACAGCAACTATTAAAGGTAATATTTCAGAACTTAATCTTGGAGTTGACTACATTGTAAAAGCAAAGGAGGTATCCGATTCTCATGGAGTCGGATACGATGTAATCAATATTAAAAGAGAGAAACCTACTACATTAGCAGCAACAAGAAATTTCTTATATGAAATATTAACACCAAATCAAACGGATGTATTACTTGAAGCGTACCCTGATATTGTAGATAGGATTATGAATAACAGATTAGATGATATTGATTTGAATAAGACTAAAGGAATCAAGGATTATACATTCAATGTCATTAAAAATAAAGTTATAGAAAATTTCAAGTTAGCTGAGATTGTTGAAGAGTTCAGAGGTTTATTCAATCTTTCAACAGTAAAAAAGTTGTATGACAAATATACATCAGTAGATAAAATCAAGGAAGTTATCAGAGAAGAACCTTATCAATGTTTATGTAGACTTGGTGGAATTGGTTTTAAGACCGCCGATTCATTATTACTTACCCTTGATAAAGATGGCAAGGAATGTCAAAAAAATGGAAAGAAACCAGTATTGTTTTTTGGATTTGATTTGATTACATCATACCAAAGAGCAAAAGCATGTGTAGACTATTTACTTGATGAAAATGAGAACAATGGCAATACATATATGCATGTTGGTGATTTGAAGAAACAGTTTGATGTTTTAGTTCCAGAAGCAAAAAATAATTTGCCACTCATATTAAAAGGTGAGAATGATGTTATATTTGATAGAGAATTATTAAGTGTATGTAAAAAAGAAACATATGAAACAGAGAAATATATATCAGATAGGATTAAAGAAGGATTACAAATACATACTAAATGGGATTGTGATTGCTCTAAATTTCAAGAACTTGACGGATTCAAATTAACAGACAATCAGTGTAAAACTTCTCAATATATGTGTGAAAACAACATAGTTCTTTTAGTTGGTTATGGTGGTAGTGGTAAATCATCGAGTACACAAGCATTTGTAAATATGCTTAATGCATATAACAAAAGACACTTACTTTTAGCACCAACTGGTAGAGCTGCAAAGGTACTTTCGGGTTTTACAAATGAAAATGCTATGACAATTCACAGAGGTCTTATGTATATGCCACCTGCTGATTGGGGATTTAATGAAGAGAATAAATTACCATACGATGTAGTAATTGTGGATGAGTTTTCAATGGTAGATATTTTTCTTTTCAGAAAATTGCTTGAAGCAATAGATTTTGAAAAAACAAAATTACTTCTTATTGGTGATGACGCACAGATTCCTTCTGTTGGTGCTGGCAATGTACTTTATGATTTATTGAAATGCGAGGATATCCCAATTATCACACTTGATAAGGTATTCCGTTATGGCAAAGGTGGTTTATCTACGGTTGCCACAGATACACGAACTGGTACTGAATATTTAGATAAGACAAAAACAGGAATGCAAGTATTTGGTGAGGATCAGTCATATATATTTATGCCGATTCTTCAAGATAAACTTGTGGGATATACAGTAAAACTTTATCAGACATTGTTATCCAAAGGGTATTCTGTTGATGATATTGCAGTCTTATCTTGCTATAACGTAGGTGATTATGGAACAGTAGCATTAAATAAGAAGATACAGAACGCAGTTAATTCTAATCCAAAGGCGAAAATTACATTTGGAGATACAGAATTCAGATTGAATGACATTGTAATGAACTATGCTAATGATTACAAAGCAATTATCTATAATGAGGAATATATTGATGATAAAAATACAACATTTATTGCTAATGGTGAATCTGGTAGAGTTGTAAAAATTCTAAAAGATGCAATGGTTGTTGATTATGATGGAACGCTTATCTATATCCCAAAAAGTTCTATGAAAAATATTCGATTGGCTTATGCTATCAGCACACACAAATCTCAGGGTGGTCAGTTCAAGGTGGTTGTTTTAATTACGCCTAAAGCCCACACCTTCATGCTGAATTCCAATTTGTTATATGTAGGAGAAAGTAGAGCGAAAGAAAAATGCTATCACCTTGGAGAAATTAGAACAGTTAATAATGCACTTAAAAAGAAAGAAAATTTCGATAGAAAAACGATGTTACAAACATTTATGAAAGCAGAATAGGAGAATATATGAATAATAAGTCAAGTATTTTTAATCCAATTTTAGATACGATTGTATCAGAAGATATTAGAAAATTTGCAGAAAGATGTATTGAAACAATCCCAAATTATTTTTGGGATGTGGGTGCATCGAGTACAGGAAAATATCATCCACAGTACGCTCTTGGTGATTTGGGATTGGCAAGACATACATGTGCATTAGTTAGATTTATGAATCACATTTTTGAGGTTGACTGTTTCGGTAAAAATTTCACACAAAGAGAGAAAGATTTAATGAGAGTTGCTGGCTTAATGCATGATTCAAGAAAGAGTGGAAACGATGATGATTTTTCTAAGAATAAGTATACCAAATTTGATCATCCATTACTTGCAGCCAATGTCATTCGTGAATTGAAAGGTAATGAATTACCTGATGATGAAATCGAGATGATTGCAACAACTATTGAGAGTCATATGGGACAGTGGAATACAGATAAAAGAAGTTCTATTACATTACCATTGCCTAAGAATAAATATCAAACGGTACTTCATTTATCAGATTATCTTGCAAGCAGAAAAGATATTGAAGTCCTCTTTGATGGTTTTGAAACTCCAAAGCAGGAAGTACCAAAGTTAGAGGAATATGTATTGAATTTTGGAAAACATAGCGGTGAGCGTTTAGTTGATGTTGCACAGTCTGATCCTGGTTATATCAGTTGGGCGAAAAAGAATATGACTAAAGAGCCTGTAAGAAGTTTATTAGCTCAATTATAAAGAGTAAATGTTAAAAATATGAAAAAGTGGCAAAATTGAGATTTTGAAGTCTCGGAAACCGCATAAATAGGGCGTTTCCGAGGTCAAAAAATCCTTTGAAAGACGGATTTCTTGTTCGTCAAAAGAAAGGAGAACAAATATATGGAATTAGTAAATGTAAACCTATATGCTTATGGATATTATAGCGAAGCGACTTATGAGGATAATATCTGGATTAAGAAATCATCATATGAGAAATTAAAAGATAATTTTCCATCACAGATTGGTTGTGGAGAATTAGATGGAAAATATAGTGAAGTAATGGGTGACGTAGAAATACAGGATGATTGGGAAACAGATGTCGATTATGCACAGGCAGGTGTTTCAAAATGCGATGGAGATTATCTTGAATGGGAGTTAAAAGATTTATATAAGGATAATAATATTGATTGGGATTCAGAGCAGAAAGAGATCAAAGAGTATTTTGACAATCTTGATGTATGGGAAGAGGTAACAGTTAGTATTCCATCAAGTAAAAAATCTGAACTTATGAAATTTGTTGAGACTTTGAAACAATAAAACAAGAATCGACAGTTTCTTTGGAAGATTGGAGGTAAAAATGGACACAATTGTTATAAATTTATTTGGTGAACCATCAGTAGGTAAGAGTACCTGTGCAATGGATATTACAGCACAATTAAAAAGACACGGTATCAATGCTGAATATGTTTCGGAGTTTGCCAAGGATAAGGTATATGAAAATAATGGTGAAGTATTTAAACATCAGGAATACTTATTTGGCAAGCAGTCGTTTAAGATGGGTAGAGTTAAGAATAAAGTGCAGGTTATGGTTGTTGATTCACCATTAATCTTATGTGCTGTATATAACACCGATGAAGTGTTGGGGGAAGATTTTAATAAGACTATACTGAATGTATTCAATTCATACAATAATAGAAATTATCTACTCATAAGACACCATTCTTATGAAAACGAAGGAAGATTCCAAAATGAAGACGAAGCAAAAAAAGTAAGAAAAGAAATTATTGATAAGTTAAATCAGTACAATATTAAATATGAAGAGATTGCTTCTACAGAATCAAATTGTGAATACATAGTAGAAGAAGTTATGGAGGAAATTAGAAATGAACAGCAAAGGACATTTATTTATTAGTTTAGGAAAATCAGCAATCAGAGTAATTGGTGGAATTGTAACATTGGTGAACGGTTCGATTATTCCATTAGCAGTAGGAATTATTATTGCTGAAGTTGGTGGTGTGTTAGAAGAATTGGTTGATGAGAGATAGGTTAAGTGATAAATTCTTTGGAAGATTGGAGGTAATTATGCATTGTTATGAATGCCCATATACGTCAAAAGTACAGAGAAAATATGGAGTGACAACACATTGTAATCTTGAACCAACGAATATGGATGTCACATTTCATATAATGAAGAAAGATAATAACAAATTATGTCCATTTGTGTGCAAGGGTACAAGATTTCCAGGAGTAGATTACAGTAAATATATTGATGATAAAATTGCAGTGTGGATAAAAGAAAAATAGCAAGAAGCCATTATTTCATATGAAGAGATTAAAAGAAAAATAGGAGAATTAAAATGAAAACTGTTTTTAATTGGTTCGGTGATGATTGGAAGAGAGTAAAAAATCATTGTAGAACCACGGATAATAAAGATTTTACAGAGAGCGAAGCAACAGATACTTTTAAAAAGAAGTTGCTTATATCTGAACATTCGCCAATTAGATTACTTGAATTTGATTGGTCTTGGAAAAGGATTTATTACTGGTTAAGCACTGAATGGAGTAGGCATCGGTTCGAAAAATTTATTAGTTCTCAAAGAGATGATAGATTGGTTGATGATACTCCACGAGGAAAGAAACCACAAGATGCATTGGTCAATTTTGATGGTTATGCTAATATGCAAAACCTTATTGATAGTTGGAGAAAAAGATTGTGTGGCAATGCTACACCAGAAGCAGTTGAATTGGCAGAAGATTTTAAGATTGAGCTACATAAAACTCATCCATTAGAATCAGATGTTTTAGTGCCTAATTGCATTTATAGGGCAGGGTGTCCTGAGTTTGGTTGCTGTGGTAAGATTTCTGAATTTATAAAATGGGCAAAGGATAATAGTAAGGAAATTAATTGGCTTAATATTCAAAATAGGTATGATTTATACAATGAATGGTTTTATGAAGTACACAAATAAATGTTCATTTCATAGGAGGTGATTAATATTAGAGATCCAAATAGATTATATATAAATTATATAATGAGAAGGGGTGATGTTTTATATTAAAAGATTTAAGTAATTATTATATAACAAAATATGGAGATGTTGTTAGTTTAAGAACAAACAAGATTTTATCTAAAACTAAAACAAAATATGGATATGTTGTATATTTAACTAAGGACAATGGGACAAGAACATCTTCATATGTAAGTAGATTAGTTGCAATGGAATATTGTCAAACAGATAGTTTTAATCATACCATAAAACATAAAGATGGTAATAAATATAATGATAATGCAGATAATTTGTTTTGGGATAAATCTATAAAAGAAAAGAAACAAAATCTTGATAATTCAACAAACAAATTTTGTGTATATGTTCATACTTGTATTTATAATAATAAAAAATATGTTGGAATAACTTCACAAGTACCAGAGATTAGATGGTTGCATGGTAAAGGATATAGAAATATAAAATTTAGAGAGGATATAGATAAATATGGATGGGACAATGGATTCTTGCATGAAATTATATATGAAAATTTAACTGAAAGAGAAGCTTGTAATATTGAAAAAGAATATATAAAGAGGTGGAATTTGCAAAATCCTAAATTTGGATACAATGTTTCTGAAGGTGGTTTAAAGACTACATTAGGATATAAATATAATCAGGAAGTTAAAGAAAAAATGTCTAATATTCTAAAAGAAAGATATAAAATTAAAGAAAATCATCCTTGGTTTAACAAAAAACATACAGAAAAATCAATAAATAAAATGAAAACAAACTGTAAAACAAATAAACCAGTTATTTCAGTAGAAAATAATAAGGAATATATATCAATAAGAGAAGCTACAAGACAAGTAGAATTAAAAAGTAAAAATTCTATTCTTATAGCGTTAAAAGATTGCACAAAAACAGCAGCGGGATACCATTGGATTTATAAAAATGAACGTTTGAATAGGAAAGAGTATTGCGGAAAGGAGAATGCTAATGGATAAATTCGATATAGCAGCAAGAGTAAGAGAGCTTAATAAAGCATCTTACGAATATTATAATTCTGGACAGCCTATTATGAGTGATGCTGAGTTTGACCAGAAGTTAGAAGAACTCAGACAGTGGGAAGAAGAAACAGGCATTATATTATCAAATAGTCCAACACAGAATGTTGGCGCAACAGTATTAGATAGTATAAAAGATGTGACACATAAAACACCAATGTTATCACTTGAAAAGTGTCATAGTGTAGAAGAAATTATGAAGTTTGCAAATAATCATAATCTTGTGGCTTCTGTAAAGCTTGATGGATTAACAGTGCGTCTTACTTATAAAGATGGTGATTTACTTCTAGCAGAATCCAGAGGGAATGGCACAGTCGGATCTGATATTACAGAACATGTTAAGCAATTCAGCAACGTTCCATTACATATTAATAAGGAAGGAACTTATATAATTGATGGTGAAGCATTAATTAAATTAGATGATTTTGCAGAGATTAACAAAAACGGAGAATATAAGAATAGCCGTAATTTAGCAGCAGGCACATTATCAAGTCTCGATACATCGGTTGTAAAAGATAGAAAACTATCTTGGTATGCTTGGGAAGTTGTAGAAGGAGATAATAATAATTCATTTTATTTAAGATTATTAAACGCTCAAATACTTGGATTTGATGTAGTCCCATGTTGTGACGTATCTGTAGATAATTTTAGTGAATTACAAATTTGTATTGACAATTTTATTAATATTGCAAAAGAATATAATCTTCCTCAAGATGGTGTGGTATTTAAGTTTGATGATGTTGAATATGGAAAGTCTCTTGGAAATACAAGTCATCATTTTAGAAATGGCATTGCATATAAGATATTCAATGATTCCGTAGAAACAGAGTTGGTAGATATTGAATGGACGATGGGTAAGACTGGTGTTTTAACTCCGACTGCTGTATTTAAACCTATAGAAATTGATGGAAGTATAGTAGAAAGAGCTTCACTTCATAATATTTCAGTAATGAAAGAAATTATGGATAATCCTTGGGTTGGTCAGCATATTGGTGTGTTTAAGGCAAACCTCATAATTCCACAAATTCGATGGGCAGAACAAGACAATGATAGTAAAAAGACTTATCTTCATATCCCTGATAAATGTCCCATTTGTAATCATTCAACAAAAATTGTCAAGGATAATGATTCAGAAGTTCTTTACTGCACTAACGAAAATTGTAAAGGTAAATTGCTTGGCAAACTTACACATGCGTCTAGTAAAAACGCACTCAACATTGATTGTCTTTCAGAATCTACAATAGAAAAATTCATCAATCTTGGTTGGTTGACTTCCATTAAGGATATTTATCATCTATCAGATCATGAAAATGAGATGAAAGTTTTAGACGGATTTGGTAAGAAATCAGTAGATAAGCTTCTTGCCTCTATTGAAAAATCTCGATCAGTTGATCTCGAACATTTCTTAAATTCATTATCAATCACATTATTAGGTAAGTCTGCAAGTAGAATGATTGCAGAATCAGTTGACTATGAGTTTGGCGTTTGGATGAAACAAATGGTAGGTGGTGCAGAACATTTCAAATACTTGCCTGGTGTCGGCAATGCACTAATTGGTTCATTGAATAACTATTTTAATAAGCATTGTTCTGATATTTGGGAGTTATCTAAGGAATTTACATTCACGACAAAAGAAAAGACAATACTATCTAATACATCATTGAATGGCAAAACATTTGTTATTACAGGTTCTCTACATAAATTCGAGAATCGTGATAAAGCAAAGAAAGCAATCGAAGATTGTGGTGGTAAAGTTACAGGCAGTGTATCGAAGAATACATCGTTTCTTGTCTGTAATGAGGATGCTGGTTCGTCAAAGTCTAAGAAAGCACATGAATTAGGAGTTCCTGTAATCACAGAAGAAGAACTTATCACAATGTTGTCTTGTTAATTTCAATTATTTTTTTCATTTTTTCAGAGAATATATCTACAGATGGTTTTCATCAATATTTAATATACAAAGGAGTTGGTTATTATTTCAACGAAACACGTAAATTTAGTAACTTATGCTTATGAGATGTGTTGTCTCATTATTATGGCTATCATTTTCATTTGCTTTGTACAACAGAACAAAGAAATTATTGAACTACGTCAGAAGTGTGGAGAATATGAACACGAATTAAGTTTATACAAACAAGAATTCAATTCAGTTGCAACAGTAAGTGATGCTACTGAATCAGATGCAACTGAGACAGATTCTACTTTGACTGTGCCAATTGACCTACACAATGATAGAGAACTTATGAAAGAGAATGGTGTGGTAATGGTTATACCTGACAAAATTGAGATTGAAGAAATACATGAAGAGTATGTCAGTTCGCCTACTCCAACACAATCATCCCAGCAGTATTATAGCACTTCAGGATTAACCGCATCTGGTGGAGTGAATTATCATGGAGAGCAAAAAGAAACATATTATAATCTAAACATGGATCAGGTGGTATCGAATGCTCAAGCAGCAGGTATCCCAGGTGAGTATTGGGTTCGTGAAGATGGTGTAAAAATGTATGGTGATTATGTTATTGTAGCAGCTAATTTAGACGTGCACCCAAGAGGATCAACAGTTGAGACATCGCTTGGTACAGGTATTGTCCTTGATACAGGCGGATTTGCAGCTGAAAATCCAACACAAGTTGATATTGCGACAGATTGGTAAGGAAGGAGGAAAAATATGACTCATAAGGTTTACTGTATAATTGGAAGAACGGCATCAGGAAAGACAACTATTGTTGATGCCGTAGCAAAGAATCTAAATATGAATATCTTGCAGTCATATACAACTCGTCCACGAAGAAGCAATGAAGTAGGAGATAATTGTGGGCATACTTTTATCTCCGATTCAGAAGTTGATAAATATAGAGCCGATATGGTGGCTTATACTGAACGAGTTGGGTATTGTAGCTTTGCGACAAAGCAACAGTTGATGAATAATGATTTTTATGTAATTAATCCAAGTGGATTTGCCGAATTGCTAGACAAAACAAAAAATATTCCCAATCTTAGATTAATAGATATTTGGATTCGATGTGATAATGATACGCTGATGAAGAGAGCTAAGAGGCGTGATAATTATGATGACTGGTTTGCTAATTTTAAGAAGGAAGAACAGGAATTTATGAAGTTTTATCCGGGAGTGAACTATTCTTACATTATAAATAACTCTGGTAAATTATCAGATGCAATTGAAGAAGTTCAGAGAATTATTCAATTAGAAAAATATAAAGATTAGGAGAGATGTGAAGTGTTTAAGACACTGTGTAGACATAAAAAGTATAAAATTATTAAATGTGATCCTAATTCTCGTGTATATTATTGTGAATGTATTAAATGTGGTAAACAGTTTGATATGCCTAAAGCATTAGGAGAGGAATATACATGTGGATTGGTTCAAGAAAGGAGATAGATGAAAAAGGATCTCTTTGTTGATTTTGATTCAACGATCGTAAACACTATCGCCAGTATATGCGAACTCTACAATGAGGATTTTAAATATTATAAAGCTTTTCATCCCGTTAAATGGTGGGAAGTTGAGACTTGGGACTTTCAAGAGTGTAATTGTACAACACCAGATGTAATCAATACATATTTTAATACACCTCGTTTCTTTAACAAACTAACTTATATGGATTGGGCATATGAGGTGTTAAATGAACTCAAAGATTTCTATAATATTACAATTGTTTCTTTAGGGTATTCACCAAATCTCAAAGCAAAGGAAGTATGGATTCAAAAGCATCTGCCATTCTGTAAATTTATCGGTGTAAATTCAAAAGAACATTTTGATAAATCATCTATTGATATGTCAACAGGTGTGTTGATTGATGATAATATGAAAAATTTAATCACAAGTAATGCATTAGTTAATATTTGTTATGGTGATGTGTATGAGTGGAATAAAAACTGGACAGGTTTCCGTGTAAAAAATTGGCAAGACATTAAACAATTTTTGATGAAAGGAGAGAATAAAACTATAGATGATGAGTCACGAGTTAGCGCAGCAGTTACTTAGACTACCTAACGGATTTATATATGCTACGCATGGTGATAATGAATTTACAATTAGTAGCTTCCAAGATGTATGGGATGATAGTGATGATCCTATACGTTCTTGGAGATTAAATTTAAGAAGATGTCCTAATGGACAAGAAATGTATTAGATAAGGAGGAAACACATATGACAATTAAATGTAAGAAGACACAAGAAGAATACGATGTATTTAAAAATTTAAATGTCGGAGATGTCTTTAAATTGTATCATAACAAATATGATACGTATACATATATGAAAATTAATACTATGTTTATTAATTACGATTCAAAAATAAGATTATTGGACGATAACGACTATTCAAATGTAGTAAGATTAGACGATGGTATTGGATTCTTTTTTCATGATGAAACCCGTGTTGAAAAATATAATGCAACATTAACAATTGAAAAGAAAGGTTGATTTCTTATGAAATCGAGAAAGGAGATAAAATTTGTACAATGTAATAAAAAAAGATGGTACTATAGAACCTTATAATGAGCAGAAGATCATTGATGCTTGTAACAAAGCTGCTAGACGTGCCATGTATGAGTTGTCAGACAATGATTATGCACAGATTTTAAACGATGTATTAGCAAAAATAGATGAAAGTTACGATGAAGATACAGATATTGAAATTTACGATATGCATAACATTGTAGAATCTGTTTTGGAAGAAGATTTTCCAACAGTTGCAAAAATGTATAAAGAATACAGAAACTACAAAAAAGACTTTGTACATATGATGGACAAGGTATACGAACGCAGTCAGTCTATTAGATATATTGGAGATAAAAGTAACGCTAATACAGACTCGGCATTGGTAGCAACAAAAAGAAGTCTTATTTATAATGAATTAAGTGGAGAATTATATAAGAAGTTCTTTTTAACTCACGATGAAAAACAAGCTGCAAAAGATGGATATATCTATATTCATGATAGAAGTGCAAGACTCGATACATTTAATTGTGATTTGTTTAGAGTAGGCGAAGTTATGAAGGGCGGTTTTGAAATGGGTAATATTTGGTATAATGAACCAAATTATCTTGATACTGCTTTTGATGTAATGGGAGATATTATTCTTTCAACAGCCGCACAACAATATGGAGGATTTACAGTTCCAGAAGTAGATAAAATTCTTGAACCATATGCAGAAAAATCATATAAAAAATATGTCAATGAATATAAAGAAAATGCTAAAGAATTACTGAGAGAATTGCACATCTCATTTGCAGAAAAGGCATTTAATCCTATCATTGATAAACTTGCAAATAAAAACTCAACAAATAAAGTTCAGCGTGATTTTGAACAAGGATGGCAGGGTATTGAAATGAAGTTAAATTCTGTCGGATCAAGCCGAGGGGACTATCCTTTTGTCACGATGACACTTGGATTAGCAACATCCAAGTTCGGCAAAATGGCAGCTATTTCACTTCTTAAAGTTCATTCTGAAGGACAGGGGAAGAATGGATTCAAACGACCTGTATTATTTCCAAAGATTGTATTTTTATATGATAAAAATCTTCACGGAGATGGTTCATACAAATATCCAAGTGCAGATGTATTTAATGCTGGTCTTGACTGTAGCAGTAAGACAATGTATCCAGATTGGTTATCATTAACAGGTGATGGATATGTTGCAGAAATGTATAAGAAATATGGAAAAGTGGTATCTCCAATGGGCTGCCGAGCTTTCTTATCGCCGTGGTATGAAAAAGGTGGTATACATCCAATAGACGAAAATGATAAACCGATATTTGAAGGACGTTTTAATCTTGGTGTTGTTTCTCTTCATCTTCCTATGATTCTTGCAAAGGCTCGTAGGGAGTCTAAAGATTTCTATGAAGTTCTTGATTACTATCTTGAATTAATCCGTGGATTACATAAAAGAACATATGATTATATTGGTGAATTGAGAGCAAGTGTAAATCCAGTTGCTTTCTGTGAAGGTGGTTTACTTGGTGGTAATTTAAAGCCAACAGATAAGATAAAAACAATTCTTCCACCAATGACTATGAGTTATGGAATTACTGCATTGAACGAATTGCAAAGACTTTATAATGGTAAATCTATTCGTGAAGACGGACGGTTTGCATTAGAAGTTATGCAATATATCAATGATTATACAAATCGAATTAAAGAGGAAGACCGTATTTTATATGCAATTTATGGCACTCCTGCTGAATCGTTGTGTGGTCTTCAGATTGAACAGTTCCGTAAGATTTATGGAATTATTGAGAATGTGTCTGACAAGCCTTATGTAAGCAATTCATTCCATTGTCATGTATCGGAGCAGATGTCGCCTATCGAAAAGCAGGATAAGGAAGGACGTTTCTGGAATTTATTTAATGGTGGAAAGATTCAGTATTGCAGATACAATCTAGGATATAACAAAGAAGCGATTAAAACACTTATTCTTCGAGCAATGGATAAAGGTTTTTACGAAGGTGTGAATCTTGCTATGTGCTACTGCGAAGATTGTGGATATCAGCAAGTAGAAATGGATATTTGTCCTAAGTGTGGAAGCAAGATGATTACTAAAATTGACAGGATGAACGGATACTTGGGATTTACAAGAGTACATGGTGAGACAAGATATAACGAAGCTAAGAATGCAGAAATTGCAGATAGAGTTTCAATGTAGTATAAGGAGATGAAAAATAAATTATAGAAATTATAACAAAAGAAATAAGTGGTTTCAAAAATTATACTATTGATACAGAGGGGAATGTCTATTCCCTTCTGAGCAAAAGGTACTTAAAGCCTTGGTTAGATTCAAAAGGATATTTACAAGTAGAACTTAGGGGTGATTATGGGAAAAGAAAAATCAAAAAAGTTCATAGGTTGGTAGCAGAAACTTTTATACCGAATCCCGATAATTTGCCAGAAGTTAATCACAAAGATGAAAATAAGCAGAACCCTAGTGTAAATAATCTTGAATGGTGTACATCAAAATATAATTCAAATTATGGAACACGAAAAGAAAAAATTGGATTTTCAATTAGAAATAGTGAAGTTAAACGCAGAAAATCAATTATTCAATATGATCTAAATGAAAATTTTGTTAGAGAATATAACACTATCGAGAGGGTTAAAGATTATGGATTTAGTCAACCTAATGTAATAGCTGTATTAAAAGGGAGAAGGAATCAAACTGGTGGATATATTTTCAAATATAAGGAGGGATGTATTAAATGAATTATCACACAATAACATATCCTGATCAAAATAATGGTGATGGTCTGAGAGTCGTTTTATGGCTCTCAGGCTGTTCTCACCATTGTTATAATTGTCAAAATCCTCAAACATGGAATCCTGATAGTGGCATTCCGTTTGACGAATCGGCAAAACAAGAGATATTCAACGAACTGTCTAAAGACTATATATCGGGCATTACTTTCAGTGGTGGTGATCCACTACACGAAAATAACCTTAATGAAGTCCTCAAATTAGTCCAACAAATCCGTATTTCTTTTCCTGAAAAAACTATTTGGTTATATACTGGATTTAAAATAGAAGATATTGTAACACGAACACAATATGAAGAAATTTGTGAAATGCCTAATGATCCTTCAAATATATGGTTAAAAAGATGGGATATTATATCCAATTATGTAGATGTGCTTGTTGACGGAGAATATATAGATAAGCAGAAAGACCTATCATTAAAGTGGAGAGGCAGTAAAAATCAACGTGTAATTGATATAAATCAAACATGTACTCAGAACAAAATTATACTTTATTGCGATTAAATAATAGGAGGTTAACAATGCGTATTAAATTATTAGATAATAAAATTTGGGAAGTATCAGAAGTATCCTTCAACAATAATCTCATGTATATGAGAAACGACACTAATGACTTGTACACGTCTATTTATATTACAGATACTTCTAAAGTAAATGAAATATTTGATAAACTTTTAGTAAAAGGCTACTGCAATTTAAGTGATTACGTTTAATATTGAAGGAGAGGAAATAATAGATGCAAGGTGTCAACATTCTGAATACAACTGAAATATTAGGAAACCCATCTTGGGCTATAAACTTGATATCTATAGGCTTGTTCATAGCAACCATAGGAGCAATTTTTATGATTATAACTATGATTATGGATGGTGCGCATAAATTTACTTATAAAACAACAGTAACAATGGCTGTAGCAAGTCTTTCAACAATAATTGTAGGATTTATTGTAGTAATTATAACCAGTATTACATCATCGCAAAAACTTATTCCAACAGGCAGATGTCAGTATGAAGTAACAATTGATGATACTGTTTCATTTACAGAACTAAATGATAAATATGAAGTAATTGAACAACGTGGAAAAATATGGATATTAGAAGACAAAGAAGAAAGGAGGCGATAAATACGTCATATCTTATTGATAAATTTAAAGGTAAGTATCGACTTCTTGTTGAATACAACCGAGACACAAATGATTTTAACAGAAAACTAAATGACACTTACGAAGATTGTGATATTTATATATCATGCCAACATGGCAATAAAGTTTTCTACTATGGTAACAGTATTTTGGAGGCATACATACCATCGTTGCAGCGTGGAAACAATATTCTCAAAGCAATCAAACAAATTAATCCCAACATCATCTTATATACTCAAAAAGGTGATTCAGAAGTAATCTTTCGATTCAAATATTCAGATTCAGATCAGGTAATCCCATTATTGAAACCACGAACATCAGGAGCAGGTATCTCACCATTCAGCTCCAAGAATCTTCCCAAATCTAATTATACAATCCCAGAATCAGACCTCGCACAATATAAATCAGTTATCTCAGATGTTCCGAAAGACAAACTTCTATCTATTTGTCACACGTCAAATAATTTTATCAAAACTTTAGTAACAAAACAAAATCCAATGGAGAATATAAAAGCAGATATGAAACTAAAAGGTTTGAAGGGTAAAGAATATATTCATTCAATTGGACAATGGGATAATTACATTAATTATTTAAGAAAGGAATTATAAAAATGAGAGAAATCACTAGAGAAATAACAAAAGAAAAGTACGACTATTATGATTCACAGCCAAACGTAAGTGTAGCCATTAAATCAGAAATGTCTGATGATATTATCTATGGATATGGTTATTATGGAGGCTCTGTTTATGAAAACAATGGTAAATATTATATGCAATATTCCATTGGCAGTAGCTGTGATTAAGTAAAAAGAAGGAGAATAAATCAAGATATGAAGACAACAAAAATTAAAATTAAGAAGCTCAATGATTTAGCAATTATTCCAGAGCAAGGTAGTGAATATTCGGCAGGAATGGATTTACATGCTGCAATATCAGAACCAATTTATATTTCACCACATGAGACAATTAAGATCCCAACTGGACTAGCAATGGAGTTGCCAGAAGGAACATTTGGTGCAATCTTTGCGAGATCAGGGTTAGCAACTAAGGAAGGACTTAGACCTAGTAACTGCACTGGTGTATGTGATTCCGATTACCGTGGAGAATATATTGTTGCTTTGCACAATGACTCTAATATGTCTCGACTTATTAATCCAGGAGAACGTATTGCACAGTTAGTGGTTTTACCTTATGTTCCAATCGAATTTAAGGAAGTAGATAAATTATCTGATACAGATAGAGGTTTTGGTGGTTTCGGAAGTACAGGGAAGTAGGTGAGAATAATGCCACCAAGAAAAAAGAAAGAACAACTAAAGAAAAATGATTGTAAATATCAGACAATAGCTTCAACTGATACAAATTATTCCACATTCAAAGTTATGAAAGAATATGATGATTTAGACACCGCAAGAATTTCTTATTTCAACGATATGAAAGAGTGGAAAAGTGATGAGAATCATAAGGAGTATTTGCACTTCGGAATTAGAGAAGTCAAGTTAAATAAGTAAAACGTAAAAAATAGGGTAGCCATAAATTAATATGACTACCCTAAAATTGAGTGATATAAATTAACGATATAAGATGTGTAAACAATTTGTTTACACTTTTGTTTACACTTCAAGATGATGTACTCAAACCTCCTTATTTTATGCGGTTTTTGAAGTGCATACAGGGGTTCGATTCCCCTACGAACTGCTTTTAAAAGGATACAGATTGTATCCTTTTTTTTTCGCGATTTTCCCTTTCATAAGAAAAGAATCACTTGAAGAAAATGCCTCCGTGAGATATACTATACTACATATGATACAGAAGAAAGGGGTTAGTAATATGGCTGTATGTGAATCATGTGGAGCAAGGGTGCAGGATGGAATTACGATCTGTCCGGAATGTGGGCGCCCGGTGGTGAAGATGAAGACAAGTCTTGGGCTGAAAGGTGAGAACGGAAAGAAGCCGGTACAGCAAAGGGCATATACACCAACCGATGATTATGGTGACATCTATGATGGGAACAGTATCGGGGGAACAGATCCTGTCAAGATTACGAAGGAAGACGTAAAGGAATACAAAGAGCTGAACAAGAAACAGGGCGGCGGAAGCGGCGTCGGCAAAGTGTTTGGCACGATCTTCAAGTTCATCATATTTGCAGCAATCGTATTTGGTATTTATATGTTTGTGACAAAGGTTGTGTTAAAGCCGAACGGACCGGAGACTTATGAGGATGCAGTCAAAGCATTCCAGACAGCGGTCAATGAGGATGACAGTGAGAAATTACAGGCATTAGTACCGGAATACATAACAGCAAACAAAGCCTTGGTTGAGGAAATCTTACCATATGTGCAGGAGACAAACTACACATCGATCAAGATTATTGATACATCCATCTGGGGCACTTCTGAGGTAAATGCATTCAACGACAAGATCCAGCTGGAGCATGGTAAGACTGCAGATGCAAGAGAGGGTGTTACCCTGAAGCTTGGACTGCGTGGAACGATGAAGGATCGCAATGGCGTGAAGAGACAGTATCTGGAAGTAAATATTGATTTCATCAAGATCAAAGGCGTCTGGTATCCGGATATCGAAGAGGTACAGGATCAGTTGTTTAAACAGGATTAA